CGTTGACATCGTAAAGGTCGGAGGTTCGAGTCCTCTAAACCCCACTTGCTGAAAACCGTTGTGGCATAAGGCTGCAGCGGTTTTTCTTTGTTAATCAACTAAACAGAATGTTTAATATTACTGTTACTAAACTTGCAATTTTTTTGCATGGGTGTTTCTACGAAGCCTTATGTTATAAGGCTTCAGGGCTATTTTTTCCTTGCAAATTATTTGCACGAGAGTACTGATTATTCATCTGTTCCATTAAATCTGAGTGTATCATAACACTGTGATGACGTGTCTTTGCATACTTGGTTTCTACCATTCTGGTATCCGCATGTCCCATAAGATCAGCTACCTGTGCGCTGGTAAGACCAGCTTCTTTATACTGTGTTCCAAAGGTAGATCTGAAATCATAAGGAGAACATTTACCTGTGATACCAAGCTGCTTAAAGCTTCCTGCGATAAGACGCTTCCATGAGCTTTCGCATATCGGTTTAAATGGATCCCTTATGGCGTGTACCAGATAATGATCCGGTGTCTTATCCTCTACTGACAGAAGTATTTCCAGAAGAGGTGTTGGAATATATACTGTGCGCTTTGACTTCTTCGACTTTGGAGTATCAACAACTGTGTGTCTGTTGCTTCCGCAGAATGTTACTGCTCTGTTTACTGTAAAGTATTGCCCGTCGAGATCCGCGTCTTCCCACCGGAGACCGCGGATCTCTTCCGGTCTCATTCCAGTGTAGGCTATAAGGCCAATGCATACTTGCGCATGCTTTGAAGATAAAAACGGAATATCTGTTTTTATTTTTGAGATGTCATCATCTGGCAGCGCAGTATGGTTCTCTGATTCTTTGCCGTAATTCTTAAGCAGTGTTCTTTTAACCGGGTTGTCTTTTGCCTTCTTCATGTCGATTGCGATCCTGAAGATATGAGATATCATGCCAACTACTCTGTCGATTGTTCCCGATACTATATTCTTTTTAAATCCGTGGTCCTTTCCATTGGAAAGGATATTCATAATACGTTGTATGTCTTCAACTGTTATGTCACTGAGACGTTTGTCTCCGATATACGGAAAGACATATGCCTTATTGAAATATTTGTATGTTGTCTGCGTTGATTCTTTCTGCGGCATAAAGCTCTTATAGAAAACATTTTCTACGAAGTCTCTGTATGTCATAGTATTATTACCAATCTCTCCCATACAGAACTTCTGAAACTTCTCATCGCATTCCTTTTGGTTTGATGCGCTCATTCGTATCTTTTGCATATTGCCGTCTTCATCACGATACGAATATACGTGCTGATACATGTTATCTCCTTTCAGAGATGTCATTGCATCGGCAGATATTAAGTTCTCAAGGTTCACCTTCACCGCATCATTAATGATACTGCGAAGATCTTCAATAGTAATATCCACATTATCACCACCAAAGACCCGGCTTGATTCTAACAGTGAATCAAAGCCGGGTCAATTATTCAAAGTCATTCATATTTCTTAATCGTGTTATTTAACTGTTCCAGTTTTCCTATATCATTTATTGTTATTTCTTCAAACTTTTTTCTGATATACTTTACGGCTTCTTTAGTAACGTAATCTTCTGTCTTCTCATCCCAGTTATCCAGGATACCTTTTGCGGCAAACTCTATACGTTCTCCGTTTATAATATTGGACAGCTTCTGCTGTTTGTCGTAATATGATTGATATATAATTCCTGTCCATATATCGCAGGTTGAAAATACAATAATGCAATCACGTATTGAACCATTGTCTGTAGCTTTTTGAGCTACAACAATATAAAATTCTTCAGCATTTACTTTTATGCGATAAAAATCTTTAAGAACAGTCCATATATCCTGAAGGAAATCATAGATATGCTTTGCCTTTTCTCTTCTCAGTTGTTCAAGTCTTTTCTGTTCTTTATCATATGTGAGATTTACTTCTGTATGCAGCTCCTTAATCCTTTTATATTCTTCAAAAAGCTGTTGTATCAATTCATCCATTGTGTTACTCCTTATCTGAAAAGATATTCGGATTGTCTGTAAGGATCTGATAAAGACTTCTTGAGAACATCTCACACAATACTTCTTCATCCTTCGGAACTCTGCTGTTGTAACCGTAGTTTCCTACATCATTCTCATGAAGAATAGCGTGGCACATCTCATGAAGGAATGTCCTTATCATACCCTGATCACACTGTATATCTGGGTTAAGGTTTATCACTTCGTTATTGGAATCGAATTCACCATAAAGCACGGACTCTCCATCATTGAGTCCGTGCTTTATTTTTACTGAATAGATAACTCCGTTGACATTAATCTTCTGCGGTAGCTTCATCATTGTTTAAATCGTCCTCATATATAACTTTCATATGATGGTTATAGGCAAGAGCATGTTCCATTCTGCATCCGTCTGATGTAGTAAAATCACTTGAGAACAGAACTACATCAGCCTGTGCCATCACAACAATAGATGTTCCGAAGTATGCAAGATCAGGAACCTTCATCTGATCATATACTGCATTCTCTATAAGATAATTATCCAGCAATTCAAATGTATACTGCGGATATGTGTTGATGAACTTCCTGACTATAATCATTCTCTGTGCCAGAATCTCATCGGTTGTACGATTACTCATAGGCTGTGATATAAACAGCTTGATTTCATCCATCTTATTTTCCCTCTATGAATTCAATGATATTGATATCTGGGTATTGCTTTTCTATCTCGATGACTGTTATCTCTCCGGGCAAGTTTGTAAACATTTCGAATGTTCCACCGAGGAACCATTCTCTCAGATCAGAGATTTCCTGCATGAGCTGATGCTTCTCATAAAGTATTTCATCATTCTTCTGCATACAGCTCAGAGCATCCATTATCTTTATAGCGTTCTTAATAGCTTTCTTATAATCCAATGCTGCCTGTCTGGCTATGGCACACCCAAGCTTCTGGAACGGATTGCAATCTGTCGACATGGTATTGAACTTGTTGTAATACATTGCGTTAATCGCATCCTTTTTGTTTCATCTTAATTCTGGGAATGATTGGATTGGTTTCAGGTCAAGATATTTCTTGTATTCATCTGTCAAATGGTACACTGCATCGTAATCATCATCACCAACCAGCTCAACGAAATCATCACGACACGCACTCAGTTCTTTTGGTTCAACTATTCTGTGTATTGTAATTATCTTTTCGCCTGCATTATCTGGCATGTATGCAGTAACATCCAGTTTAAATGCAGTCTTCGGTATTCTAAGGATTATTGGATGGGTTTCTGTCTCAACAACTTCTCTTTCTTTATCTTTCTTTTTCCCCATTTCATTCTCCCCTTTTCTTAAATCTTATTGCACAGTTTTCTCCGCTGACAATCTCAGCTGTTGGCGCTTTGAGCACTTCCACAAGAACAAGAGACAGGGCTTCTCTTGTTTCACCTTTAAAGATATGTCTCAGTTCGTTAATTCTTTTTTTCAACGGATCTGCATCTATAAGCCGCATAATCATTCTCCTTACCTACGTTCATAAGGACGGTATACATCCTTATGGAAATATCTATATACATAAAAGCACAGAGCCGCCAGCCAGCTTGGAGTCTGGCGTGGCGCTCTGTGCAGATCACAAATTGTTATATATCTTTTGTCACTCATTGGGATCACCACAATATGTCATGTAATCTTCAACCATCATCTTTTCCATTTTTCTTTCGGAGTACATAGGGTCTTTGATATCCCATCTCTGATATGTGTAGTCCCAGTCATAGCTGTCCAGACCGCTCATCTTGACACCTGCTTCATTTATGTAGCGGACCAGAAGAAGCGTAGCACCTCTTGGACTTGTCACAAATTTTATAGGCTTCACATCTGTATCCCGAAGGCATTCATGATAAAGAACTACTGCATCTGTCAAGTCTTTGCAAATTACCTGTTTCATTATGTGTTACCTCTTCGCCATATATTCAATTTCAGTTTCTTCGAAAACAGTGTTGCTCTTCTTGGCATAGAAATCAACATACATTTCTTTCTTTGCAAGGTTATATGTTACTTCAACGTAATACACAGCAGATTCAGGTGTATACATAACAAGCTCCGGTGCAAAGAACATACATTTCTTATAGCCAAGTGCATGTGTAAACCACACAAGCTGCAGGCTATTGAAATCAACAGTAACACTAAATTGTTCCAAAGCAACTTTGATTACAGCGTTTTTCGCTGCGTTAAGAAATTCATTAGATGTCATGCATCATTCTCCTTCTTTTTTCCCATGCCGCAATAGTAATCGGCAGGATAGTATTGAGATTCCAGAAATCCATTCTCGTCTTCTTCGAGCTTGCAGTACTTACAGTAATCTCCGTCTATTGTCATTATGGCATGCTTACATTCTGAACACGTCACAATTTCAGTCAGCGGACACCAGTCTGGCTTTCCACTTCCGAGGACGAATAATCCATTTGCACCACAGAATGACCAGTCCTCTTTCTCATGGAATAATGGGCAATCTCTGCAATCCTCGAATGTAATATCCATGCCTTTAACTACGATACTCATATGTATACCTCTTTGATTCCTTGGGCGTGTGTTTCAGATACGCTTTGAGCTTTTCCGGGCAATCTTCCTGAGGCAACCATGATTTCTTAAGACCATGTGATGTGCAATAGCATTCAGCTATACATGAACTACATCCATACTCTTTGCATTTATAAAGGTATTCCCTAACCAAAAACTCATACGCTTCTGTTTTATCCATCGTCTTCCTCTGAATAATAATTGCCACAATCGTCTCCATATTTTGTTACAACCCATGCTCCATTTCTAGAGACTTTAAGATCGTAATGCCCGGGACTAAGATTCTTCATCAACGTATTACCGTCAAGCTGTATTTTCTCAAACAACGGTGTCTTAGTGAATTCATAGTGAAAGATGACTGTTCCACCAGCCAATCCGCACTGACATTCTCCGTCTGGTGACCAGCACAGCTTAAGGCAACCCTCTGCCAGACTTCCATACACATTGTCAAGCGGATCATGGTAGAAAATAGTACCTTTAGTAAGCAATCCAAATGGCTGAGTCAACTTGTAATAAGTATATCGTGGATCACATAAAGCTCTTATACCCTGTCCTGTCATAGTCAATCTCCTTTTTTAATTCCATTCCGCTGCCTGTCTCTGTTCTTTGGTTGGTTTGTTGCTCCAGCAGCGCCATCTTTTCCCATAGCAATCATCACCATAAAGGATCCGCATTGTTGATATGCTTGTCCATGTTATGCAGCGCAATACATTCTTTTCCATTCCTGGTGTATATTCTATGTTTGGAAGTCTTGCCTGTTCCAGATAACAGTAGTCCCAATCAAACTCTTTAACTTCTTCCAATGTCATCAATCTTGCTTTCTGATTTTTCAGAAGCACAAGAATAGCTTCTGCCAGCTGTATTGAGATAGTTACTGTTTCACTTTCACAGTCTGTTTCGTCAATGAAGGAAGCCAAATCATCTATAACCTTTTCTTTGTTTATCATTTCATTCATTGTGTTTGTTACCTTCTCCGTCAGTGAGCAATTTTAAGATCGTCTTTGAAGTCTTCAGGTACTTCAAAGACGATCTTTTTCTTCATTGTCTTTTTATATAATTCTCTGAGCAGTGCACGTTGTGGTTCTACCAGCTTTACCCTAAATTCATTCTGGATGAAGTCTATGAATTCTTCTTCTGTCATGTTCCTGTTATTTCTTTTCTTCGGTTCTTCTATCAACATAATCACCTACTTCAACACTGTTGTAGTATTCTTCTGTTACAATCCACCACTCACTGCCTTCTTCATTCTCAACACGTATCTTCCATGTATCCGGTATAGTTACCCAGTAACGACGGACATGTCTTTGCTTTTTTATGTATACATATCTTCGTTTCTGTTCAGTGTGTTGCGGTTCAAACCTTTTGTCTGTAACCGTACCGTAATCAATAGTCTTTGTTATCGAAAGAATTAATACCGTGCAAACAATTACACAGATTACAATTGCTGCAATGCGTATTAAATCTTTAGTATCTATTCTTTTAAACAATCTTCATCAATCTCCGTATCTTGCTGAAGTTCTTTAAAGTTATATGGATGCTTGTCACGAAATTTATGTTTCCTGTCTTCTTCGCACCATGGACAATTGCCATGATTTCTGCATGATGTGAAGTACACTTTGCTTCCAGTGTATTGTTTGCGGTGTTCTTTGCCGTACTTGATTGCTTTATCCAAGCTCATAAGAATCACCTTGCCAGATGTTTTGTTTTATTCACATATCAGTCTGTCCATTCATCACAGTATCCGTCTTCAGGTACAACCACGTACTCTGTGTCACTATCCTTGACACATACAAGGATCATGTTGCCATTCTCGTCATCTGCGCTGTACGATTGTGCACAACTCAGACAGTCTTTAGGTATTTCGCGTCTCTTGTAATCGCAACTTTTTTTCATATGAACACCGCTTTTAAAATGTATTTACGTTTCATCTTCGTCGTTACCGTTATGCCAATTGATTGGTCTGCCACAATGAGCGCAATATTTATCCGTTTTCAAGATAGTTTCTTTGCACCCAAGGCAGTAATATGTCCCATCATGCTCTTCAGCCTCTGTTGGTTCTTGCCTTTCCAATAATTCTGCTGCTTCGCACAAAGCAATGCCATCATCTAAGCTCATAATAAATGGCATCTGTCCAGGCGTGTATATAGCATGCCTGGAAATGTTTTTAACTCTCTCAATGATTTCTTCTATATCCATTTTAATCTCCTAATAATATTTAATCCTTTCATATTCGCCTTTAAAAGCTTGAATATCTCTGCTCCATTTTCCGTTTCTGAATGTGGCACGCGTTTCTATTCCATCCAATATAACCCTGTATCGTCCATCTTTCACAGGGCGAAAATACCGTGCGTCCATCCAGCCAGTGTCTATAATAATCCCAGTGTCTACGATACTCATAATGCCACCATTTCGTTCCACTTGTTACAGCACAATACAATTTGGATTGAGACCATTACCGTATGTAATGCTTATTTCTGTAATGCTTACTTCATCGCTGTACGCAACACCGGCACCCTTGAATGATGCCATTGTTGGATTTTCGATGATTTCGCCGCCAGAATATGGTCCACCGCCATCGCGATATTGAACTACACACTGCATATCTTGTGCCTTGTGTTCGACGATCCAGTTAATCAACTCTTGCCCTGTCATCCTGTTCTCCTTCTGACGTGTTGTTTAAATTACAATCGGTATTCTTTAGATGTGTGTTGTGCTATATCGTTTAAATCTTTTTCAATATCATACAGTTGTGCTTGTATTCGTCCCAACTGAACTGATAAAATCAACGCAATGGCGCCTAAGACAAGACATATGTAATTCATATTACCTCCTATAAGTAAACAGATAACCGCCTTCAATGATTGAAGGTGTTACTTAAATTACTGACACCAATCGTATCTTGCCTTGTGAACGTAATCCATCAGGTCATAATCGATTGGCCATCCCGGCTGATAAACCGGAAGCCCACAATTTACAAGCTCGATAATATTTTCTGTGTATCTTTCCTTTGCGTTCATCAAGGCTTTGTAGTCCTTATTTAATCCGGTTCGGTCGTACCGTTCCTGCAATCTGGCAATCCATTCTTTTTTGAATCTACCTTCCGGGCAGAACACAACAACCTTCCCAATGTTCGCAATTAAAGGAGCAGATTTCAGGTAGTCAACGACAACTTTGTGTGAGCTTGTGAACACCGTATATCCTTGACTTGCTATATGTAAAGCAACATTGCAATACGGAACGTACCAGTCTTCCGCTCTATGATCGCCTATCCAGAAACTTCCGCTTTCCAGATCAATACAGTTTTCTTTTCCGGCACACGAACTTTTTCCGATTCCCTGATACCCGATCATGATTAAACCCTTCATTTATATTTCCTTTCACATTAGTTAAGGTGTTATTAAAGCGAAACCATCGCGCCTTGTTGTGAAAAACACTGGCTCACATTTGATGCACGGTTCGTTAGTATCATCCTTTTCCATTTTTTCCCCACACCATGGACAGAACGGTGATTCCCACTCACCATCTGGAGCGTCTATTTCATTTGACAATGGGGCGGATTTTCCGCAGTTACTGCATAGTGTGATATCCTTCTCATAGTCGTACTTCCATTTAGCCATCCCAATTCACCGCCTTCTTGTTATTTAAATAAGTTATTTAAGTCCTATCAGTATCTTTTTGACTCTCGCCATTTCACGAGCAAACGCTTTTCGGAATCGCGCTTTTTTATGATGCTTTTTTGTAGAAAAATAACATAATCCTTTTCGCATCACAGGATATGGATAATACATTTTAAACTCCCATTTAATTATCGTTCAGTTCGCATGATGCTTGAAAATCAGCTTCATGAAAATCTTCTCTCCATCCGCAAGTATCTTCGTTACATTCAGATTTGTTAATGCTTTTAAAGTCCGTATCATCATACAACTTAATACAATCTTGGTAACAATCGCATTTCTTGTCTCGCACGTCTTTCATGTACTATCACTCTCCCATCTATATTTAAACAATAGGACACAACGGAAACCCGAATGCTTCAGACTCTCTACACCATTCTTCATATGTCAGATATGGCGCGTTGTCTCCATTTTCATACACAATGTCGGCAATATAAGATTGATAGCAATCACGTTTTACTTCTTCCGTGAGTTCTTCCCATGTGCAATTCATATCATGCTCCTACATATTTATATTTAAACTCACTTGCCGTTTCTCCCATTTACGATGTCTTGATCCACGTTTCATCATACCTGTCTACTCCGGCAAGTGTTATTTACTGCTCGCCTACCCCAACTCCAGCGAGCCGCCCCGGTCGCCCCAAGTTATCACCGCCATATAGACGGGCCGAAGTCCCCAGCAAGGTTTTAAGTGTTATTTAAGCGGGTGAGGATTTGCACCTCACATATCGTTTTCTTGCCTTTCCGGCCACCGGTCACATAGTATTCCACTATAACGATTTAACCATCGAAGCGTCTACCTATTCCGCCACCGCTTAAAGTGTTATTTAATTACTTTCATTTTTCGTTGTACGCCTTTGGCAGAGGCATCCATGCTTCTACTGCCTCCATTTCATCACCATACAAATCAAAATTTTCAAAACTCCATCTTAGTTCACTTGTGTCAGGGTCTTTGTCCAAATATCCGATATAGTAGTTCCCATATAGCCAAACAAGCACATTTTGATTACGATCTGGCATTTTGCTCGCCGTTGGAATCCACTCTTTCATTTTTAGTTTCCCTCCTTCAGCTATTCATCACAATCATCCTTACGTGTTATTTATACTTCATCTTCCCATAATCTTAGTTGTAGATCGTGTATATTGTTATATGTCTTAAACCTTGAGAAAAATTTATCAAGTTTTCTGTTTCTTGCTATCGCATTGCATATCGCAAATATTACTTTCCTTATTTTATATTTCATTCACTTCTCCTTTGAAAGTGTTAATTAAAGAATTATAAACCAGACATTTTGTGGGATAACATTTATCGCCGTTCCGTATGAACACGACATGTCATACCATGGAATACTGATACCGATAATCATCAATCGCTGCTCCTTAAAGCGTTATTTTAATTAGTTAATGGCAATCTTTTTCAGGCTGCTTTCTTGCTTCAGCTTCGCAGTTCCTGCAAAGTTCATGTTCGCCACATTCCATCCTACAACACCAAGAGTACGGTGCATCTTTCATACATTCATCGCATTTATTGTTCATGAGTTTCCCATTTCACCATCTTTCCGCAATTTGGGCAAAAGCTATATTGTTCATGCACTAATACCTGCGGATTTTCTTTGTCATCAATCAGGTATTGGCTTTCAAGTGTATGGCCGCACTTTGGGCAAATCCATGTATCTGCCGCAACACATGGCTTCACAGGTTCCTGCTCTTTCAGCAGATCCAGAGCGTCTCTCTCAAGCTTATCGGTACAGTCCTCGTCATAGTACGGGCACTTCTGGCACGGTGCTCCAGGTTCTAAACAGCATTTCAGACCAGCTATTACCTTTTCTTTGGCTGTCATTTCAGGTCCTCCCACTTCACCGTCTTGACCGAATAAGATCTGTCAAGTTCTTAATTGCGTTTTCGATTCCGTCTGTGTCGCTGTAATTTCTTTTGCAGAGCAACATGCACCACAACGCAATATTTATAAAAGCAAGTAAGATACGAATACTGCTCAACGTATTTACGATTTCTGTCAACGCTTCTATTTCGGTCATTCCCACTTCACCGCCTTTCCACATTCACTGCAAAAATTATTTTGATATCCACGCCCATAGCCATCATTGTAGCCGACAATGTTTCCACATTTTCCACATCTGAGAGTTCCATAACTGTTTATCGGCTCAACCGCTTCCTGCTCTTTCAGCAGAGCAATTGTATCTGTGATACGATTAAGACATTTGAATGCTCCCATTACCGCCATTTCGCCACCACGATCTACGGCCTGTGTAAGCAAGATTTCTGTTTCTTCCAGCCCTTTGATAACCTTCTCCAGGTCAGCCATCATACTTCATCACCTTCTATTTTTAATTTAATCCCTATATGGCTTCGGCATTGGCATCCACGCCAGCACTTCTTTTCGAGTTCCAGCTACCCTGTATTCGTCCCATACAGAGTTCCAATGTCCTTCCTCGTCATCCCGGAACCAACTTGCAGTCTCAACAAAACGCCGTTTTTTATCGCCATTGACAATATACGTTGTCAGCACCTCGTCGTTTGTTTCCGGCATTGTATCAGGTGTGCATTTTATCCAATCGCTCATTGCTATAAACTCCTATTTTAATCAAAAGAGCGGGTGAGGATTTGCACCTCACATGGCCTACATCGCAACTCAAGTTTTGCAGTCTCTTGATGATGTCGCAATTAACTCTACAAGTAGCAAGCCTTACATATAAGCGTCTACCTATTCCGCCACCGCTCTGATGTTATTCGTGTTGTTCTATAGTGTAACCCCAGTTTAACATATCAAACGCAATTTCTTTTGCCGTCTCTTCGATCTCTTCTTCTGTCGCATCGTCATCGACCTCGAATTCATCTTCGCATCTGCTGCCGACATATTGCGTTTCGATGTATACCGTGATTTTTCTCATTCCTGTCTCCTTGTGTTTTTTAAGTTATGTCATTCACCTTCATATCATCAAGTTCTTGTAACAACTTGATGATTTCCCTGGCCTCATCGAACGTAAGAAAAACCGAATAATATCCGGTATCTTCAGCTATGTTGATGCGCTCATCGAGTTCAATCCACCAATCGCGTTCATCCATTTTTGATTCTAATGCCTGATTAGCATTTAGCCATCCCATTTTCCAATCATCAGTTTCGTTATTATTAAACGGATGCCCATTTAGCCTTGCGCTATATCCAGCCAAATACTCATCCGATAATCCGAAGTCAATCATACATTAAACTCCTAAATTAAGTTACATACTGCCATCCTCTGGATTATACGTTGGCTCATACATTTCGCAGTATTCTTGCATTTCGACGGCCGTTTCGTACTCTATCTGATCGCAATCTTCTCCATGGTTATCTGTTTGCTTTTCTCTTGTAATTCCGCAAATATACGGCGGTTCACAAACTTCCCAATACGGGCAATCGTGGCAGATAGGCCACATATCATCAATATTGTTCATATATTTAAGTTGTAGCATACATCTCTCCAATGATGGACAAAAGCATAGTTTTTACCTCGCTTTTATTAATATCAGTTCTTGACGTTTCCTCAAGCTGAAAAAGCAACCACTTGATATAATCTGTCAGCTTCTCTTTATCCATATAATACCTCTGTGTTATTTTAATGTATTACAACTGTATCATCTTTTCCAACAAGAATATTTCTGCTGATCTCTGTAACAGCAAAGGCAAGATCGTCTGTATTGTCCATAGTGTAAACAAGCGCGTTTGGGTTTTCCTTTTGCAGTAATTCGATTAGTTCTTTTACAGTCATAATCAAAACTCCTATTTTAAATAGAAATAAGCAAACAGATAACCGCCTGCAATAATTAAAGGAATTAAAGGAATTATCCACATAATAAACTCCTTCATTATTTCTTTATGCGAGCTTCTCACTCGCCTGACCATTTACGTGCGGCTCACGGCTTCTCCCCACTTCTATACCGGACGGGTTCCGGGACTGGCTTTCACCTTGCCATTCTTTATAACCATAAAAAAGTCCAAGCCATTCTTTCTTATGCCCAGCTCTTTTAAGTTTGTAGTAAATAATACTCAACTCGTCTTTTGTCATACTTAATCTCGCCTAATTATTTTATAACATATATCAGGTGGTTCATTATCAAAGGGCAATTGCGTTGGCATATAGATACTTTCGAATAACACTCCGCAATTTGGACATCTATGCGGACTTATTTTATATGCAGGAATCCAGTCATTACATCTATTGCTTTCATAACCAATTGTCTTGAATATAATTTGACCACATTCTGAACATACTGGTAGAAACTTTATGCTTGCCATTTTATTCCATCTCATAGGAGTCCAACGCTGTTTCATGTGCTTTCCGCATGTTAGCAGTAATCCAATCGCTGGCCTCTCCTTTAGTCTTGCCTGTGAATTCAGGCAGCGGAAGATCTGAGAACTCCATCATTTCAGAAATCAAATTCAGTTGTTTATCTGTCATCGGATCGTCACGCCAATTATCAGTTGGTATAATTTTTACACTGGCATCAGTGATTATGACATCTCCATCTTTTGAATACAGTCCACTTTTCATGTCCTCAATAATACTGTTAGATATAGTCTCAGCATCATGGACTTCAGCGACATCTTCATCTGGCAATACATCCTGTATCTCCAAACAACATTTATATATTACTTTCATACGCTCTCCTTGGTTATTTTCTTGCCACATTCAGGGCAGTATTTTGGCTGGTAGTAAAGAACATCATGTACATCATCGTCACCATATCCAAACTTCATCTGTATGTAGCCGTTGCTTGCACGACTTATTTCAAGCCAGCACAGTGTCGGAGCAATCGGACTACGCACAACTCTTTCTCCTGTTTTCAAACCACAAAGAGTACATTCATTCATCTTTCTTTACATCCTTTTCTTATTCATTCCAGTCTCCGTTATCCAACGCGAGACTTATTGCATTCATAACTGCAACCTGTATTGTTGATGCCTGTATTGCTTTCTTGTATGTTTCAATAGCTTCGTATTCTTCTGGTGTAAATTCTATACTTATGTTGTCAGGCTCTTCTTCACTTGGTCCATCATAATGAATACAGCCTTCGCAATCCTGCGTACAACTTGGAAGTTTTCCGTATTCCCATGCATATGTGCAGTGTTTCATATGTTCCTCCAGTGTTAAAAGATTTCATGAATCGGAATACCGTAATTATCTCTTTTGTTTTTAAATGAAGCTCCGCAATCTCAGATGTTTGCGGAGCTTCATTTAATTCATTGTGGATTTACTCTTCCACTACACACCAATCTTTGGCAAGAGTGTTGGTTATTGTGAACATAACATCATTGGTTTCCCTAATATCAAGAACAATACCGTCACGGCAATGCATCTTGATCGTGTTGTCTTCCCAGACCCAATAGCCTTCCCAGTCACGTCTCTTAACCTTCTTGCCTTCCATCATCCTGGCCCATGCATACTCGAAGTTCATATTACTATCTCCTTATTCATCATTCTTATTGGCATTTTTATTACGCTCTTCAAGGTAATATACTTTGCCATAATGTTCATGCACTATATACTTATCATTAAGTTGTGTGTAAGATGCACTGTCATCAACTACTGCAATATACTGTTCGTTTCTGAGTGTACATACGTATACAGCTATTGCAAACGTTAAAAGAATAACACCTATTATCCCCATAAGTGTGTATCCCGGACTTTTTTGAGCTGAATATATTATTGTCAACACTACAATAAATACAAGTGATATACAAGAAAATATGATACGTAATACGTTATCGTTGGCTGGCATTTCTGCAAGTATTTCTACACCGTTCATTTTATGTTCTCCATTTATACTTCAAAGAATTTTGCCTTGCATTCTGCAAGTCTATCTCTTGCAATCTTCATTGCCTTATCTTTATTGGGTTCATTAACGACAATTGTTCCAAATCCAAAATCACCGTTCGGAAACCCATTAAATATCGGAATGCCTTTAGAGAAAACTTCATCTTCGTCGCTATCAAATATCGTACAAGCACTACATGTTTCCTCTATCTCTTTACCTTTCTTATTTATATTAATATACCAACTTGTACGCGCTTTACTTTCGTCAAGATAAGAATTTCCATCCTCAAATTCCAGAATCTCAGCATCTTCACGATCATCGGTGTGCAATTGTTTTAAAACTTCAGCACGTTCTTCGTCCGTAGTTGCTGCGACTACACGATAATCAGAATAGTATCCTTTCGCAATAACATATATCATTTATTCATCCATTCCTCTCTGCGCTTCAACTCATTGCGAACTTCTTCATCATCATAATATTTGTTCACGAGTTTGAGCGGCATACAGCCATCTTGATCAGGCTCCCACATCAGGTAATCTGTCCAGCGAGATCCATCTTCCCATTCATACATATCTGAATATGCCGGTTTATTTGTTAAAATAAGTCCTTTATGATCATCGCTTGTTAAAGTGATGGACATATTGTATACCATCAATCTTTTGGATAATCTGCACAGCCATTTTATAAGCTCACGCTTTGTCCGCTCAAACATTCTGTCCCGCAGACTGCCTTCGATTACAATCATGTAATGACTCTGTACCTGAAGGAATCCATATCTTCTGGTTCTTTCTCCATAATCATCCATAAGGTTGTTTGTCCGCATGCTGAACTCATCATGTGTAGATGAGAAGTCGTGACCGTCCTTCTGGATGGCATGGGCATTCATACAACCTTCAGATCCAGTTACCAACGGCAGATGCTCAAGCACTGTATCAACAATGTATCTGCATTCAGCCTGGGTTCTTCCAGGAACTTCAACATCAACCACACCAAGAACATGTGTCCACCAGCTCATAAAGCTCTCCTTTTTATTCCTTCGCTGCCTTTGCGGCAATCTCATCAAGTTCCTCGTCTGTCATATAGAACATATCCTTATCCTTTGCGAGGATAGACATCACCTGTCCATACCGCAGCTCCCTGTGTTTGGACCAGTACTCATAGATATTATTGGCAATCCTGCTCATCTGGATGCCACGTTCAATATCAGGTCTCAGTGCCAGCATACATTTATGGTTATCCCAATTTTCATTTTTTTCGCACCATCCGCACCATGTCAGAATTACATACGAACATATTTGTTGAAGTTCATCCATCGTGATGTGTTCATTGCCTTTCCAATTGCAATCATCACGCATTCTTTCTCTCCATTCTTCGGGTGTTATATCATCACGTTCATAAAGGTAAAGAGCATTCTCAATAAGATGTTCAAAGTTACTCATTCTTTTATCCTCCAATAATTATTTAAGTTATGCAGATGGCAGGAGTCGAACCTGCATACGCAAGTAGCAACAGCTACATCTCTCTATCCATTGAATTACATCTGCATGCGGGTAGGGATTTGCACCCTACAGGTTCGCTCAAAGAGCTGCCGCCTTTTTTCCATGTCCGTCAGACCATAGACTCAGTAGGCCTCCTGAGTTGTGGGCAGGGCTGGTCGTGTTTTCCGTGTCTACCTTTTCCACCACCGCATAGTCCATATCAAAGTGTTATTTAAGTTATGCGGGTGAGGATTTGCACCTCACATGACGTACTCTCCAAAATGCCAGCACTATTTCAGCGACGATTCATACGTCTTACGTGTAGTGTCTACCTATTCCACCACCGCATAGTCCATTTATGTCATTGTCACTTTATCGATTATCACGTTCAAAAAAATATCACTATTATCATAACCGATAGCAACGTATCCGATATCATTCAAAGCTTCGTTTATGCGGTTCATAATATCAGCAACAACGTTTTGATCTACTCGCGATTTCTGCTCTACAATATCATCAATAACGTTTTGATTTGCTCGCGATTTCTCCATACGTTGTATACCTCCGTATCAAAGTGTTATTCAAGTTAAGCGGGTGAGGATTTGCACCTCACATGAGTATTTCCCTTCGCTACCCGGTTATATCGGACTTTCCCGCAATACTCTCTGGTTCTAGTGTCTACCTATTCCACCACCGCATTTGATTATTCGGGTGGGGATTTGCACCCCACATGAAGCCTTATGCCCTTCGACTTCTGACGGCACATTCTCCGCAGTTCCCTCGTAGCATTTGTCTTAGAGTCTACCTTTTCCTCCACCGAACTTATAGGTGAGGATTTGCACCTCACATGGTTCTACTCGCCCAAGAGTAGACCTCTGCCTTGGGTCAGCATAGAGTCTACCTATTCCTCCACTATTATGTTTTTACTTTGCGGCAGTGCAGTAATACACACCAAAGGCATCTTCGAAGACTTCCTTGGCGATGTCCTGTGCAAGACCGTTCCACTTACCATCGATATCAGAGATATCATCATCGTGGAACTGAATAACTTCAGGCTCGAAACACACATAACCAAGGTGCGTTCCGGCGAAGTCAACAACTTCTTCGACGGAACGCACGGAGCTGTTGCCGTCAAAGATAGTCTTATACAGTTCGATCCTGTCGGATTCGGAATTGTCATTCTCGGTATCAAACAGCATGACACCAACCTTGATGTTGCCGAATACCTTGGTCTTCTTAATCACACGGTCAAGAGCCAGATACTTGTCATGCTTCTTGACGGTGATCATCAGAAGATAGGAGAAGTCTGGCCTGTCGGATTCGATCAGATCACTGACTGTGACATCAGGATCCTTTTCGAACAGAGCTTTAACCATCTTTTCATACGTATACCAGGGTGCTTCAATCTTGAGATTTGCCATAGTGCATTCCTCCAATATAGTTTATTTATAATATCGAGCGGAACCGCTCGTATTACATCAATTCTTGAGAAGCTTTCTTGTAGCTTCAATGAGCAGCTTCCATTTCTTAATGTTAAGCTTCACTTTTTGTGTGTAATAGGTATCGAAATCATCATCTATATGCTGATCTTCCCATGCATGAATGTCATCGTTCATAAGATTTTCTGCTTCTTCTATAGTAAGTATACCATGTTCAAGGAATGATGCACTTGTTTTCATCTTTATTACTACGTCTTTCATGGCATTTCTCCTATTGTATCCCAGTAAAGCCGGTCCAGTGTGAATCCGACTTCCTTCATGTAAGTTAAAAGCATTTTCTCCACACAGTATGGCGAGTCATCATCCATATAAGACCTGAGATATTTGTTGCCAACGATTCCGCACAGGTTAAAGATGTAGACATCTTCCTTATCAAGCTCAACGTGTTTAACCACAACCCACTTGGAATAGTTGACGATCTTATCAGGATCATCAGACTCTGATTTATCAAACGAATCGGCAAAGTATTCCTCCTTGCCGATTCGTCCTCTGATTATGTTTGCAAACTGTTCAGCTGTAAGCTCAATCATACGAGCCATAGGATATCATCTCATTTCTTTTTATTATCATATAAGTTACAACCAGATTTAATAATCACGATAAAGTTCCTCTGCTATCTCTTGCATTACGCCGTCCATATAAACAGCCTGACCGCAGCATGTCCTTCCCCAGATATATTGTCCATTAAACATATCCCATACAATCTCTTTGCGTTTTACAAGTTCCTCTGCAAGGAACTGTGTTACAATATAGAATTCAAATATCTCTGTGTATTCTTCAGTTTCTTCATCATAGATTGTGCCAAAGCGCCCATAATACTTATCAAGTATATCCGTATCGTTGCCTGCAAGATCATAAACCAATATGCTTATATCTGCACAGACATGTTTTTCAACCAGGAATTTTGCATCCATCACCTGTTCCATACGTACACTCCTTTCCTTTTAAATCTGTAAGCAACTGTATTGTTTTTGTATACATCTGATCCAGTTCAGAATCTTCCTGTACAATGTCGCATGCATCACAACGCCTGTCGCATTTGTTCTGTGATGCCCGTATCATACATTCATGTTCTATTCTCAGTAGTTCTATAATCCTTTTTATATCCATATTCTTTATGCTTTTCTTTAAGGTCCAGTACAGCATCGTCTATAATAGCTATTACGCCAAGCAAAAAGAACAGAAGTGATGACAGCCATACCGGTGACAGTATCCAGATAAAGCTCCAGTCTATCACGCCTATTCCTTTCAGTACCATATAGATAACGCTTATGATCATGTTGGTTTCAATAACTTCATCGACTTTTATATTAAGTATTTTATCGGACAGTTTTATTGCAATCACTTCCTTTATTTTTATTCAAGAGCAGACGCAGCAGGATTCGAACCTGCGATACGGGAGTCAAAGTCCCGGGTCTTGGGCCAACTAGACGATGCGTCTATGTGCTGATCAGTTGTTCTGATCAGCTGTTTGTTATGAATTCAGTTCGAAACCATCACGCTGTAACAAAATCCAATCAATCCATAATCAGTAGTCATACTTTCTCCACTGCATTAATCTTCTTATCCCTTGCCTTTTTGAGATGTTCGGCAAGTTTCTTCTTTCTTTCATCCGACAGTGTCTTTGGAGGTTTCACCTTTATCCACGAATGAGGAACAGTTGCATACAGGCATCCATCATTATCCTGAGGATACCTTAATACTTTTATATCTGAATTTGTATCAGCAATCTTAAGCAATGAATTCTTCAGAGACTGTTCGTCTGTGCTGATCCAAACTTTATCTTTATCAGTGTATTCAATTACTGTTTCCATTTACAGTTCTCTCCATCCGATTACTCCGTAATCAATCAGCGATTCTATTGTGGCTTCCGGCAACACCTGGCCTATAACTTCGAAGGTTTCATGCTCACCCTGAATCAGCATTCTTATAGACTTTTCTTTTGGCGGTGCCAGATCATTCAGATCATTCCATATTTCTCTGGACATATTGTTCTCCGTAGACTCACAAAAGGGAGGCTGTCTTCTGAACAGCCTCCCTTTTTGTTTCAGTTGTTAGTTAAACATGGACATCATTTCAGCAAGATCTTTCTCGCTTACATCATGGAAATCAACCGGTTCCCCATAAAGGACGGTTCCTTCCGTTACCTCAACATCTTCACATGAAGGTGTTTCGATGGGTTCTTCACAGAAAATTGGGTCAGTGTACATGGTCATTCCTCCATTATTATATATTTTACTCCGCATCATAGATGCTTCGTAAGTTATTATAATAACAGGAGTTTTAGAGTCAATTTTGGGCTTTAATAAATCATGTATATTTGTTCATCTTCACTGTTCAACGAGGTAAATCATACTTAAAACTCCTGTCACTATCACAGATTCTGCGTATAATGTGCGCCATTCTCGCTCATGTCATACGCAAACATGAGACGGACGATTGCATGGGCCAGATGATCTTCATCTGTATTGCCATTAAGATAATTGTAGATGTGGTTGATCGCGTGATTAAGATGTTCTTCTTTGTCGATCTTCAGATAATTTCTATTACCATATGTTTCTCCGTATTTGTCAGCGCCCTGCTTCGCCGTCGCTGCCGCGGCGAGCATGGCGCTGGCTGGGAGCATATGGAATGCACAGCCTATATAGGACTGTTTGCCACCTTTATTATTTACTTCAATGTGTTCATTTGCAGTTACATCATTGATATCAACGTTAATCATGAGTTGCCTCCAATTATTTATATTAGAATATATCCCACGGTCTTGGAAGAAGAACGAAGAAATCTATATGCGATCCGTAATCGTAGTATACAGCACCTGATTCATCCACCTTTGCTGAACGAAGGTAGTGTGGCCTGTAACCAAGATACAAATAAACAGCATTTATTGCTTCATCTCCATCTGAAACTTTTGCTACGAACTTGTAATTATCATCAGGCAGATGCTCGCAGAAAGTACCGTAGTATTTATAGAGATACATCTCAGGTTCCTCCGTAGTTTTTCCGGAAACTCTCAGTGATATTCTTGACTAAGATTCCGCTGTCAAGATATGTCTTCTTGTAGAATCTCTGATTTGTTGTAGGCGAATCAAGACCACCAAGCTCTTTCTTGTATGGGCCAATCTTGAGGTAATCAAGTTTGCTGTTGAAGAACAGCTCCCATGGTGCGCCTCCCTGATCGCCTGTATATACGCATGTTTTGTATCCGTTGAGGTGAGCATTATCGATCAACACACGCAACTCAAGTAAGTCCATCTGATCATCTGTGAAGGCATGGCCTGTACCCATAAAGCAAATGCAGGTAATAGCATCTGCATAACCAGATACAATACTTTCAAATGCTTTAGGCAGATCCTCGCCGATATCTTCAGCCAGCTCTGGTGAGTGACAACCATCGCAATGGTATGGACAATTACTGATATTGAAGATAAGAGAGATTTCATTTGGCACTTCCTGAAACGCTACTGTATAACTCAGATACTTCAACATTTCATAACAGCCCCTTGCTTGGCATAATATCTTCTGGCATGTTCAGCCTGTCTGTCAGCTGACCACTTGGAAATCCTTGTAAGATAGCCGATTACCCTTGTTGCATAATCAAGGTTTTCAGATCCGCACTTCGGACATGATTCAAGTTTATGCTTACTGATATATCCGCAGTCATTACAGATTGTATTTGGAATATTGAAAGTGAAGTAGTTGCATCCGGTCTTAATTGCATAATTAAGAAGAAGTTTATACTGTTCTTTGCTTAAATGTTCTTCCAAATTGCAGTGGAGAGCGGAACCACCGTCAAGATATTGTGTAAATTCTTTTCCGTGAAGTATGAACTTATCAATCGGGTTTGTCGTATTGTCTTCCACAAGATAGAAGTAAGAATTATAACAGTCACGAGGTACTTTATATCCAGCCTTTTTATCCCACTTGGCGAACTTCACGCCGAGGTTCTCTGCCGGTACGCATTCACAATTAAACATCACAGTCTTTGTCTTTGCATTCTTATTTGCCTCGTATATAGGCTTAAGTATTGCTTCAACAAATCTTTGATATTCTTTGCAGTCAGCAGATATCTTAATGCCAAGATACTCAGCTGCTTCTGCAAGACCGTTGATGCCAACAGTAAGATACTGTTTCTCAGGCGCAATAAAACCAGCGTCATAGATTGTGATCATGCGTTTATTCTTGAGATCGAGAAGGTTTTCATTGAACGCAAGCAGATACTGATGGATCTTCTTTACCTGTTTCTCGACAGCAAATGAGATGTCTTCAAGGTTCTGTCCGAAGTTACTCTCATTTCTAATCTCACTCATGTCTTCTTCCCCAGGTTTGCAGTCCATCAGATCGCACATTGTATTCTGGACAAGTCTATTCAGATTCATGGTAATAACACACTTCGATCCTGTAGCAATACCGCCAGCACCAAGTGTATACGAGAACTGATTTTCAGTTATGCCATTGCGGAGTCTACAGCAGCTTGCCAAACTGTCTACGCTGTCACTCGTATATGTAAAAAATGAATGGCCTTCAGCATACATTTCTGCTGCAAAGTCTGCCCACTCTTCATCCATGAATTTCTCGCCGTCGTTCAAGAGAGACAGCGATTCAACTGGGAAAGTAAGAATATGCCTCAGTCTTTCCCGATTAAACCATTTCATAAACCGTTTCTGAAGCCAGCTTACAGACTCCCATTTCATTGTGGTTCCATCTGGAAAGCAAAAATCTTCAAACAGCTGTGTGAAATAATACTTATCAAAGTATGCTATATTCCAAAAAACGCTTTGCGATCCACGGGCCGCAGCGGGTTGGTTAATTGAATATATCACCTGCTGAAAATGATCTGTGATAACCGTATCAATCGTTCTCTGTCTGAGTGAGAGGTCTACAATCTTGTCAGCATGCTGATAATAGTCATCTCCATACTCTTTACGCAGGAAGTAATCCATATATGCCAGGAATTCCGGTGTAGATACAGCACCTTTTAGCTGTGCGGCTACCGCAAACACGAGATTAACAAACCCACCACAGAATGCATCGAGATTCTTCGGTGCAAGTGTTGTACCGGACAGCTTTGTCATTCCATCAAAGAGGAATGGATAAAGTGTAATGCTTGCACAGTACGGTACAGGGAATGGGAATGTTGACTCATCGTGCATATATATTTCATGAGACTCAATCTGTCTCAGATATTCGTCAGCAGTTTCCTTGCCGAACATTTCTTCAAGCTTATCATGCATGGCGAGTCTGTTGGCGTATATATTCTCTTTCTTATGTACCTCCGGTGCCATTGTAGCAATGTTTTTGCCTGACACATTGGAGTTCGAATCCACCTCACTGCCTGATGCGGCATTGATGGAGTTCGAATATTTCACTACGAAGTTGAGATCTTTTCTATATTGTTCATATTTATCTATTAAAGCCATACGTCACAGTCCTTTCACATAAGCAACTGCTTCTGTAAAGGACATAAGCATGCCGTTAATTTCAATTTGGGGTACAGTCAGGATACCTTTGGATTCCATTTCTTTTTCGTCGCTATGGGTTTCATACGGGACGTTCTTTTCATTCAAAAGTTTTTTAAGAAGTGAACATCTCGGACAATTATCCGTTGAGTAAAGTATCATGAGTATCTACTTCCTTATCTTTTTTTAGTGGACCAAATACATTCGGAAACAGTTCTATGAACTTATCAAGTATCATATTTGCAAGCTGTCTCATTTCAGGATAGGCTGCTTCACTTGTTCTCAGCTTCAGAATATGGAGCCACTCACGGATATTTGCCTTCATTACAATTGTACAGGCCGTACTGTTTGGAAGGATTTTTCTTGCGTCCTGTTTCGAAACACCATTACGAACAAACTCATCGTATTTGAGTTCAGCTATGAACATACAATGCTTCCATTCCGTAAACCATATAGGATTCTTTTCCGCATTGACAGGCTTAATGAATTCCATGCCGCCATTCGCCACTGGATTTACATATCTCTGGCTTTCAATACAAAAGCTGGCAAGTCTGTGCCTTGTAAGTTCTGCCATAACATCACGGCTTGTTTTGACAATCACTGAGATATCGCCAAACTCAAGAGGAGAATAGTGTTCTCTTTTCATAAGGTCATTTATGAAAGTATCATAACTGTCATCAGTCATTTTCTTGTAGGACTTATAGCAGTTTCTGCCTGCAAACTCAATACGCTGAAGCATTTCAATTGCTTCTTCTTTATTACGTGGATAGAAAAACTCCACACTCTGATCAACAACTGTCATTTCTTTATTCCTTTCATTAAGCGAATAAAAAAGGGAAAGATTTTTACACTTTCCCTTTTTTATTCTTGATCATCCACCATAGAAATGAAAGATCAAGTGCGTGAGCTTAATGCGCATAGCTCACGCATATGATTTCTGGGAGAAGTAAAACAGAAACCATCACCGTCTGAGGCCCTCGCCGCGCGAGGGGAAGACGGAACACGGTCAATTACCAGTTGAACCGAAGCCACCGCTTCTTTCAGAATCTGCCTCATCATTAACCGTTATGCCATAAGGTACAAAGATACCTTGCATAAAGCGGTCTCCAGCCTTAAGATCAAAAGATGAATCAGCAGATATACATGCAGCAATATGCCCTTCATTGAGAGCATTAAAGTAATCAAAATCTATGATGCCTACCGTATTCCTCAGACGCATTCCCCTCTTGAATCCAAGACCGGAACGAGGTACGCACATCAACATCCAGCCGGGTTCGATTCTGCATCTGATGCCGGTATAAAATACCTTCGGATGCGCTGTTACTTGAATGTCTTTCGGAAGGAAGAAGTCGTAGCCTGCAGATCCTTTTGTGGATCTGCAAGGCAACTTAAGTTCATTCCAGTTTTTAGTAAGCTCAGATATGACTTCATCTCGTGAAATCTCATCTTCGAGTTCGAAGTTATAAGAAGCAAGACAGTCAGCCAGGTACTGATCCAGGCTGACTTTAGAAAATTCAGCTACCTTTTCCATGTTAATCATCCTCTTTCTTTAACTCGATGTAATCATTTTTAATAAGCCATGCCAATGCAACTGCAACAGCATCGGACTCATCATCATTTTTAAAATCCATATCTCCAACATAGCGTTTGACGGCAGAGGCAACCTCATCCTTGCTGGCTTTATGGTTGCCTGTCAGCTGTTTCTTTATTGTCACTGGATATATTTCATCCCATATAGATTCCTTTGACAGCATGTACAGCTGATAGTCCATCACGCCTACTGTTTCTGATATACCTGTTCTTGCTGCGGTACCGCTTCGTGTACCAAAGGAGGCATTATTGATTGAATGTTCTCGTACAAAATAGCAAGGCACACTGCCTCCCATGTTGTTAATGTCATCAGCAACAAATCGAATAAAAGAGTCTGCGATTTCAGCAAGTTTCTCCCCTCTTTGCTTCTTCATATTCTTTTGCTTTGATTTATTGTCTACACTCATCACAGTTACAGAGTTTATATGCCAGATTTCCTTGTCTTTTTTCAGATGAATACGACTAAAGCCTGGCCTGTTGAGGCCCAAATCTGCTCCAAAAACTATTATATCTGTCAACGAATCAGCCATTTGTAATTCACCACATTCAATAAGTACTTAATGAATATGAATGGAAGGCCAATTGTGCCTGTCACACAGGCAAGAATCTTGTGTGACAGGCACATATTTCTGAAACAGTCTTTCATTATGTATATCTGATGATCTTTATCCCTGATAGCGGCAAACTCATGCCGGTTATACGCATATCGTTCCTTAATCTTATCATTCATTATAATTATAAACAGTTCCATACCAGCAAAAGATGCTGCTATGAGCAAACATATAGTCATCCTTCTACCTCTTCTTCGTTATCGTCCTCATTCTCATCAGGTCCGAGTGCTTTCTCTACCTGCTTCTTAAGTTTTTTGTCATAAGCGGAGTGAGCATAGTAGCCGCTTGCCGTTGCGATTGCCAGTGCAGATGAGCTTGTTGATACATTGTTGACCATTGCCACGATTGTATCCTCAAGTTCATGATCTGTAGCACCGCAAAACCAGCCAAGAGCCAAAGCTATGATGGCAACAACTGCCCATTGGACAATGCCGAACACAGCAATTCTTTTGCTATATTGAAGATACCAGTGAGCTATCGTTTTCTGTTCCGCTTTGCGTGTCTTTTTTCTCATGTCGCTCACCTCAGTCTTCAATATTTATTTTTGTAGGAAGATTATCTATTTCAGTTTTTAAAATTTTTACGGGTCCATTTCCATTCAGTGCGAAATATTCTTCAAAGAGTTCATTGAGAATCTCTCGGTCTTCGATGGATATATTTCCATCTTCCAGATGTGTCTTGGCTTCCTGTTTGATCTGCATACGGAGATTGCCACGCACACCTCCGCGAATTGCGTCCATTTCCTTATGTATTTTCTTGATCTGACGCCACAACAGAGCCGTTGCACCAATCAAAACACCAATCATTTCCTGAATTACATACTTTGCAGCGATGTCGAAGATCATGTCTACCATAAGAATCACCTCATTTCTGTATTTTCAGTATTGATGTTTTTACTGTTGAGATATTCTATGATTTCATCCTTATTATCATCGGTAAGTGTAATGGTAAAGATATATTTCTTCGGTTCAGGATTGGATTCCTGAGGAACTATGAATTCAGCCATGGCATAGAACTCGTTGTTGCCACACTTAATCTTGTACCATTTACCCATATCTTCCAATATTGTTATCTTTGTCCCGCTTTCGACTCGCAGCCCTATCGGTGCGCTCGTCGAAGGCATAGTGCGAAGATTCAGCCTGCCATTCTTCGTTTTTACAACGCCATATACTGCTGTTGTGTTATCTTTCTGCGGCTGTTCCTGCGTACTCTGCTGTCCTTCTTTAACATCATAGATGGTATACTTCAGTTTGCTTGCATAATCCCATGTAGAGATATCACTTTCCACAATGTCTGCCTTTGTACCCTGGGCTTCTATACATTTTCCATTACCGATATAGAGTCCAACGTGACTGAAGTTTCCAAGACCATCACCCCTGTATTGTGAAGGCTCTTTTCCATCGTTGTGCCATCTGTATACCGCCATGCCTGGAACGAGTGGTATTTTCCCAATCTTTCCTTTTTCTGTGGAGTATTTTCTGTACATGGTATTTGATCCATGATACATAAAACTCCCGGCTTTGCGGTACCAGTAGGTAAAAGCACCGCTGCAGTCTACTTTACCTTCCTCTGCAGAGTCTTTTACGTATTCCCAGTTTTCTTCCTTCATCAATTTGAATTTATCTATGAGATAACTGGCTTTAACGTATTTGTACGTTGCCATATTATTATCTCCTTTGATAATTCCAGATGTGCTTTCTTGTTTGATTGTCGTGCCAGGATAATAGAAAGCTAAAATATTCTGATACGAGCATCCTTCTGAGGCTGCGTACTTAGCACCAGCCTGACTCATGCCTACGCCATGTCCTGTTTTCTTTCCTTTTGTTACAGCATAATCCCACATATCAGTTTGTGAAATCAGCCATGGACGTTCGCCTCCCCAGCGTTCCTTGGAGGAAGTTGTCTTACCGCCATTGGATGCTGAGAAAGAACAGGGAGAACAAGGCAAGTCTTTGTAATATAAAACCAGACCAGCAGTTGCATCAGTTGCTTCGTTTGCATTCGGATAGGAGCTGCTTCTCATACGGGAAGCCCGGAATGCCTGTGCACTTGAGCTACTGTCTGATATGGCTTTATTCAAAACATAATAGGTGTATGCTGTTGTTCTTGATGCGATTGCCTGCGCCTTACATGCTTCAAGCGGTGCGTTGCCTATCTCTGAGGCAACCACACCGCTTGTGTAGTCTTCAATATCTACGTTAACTATCTGGTTGATCTTTACACCAAAGTAGTTAGCGTTTTCCTGTCTGGTTATCTTTACCTGAATGTTCATTCTGCACCTGCTTCATGATTGCAAAATGAATAACCTGTGTCAATTTTCTTCAGAACATCACATATATAAACATATGCTTCAGTCTGATAATCGTCAGGAACCACACTGCCATAGGTGATCTTTCCGATTTCAACCTTGTCAGTCAGATCGTTAACCCACATCTTAAGGCAGTTGAAATAAGACGTGTTATACATGCGGCAGTAGTTGGCAGTCATTGCCAGCTTCTTAAAATCATCTGCCAGATATACTCTTGCAGGCTCAGAGTTTGCATGATAGATGACAGACTCTGCACCTGACATGATCATATCCATATTCATAAGAATATTAATCTGATCATCTTCTTTCAGAGAATAACTGTAGATCTTTTCACCGTCTGCGTTATGTATAATTTCAGTGAATCCTGATTCAATCGTATTCCTGCATGCATCACTCAGCTGCTTAAGCTTCCATTCTCTGAAAGATTCCAGAGCGGCGTTAGCCTCTTCCATTTCCGCAACAGGATCCGGTTCAGGTTCTTCATCTACAACAACATCTTCCCCATCCTGATCCTCAACTGCGGCACCGGAAGCAAGAACTTCTTTCAGAAGCGTAGCTTCTTCCTGCGTAGTTTCTTCAAGTACCGCATTGCCGTCTGGATAGTATTCACCATCAGGTGCACCATCTATATGATATACTTTCTTGTAGTCTGAAGAGAGAAAACCTGTTGCATGTTCCGCATCTGATGTGCAGATTGCTTTATTGATTATTCTTGCGAACATGATGTGACTGATAACATCGATCACTTCATTATCCATCTTAACCTTGTAATACATATTTTCACCTCACAACTCAGAGAGCCTGCCGCCTGATGCGCAGGCTCTCTGAGTTTTATGTTACATTGCAAATCCGAATGTTAATCCAAGATCACTTTCTGAATAGCCCATATTAGGCTGACCATCATCCTGTATAAGGAAGAGCAGATAAGAATCGTCATATCCTGTACGTGTTCTTGTCCAGTATGCGACTGCAACACCGTTATCTCCACTGGTCTTTACTCTACTTGGATTGGTAGTATAGTGGTTGATCAGAGGATCATCTTCTATTGTAAGTTCTTTCTTAACAGCATCCGGTGGATCAGGACGGAAGATTTCTCTGTAAGACGGAGCAAACAGATAACCGTTTGTTGAAAGGAGACTATCTCTGGCAGCATTAAGATAAGGTATCTTAACCTGAGTCATTGCATTACGCCATTTTGCAGGCATAGCTTTTATTATCCTGTTGTTAAGATACGGATGAATGAACGTATTGGGATACAATATATTGGAGTATCCCGATGACTGATTAGTAGCAGGTATATATGTGCTCAAACAGTTTCTCATGTAAAAAACAATGCCTGCATAATACCCATCCTGGTCAGCCTTTTCATACAGATGGAAGTCATCAATATCTCTGCCAGCAACTGCAAACATATAGGTTTCCCTTGGCCATATAGCAATCATATTGGCAGTCGAATCACCAAGGTCATCTTCCCAGAGCTTTGCCCAGTAGATACTGCCTTCTGCTTTGTTGCTTATGGTTCCGTCTACAGCAAACTTAGCACCGAAAGAAAGCGTAGCATTGGCTGTATAACTGCCAGTCCACGTTGTTGTCATCTTCTTCGGCGTGTATGTTGTTGTATCAGAAATATTACTTGCATAAATCACAACATTGTTGGAGCCTTTGGTGTGCCTTATGACAACTATATTCCTTGTCAGCGATTCACCGCTGCCATCCGTAAGATAATACGATGTTCCGTGATACTGTATAGCAGGACCTCTGGAAGTCTGCATAAGCTGAATACCAAACGTACCATTAATACATGCCATAAGAACCTGATTCGCATTACTTGAATTGAATTTATAGTCAATGGCAAGTGTGAATGATTTATCTTCATTAAACAACTGGGCGCTTGTACGTCTGCCGTTTGAAGATGAAGTAAATGTCAGTGTTCCTCCAAGCGGAACAAGCTCATTACTTGTAACGTTGTTAAAGTCATAGTCATTACCCATGGTAATATTGAACACTGTTTCAGAAGATGACTGTGCAATGTGATAGTATTCAGAATCCGGTGCTCTGTTCAGAGAGGAGTCTACATTGGAAGTAAATACACCTTTCTGAATCATGGCATAGATATCTGCCGGTTCAAGATCTGTGAATGTCTTGTTCATATTAGAAAGCTGTGTATTTGTATACGGATAGCCTTCATTAAACACAGCATACACATTCATATCGCCAGTCACATAACCGGTACTCTTATCCCAGTGATCAAACACATAGCATGTATCGCCATTCTTTGCCTTTACCGGCATGGTTCCAGTGTATTCTATATAGCTGCCATAGCTTGCAGTCTTTTCCTGCATGAGCGTTGTACCGTTATACCAGCGTACAGTATGCTGCTTAGGAAAAGCTTTATAGGTAGCTGTATATGTAGCGTTTGCAATAGCAGGAGTAAGAGCAGGAGTGAATCCGTTGAACTCATATGAATAATGAGCAGCTTCTTCATCACCTGGAGCTATATATCTCTCGGGTTTATCAATAAGCTTCGTGCCAGAGCCGATCGGATAAGGATCAACAGGCATTTCATTCTGCTTAAGATACTCGGTGTACAGTACAGTGCTGTCATTATTTACGAAAGTGATTTCATATTCAGACACCACTGTATCAGCAGTAATCTCAAGATCATACAGAGCTTCAATTTTCTGCTTGGTAAGCTGACCGATAGAAGGAACGTGGAGCTTGCCTGAGACAACAGCTCTGCCGCTGCCAGCACGTCCATCAGATCCGATATACTTTCCAACCATCGCATCAGAGAGCAGGATATCATACAGATCTTCGAAGGATTCACCGGACTGCAGCATGCTCGCAGTCAGATTTTCATCAACGTTGACAATACGCACAGCATCAAGATGATCGAATGCTCTCATAAGCATCAAGAATACATTGGTATTCGGAGTGTTCTCAACATACAGAGTCTTTAGGTTTGCAAGACTTGTATACGTGAGGCTTTCCAGCTTTGTCATATTTCTGATGGTAAGATTGAACGGCTTTTCAAGCTGAAGGTTCTGCAGAACACCGCCAACAGGAAGTGTTACTGTAGACACAGAGGAATTCTTGAGATAGACATTCTTAATCAGACTGTTCTGTGAGAGGTCAAGCGTGGTGTCAAGAGCCACACAGCCGCACAGATTCAGTGTTTCAAGCAGTGTGTTATCTTTTGTGTCAATCTTTGCCAGAACGCTGTTGACATAGCCGCTCTTATCAGAACCGACAATCAGTTCCTTAATCTTCTTTGCAGCACCAATCTTCAATTCCTGCGGAATGAACGCAGAGATATCACTGATCTTTGTCAGGTTGGATGCACCAAGAATATAGATTGTATCTGTAGCACCGCAGCCGCTGGGAGATATGAAGCTGGCAGATACGCCTGCATTAATCATATCATTGGTCATGTTCGGAGCGCTGTCACCATAACGTACACCAAGGTACATCTTCTGATCAGCTTCCAGAATAATACCAGTCTTGTTTCTATCTATGGTAGAACCGCATCTGAAACTCAGGCTGTCATTAAGGAACTGACCGCACTGATATTTACTGTAAAGCATCCTTGAACGCTTATATAGGAAGGAGTCTTTCTGTTCCGTTCTGGAACCTCTGTGAATATACTTGTACTGGTCATCATGTTCGTACTGCTGCGACACAGGATTGTAGAAACCTTCAACCCATGTATCGTCGTACTTATATTCCATATCCCTGTTAATGATGGCAGGACATACAAGCTCAGCATTCTCTGTAATATGAACTCTCTTCAGAGTTTCATAACTCAGATCGCCATACTGCTGACTTGGTGTTGTAAGTTCCTGTGCCATCCTCTTAATATCTGCGGCAAATACATCTTCAAACATTCTCCAGAAGTAGCTCTGTGCACCGCTGAACTTCTCAGAATAAGACTGTTCACCTTTGGTTCCGGTATAGTAATACCAGTCAGCATAGTAAGGAATACGGAGATAGCCCACGTTGTCTGCACCAAAGCAGGAGTCAAGGTCATACAGGTCTGTAAACCATATAGCAAACTGAGAGTCTGTCCAGTTAATCTTGGATCCATCAATTCTTCCTGCGGAAGTCTGGATATCAGCAAGACTCTTGGCACTGTTGGTAAACACCAGATGCTCTGCTGTAAGATCCTTACAGCTGAAGAACATGTTCTTTGCACGGTTATCGCACAGTGCATTCCATTCCGTAAACAGATAGTAAATCAGAGCATGATCAAGATTAAAATGCTTTGTGAATTCATCATGGAATATCTGACGTCTCTGAGCTTTTGTAGTGGCGTCAATATTCGGGTCAAGGAAGTTGGCCCTCTGCACAACCCAGGTCCACATAACCTGAATGTGATCGTAGTTCGGCTGCAGTCCTTCATCTTCAAGATCACCCTGGTCAGGATAGCAGGATTCAAGAGCATCGAATACTTTTGTGGTAGGCACGATCTCACCGTTCACCAGCTGGCCTGTTCCTTCGGCGAAGAAATCGTCGTTCTGGAACACGACGATTTCGCCGGTGTTCACTGTAACTTCCCACTTCTGCTGCTTGGTGACATTGCCAGTGTCCTTTGCATACTCTGTTCCGTTGTAAGTAAACGGAGAAGAAGTCTTAAGACCAAAGGAATCAGCGTTGCCCTTGTCATTGTTCAGACAGCCATCGCCAGCAAAGGAGATGGTTTCTTCAGGGTAGTCATTAAGGTTTGCGAAGTTTGTCTTCTCAGGATTAAAGTCCTTCTGATCCATATGGAACAACAGACAACGGAAACCGTGAACTGTATTCTGTACCTTTGAGCCAGGTTCTCTATCCTTGTAGAGTGTGTCTGCGAGGTTGGCATTGAAGGTGTTGGCATGGTCAGTAGACATGAAGTCCATTTTGAAGCACAGTGTAGACTCCTTAGTGGAAAGTGCATTGCCCTGATCATCGTAGCCGTCGATAGGATATTTCACCTTTTCGGACTTAGTGGGATCCGTAGATGACACCTTTGCGAGCTTAGCTTTAAAATTCTTACGCGGATACTTCTGAGAAGTCGTACCCTGAACCTTATTGGAAGACACGAATACACCGTTGATCTGATCTACACACTTGAATTCAGTCGTATATTCACCGGTAGGTTTTCCAGCTGTATCAAGCACAGGCTTTGTCAAAACCCAGCCGCACTTTTTTTCATCCGACTTGGATGGAGAGAATTCACCGATGTGAAGCAGACAAGGATACTGATACACTGCCTTGGCATAAGATACGTCAAAGCTTTCGCTTTCCAGGAAATCATTGGCGATATTGTTTTCACGCCTGTCAGCCATAGAAATAGGTGCATTCATATAGTTCTGAAGAATGCCACGGTAAGGCAGAGCCTTGTTATAGATGCGGACTTCATACAGCTTTGTCGTACAATCGCTGGAGCCGATCTTAATGATGCAGTCATCCTTCGTAGAATAGTTGGAGTCATAGTTCAGAGAAGAATTGTACCTGTAAGACTTGGCATATGCGCCATTGATATAGATATTAACGCACTGAACTTCAATGGTACGTTCAGTTCCGTTGGTATCTGTATAGGTGGAAGTCTTTACAGGTTCGATAACGAAGGAAATACGCAAACGTTTGTTATCTTTCAGATATGCACAGGCAACGGTTTCTTCGTTGAGAATGAAGCCTGTCTCATCCAGATTGATAGACTGACCACGGGCCAGCATGTAGCACATCTGAGGTGTGATCTTAAAGCTTGCACCTGAGTTGGCATCAGAGTATTCCACAACAGCTGTGTTCTGATCCACAACGTCCATCATATTGAGATCAAACTCAATGGTTCTGCCAACGTCAGTCATGACAGCATTCTGCTTACTGTCGAACTGAACAATCGTATCAGAAGATTCACCGAACAGCGATGCCCTATTGGAACCGGATGACTTCAGCACAGGCAGATAGATATTCATTCTGGCCTGGTCTCTCAGAACCAGTGTATTGGTTTCAGAGTAACCATCAGATGCCCAGTTGAAGTTATCGAATGTGGTATAGATCTTCTTGTTATCGTTGTCATCTATCTTGTAGATGTAGCGTTCCTTATCGTTACTGTTGTTGGATCTTCCGTTTGCTTTGTAGACATAGATGAGGTCCGTATTGATCTGGTTGTAGGATACAGCGGACTTTGTAACGAAGAAACTGAGAGAGATATTCCTTGTGACAACACCACCAACATAGCACTTGATGTCCACAAGGCAGTTGCCTGATTCAGGATAATCAAGCAACTGCTTGGTGGACATAACAAAATTGGCTACGTTATTTTCCACATATTCTTCTGTGATAACGAAGTTGTTGTTAGCGTCCAGATATCCTGTATCAAACGTGATTGAGTCAACACCCTCACCCTGTGGGTTGTTGACGATATAATTGATGGTAAGCACATCACCATAGGTAACGTTGGTGTTCTCAAGATAAGCGCCAATCATTGTATTGGTGGAGCTGCCATCATTATAGAAGAAGATATACTTCAGCGTATTGGAAGGAAGGTCAACATCAGTAGCCATGAAGTACATTTCGATGACGTGTGCACCGTATGTCAGGTTGAATGCTGATGCTTCCACCTTGTATGTCAGTTCCTCACCGCTGGAAGTCCCCAGATTTACAGTCTTTTCATTGCCGGTATTGCCGTCAACGACAACATGCAGTGTCTTCTGAATACCTCTGCCGATGCATGTAAACGGGATGTTAAAGTCTGACGTATACATAGATCCGGAAGTATAAGAAGAGTTCATGCTGATCTCAAGACAGGTGATGTCATACTGGATTGTTCTTACGATGGTATTATCGCTGGAAAGAGTGAGTGAGAACTGTACGGATGTGACGTTGCCGCCGCGCAGATATCTTGATACATCCCGGCTGATGGTATTACCGTTGGTTACGGTTTCATCTTCAATGAAGGTATACCATGCGCCATTGCCAATGCGGTACTGCGCAGTCATTACTGCTTCTTCCTCGCCCTGAGACATCTCAGTGCCATTGAAAAACACCCTGAAGTTAAACGGAAGAACAACAGTCTGACCTGAAACAGCTGTGATTCTCCTTGAACCGGTGGGATACTGATTGGTAACAAGCATGGCGTAGGTTGAACCACCACCGCCTCCACCGCCACCTGCAATTGTGATTGTCTTAGTAGACTCATCACCCATTGTGAAAGTGATATCAGTCTTGGCTGTGTCTTCAGGATTCGGAGAGCTGTCTACATCGATAACTGCAGAACTCATGCTGCTCTGGAGTGTAAGAATATCAGTATTCATTTCCCTGATGGTTCTTGCGCCATCCATACCGATAGCTGTGTTATCAGCAAGTGTTGACAGGTCAACAGATACATTGCTGAGAAGACCGTCTACCTGATTCTTCGTATAATAATCACTCTTGGCAGTCGTAACAGCGTTGCTGATCTGCGTGTCTGTCTGACTCTTTGTATAGTAATCGCTGAGATCAACTTCAGGCCCGGAGCTGGAGGCAATCTTGTTATCTACTTCCTGCTTTGTGTATGTCTGATCCTTGGTATACACACTGTCTTTTGTAGCATAGTTCTGAAGCCTGCCAGATATATCCACATTGTTTACCATCTGCTGGACTTCTTCTTTATTGTAGTAGTCCTTCAGATAGCCTTCATCACCGGCAACACGATCAATGATTGCGTTGGTAACGTCGCTTTCCTTCATGTATTTATCTGTACCACCGGTAAGCTTTGTAGTAATCAGGTCATTGATCTGAGATTCAGATTTGAATCCTGATATCTTTGCTTCAATCTGACTCCGTGTATATACGTCAAGCGTAATAGCCTGACCGATTGAGGAACCTGTACTTGATATAAGCGAAAGAGTTCCGTTTGTAGCGTTATATGAAATGCCAGCAGCACCGCCGCTGACCTGATCGCTCAATGTTTTCAGAGCAGAGTCTATCTTATTCATGGCAGAACTGCTGTCCGTACCATTCACAAGTGTTCTCCACTCCAGAAAAGTCATTACCTTCTCGTCTCTAGGCACGAGCGGTAACTCATAATTTGTAGTCTGTGAAGGCATTTATGAACCGCCCCTTTATATTTTGTTTTATGTATCAACAAAATCTTTAAGGAGTATTTCATCTACATTCTGTAATGCCGTATCCTCATATTCAGATATATGCGGTGACTGATACCATTCAACCAGAGTTACAAAGTCTCCGAGTTTCATGGCATCTATGTTGCCGTATATCATATCTGCGCCAATCTCTGAGGTATCCATAATGACAAGCATGTTTTCATCATACATAGGTATAGGCTTGTCACTGTAGCCATCCAAAGCCAGATAGTCATATATGTACAGTGGGTAGGAGTCCACGAAATACATTTTATGTTGAACATTATCTGTGTTTTGTATGGCAATAGCAGAGGCAATACCCTGTGTGTAGTCTGACAGTTTCTTATTATAGAATGCAAAAAGATTGTGCGGGTCCAGTGATCCAACCAGGGACCACCAGCCTTTGTAGAGTTTTGGATACGCATACAGTATCTTTTTAATCGACTCCACTTTACTGTATATAGACATTGAATCATCTTCGGCATCTGTCCATGCAGACTTTCTGACGGCATCCGAAATGCCTTTCAGTGTCTTTGCATCAAGTTCTGTGAGAGACACCGGATCAATATGATCAATGGTATAGTATTCTGTTATATCGCTCTTCAGAAGCATTGGTTTAACCAGCAGCTGAAGGATCATCTTATCATAGTAATTTGTTAATACAGATCTGAATTGTTCGTAGTTGTCATACGGATAGCTGTAACGAATATTAGTAGGAGTCAGTTCATCATCAGCTATCGCAAAACTGAATTGTCGTTTGTCGGCTTCTTCCTGATCGCCGACAACGACAAAAGGTATATTGATTGCCTGATTGTCGTAGTTAAATGATGTCAGTATTTTCATGTCGATCACACTTCCAGATTAGGATCGTAATCCATAAGTGTAACTGCAAGAAGTCCTGATGGTATCATAAGAACAGTATTTCTTTCCACATAGTGCGGTGTGTCCAGTCTTCCGAATGAAAGTATATGTGCAGTGGATCCCGCTCCATCAAAAAGAACCCAGTAAGCTGCCTGCTTCTGACCAGACCACCATGAATTAATACTTTCAGGAAACACAATATCACTTGCGTTTGAAATGGTTGCATTCACAGCATGTGTAAAGTCTGTAATATGAATTCTTTCATAGCCTGTACCGGATGTCGGTTCATTGACCGTAATGTTGGAACCATCCACTGTGACTTCGGAAGACAGACCAATATAGAATTGTGTATCTGAATTATGATAAACATCTTCTACTATTTTATTTAGCCAATAAGGTGAATTCATAATCAGCCACCTCCCTCGTCAAAGTATCCGCTTTCAGCGCCTGGTGTATTGCTGCCTGTATTATCTTCTGTTACGTCTCCAGAAGTTGTATTATCATTGAATCCTTCTTGCACATGATCATTTGTACCACTTCCTGTACTGTCTCCATCTGTTGTACCAGAACCACTGTTTTCTCCTGGAGCATCTGGAAGGGGCGCAGGATCTTCGTCAAGATCTTTTGGTTTAGATTCCTGATTGTAGTTCGGACGTATTGTCAGTCTTCCCTGTTGCGCTTTGCAATACTTCTGTGATTTCATTTCAATCTGATAGATATATTCTCCACTGAGATTGATTGTATCAGCGTATTCAAATGTAAATCTCAGAGTTGCGTCATTATTTGAAAGCAGCTCGCCAGTCTTCTGGATAACCGGAGTCACAGTACTGATATCTTCTGCGGATTCAACACTGTTTGCGTCCACGATTGTCAGTGTAAATGTGAATGCATGAAGCTGAGCCGGTGTGAAGGTTACATTTCTCTCAGAATACAGAGAGATATCCCATGTCGTTGTATCACCGGCATACATTTCAAGAGACGGAAATGTATAATCGAAAGTTGTATCATATGCATCAGGCTTTGGTCTTCGTGTAACAGCCAGCACAATATGATAGATGGTGATACCGGTGGCTGAGTCTGTGATGTACACATAGCAGTGCACATTTCTGCCACGGGAAAGTGCTTCATTCGGAATCGGTGCAACCCATTTATCCTCTACTTTATATGCAACAGCGGTCAATGTTTCTTTCATACCGTCCACAGAGAACTGCATCTGCACTACTCTTGCCACATCAAGACCGGACAAACGGAGCTTAAGACCTTTATCATACTGATAGATTCCATTCACAATACGTTCTGTTTCAGGACTTCCAAGTTGAACATCTACATATTCATTTTTCATAGACTATTCCTCCTTATGAGAAGGAACATGCTACGAACTGAGTTCCGTCGAAATAATAAACAGAACACTGAACCCACTGGGAACCGTCAAAGTAGTACACTTCAACTTCCTTCCACTCGGAACCAGTGTAATATTTGATTGTCATACTTCATCAGTCCCTTTGAGTTCCTCTTCTGTGTCTTTTTCTTCGTCATAAACATCATAGATAGTCATTCTCTTGGAGCTTTTCCTTTTCGGTTCCTTGGTTTCTTCTTTCCGTATAGCAGTCTGCAGTCGTGCTATAGAAAGCGGAGATGAAACAACTGCTCCGTTATCCATGATGATCGTAGTTTCCTGCTTCTTATTGCCACAAGCATTGATTAACGTACCTGCCTGTCTTTCTTTGGATGTGAGCGCTCTGGCCTGATGTGCATGTGTACTCATCATGGCTACGATTCTTGTAGCACAGATGGCGACATCATCAGATACGTTAATGAATCTAAGTGGTATTTGATACATAAAATACCACCTCCTGTTATTCTTATTTCTTTTGAATCACAGACAGGCTGGCGCTTTGCTGTCGCGCCGCCTGTCTGTGAGGATATATATTACTGCAGAATTATTCCTTTGCCCTTGCATATTTAGACGGCTTAAGTACATTGTAATCAAGAAGAATAATTTCATCTGTTCCTGTCGGTATTCTCTTGCCGTTTACATATTTCATCTTAGGCTGTTTCTTCCATCTGTTCAGAGAAAAGATACATCCAGGTTCAAGTTTCTTCTGTTCATACGTCTTCCTGTTGATCCGCATGGAACCTGAAGTACCTCTCTGGATGGAATATATCTCTACGTTTATGCTGTATTTATCGTCAACATCTTCAACGATGTAGATATTGTTTGCCGTGTCTGCATCGTAGGAGAAACACAGACCCAGTAACTCATTCTCATCCTGAAGTGTTTCGTAAATAGGCAGCTTTTCATTTGGTGTATCAGCCTCAGTCTGCCGAAGCAGCGCCAGTCTTTTCTCGAAAGACTTTGTGCTTTTCGTGATCCTGTTTGTTCCTTCACGGAACTCTGCAGCAATAGTCAATAGTTTCTGTTCTTCTCCGAACTGTGAGAAGTATCCGATACGTATCAGAATATCTATCTGATTCTTCTTAATACTGGTGTTCATAAGAACATAGTACAGAAGATCCACAAACGTATCGAAGTGCATATCCTTCATGACGTTCAAGTCATCAGAAACATTCTGGCCTATACCTTTTACTGATGCCAGACTCTGGGATATGGTATGGTTTTCCTTATCTATATACCAGTCAGAATTGTTATGCCCAAACCTTGCAGGTTTTAATTCTATGCCTTTATATCTCTTCATTTCATCAATGATCAGAGATACCTTTTCCTTTTTACCTTTGTCAGTGTACAGCTTAAGGATTGTTGCATAGAACTCATACGGATACATGGTCTTCTCATAAGCGCAATATAGTCCGTCTATAGCATAAGCATATGCGTGACTACTACAGAAGAGGTAGCTAGCGCTATTGATTATAACTGTCCATACATCTTCTGCAGTCTTCTCTGCAAGCGTGCCGTCTACATTCTGTTTCTTTATGAGATATTCTCTGAAACCTGGTATAAACTGTTCTTTATATGAAGCCACTTTCTCTGGCTTCTTTTTCTTGATTGCCTTTATAAGAAGGTATGCTTCAGCCGGGTCAATGCCAGCTGCCTGTGCAAGCTGAAGAATCTGTTCATCGTAGAACAGAAATGAACTCTTGGCGGTATTGCCAGTCGTTCCGTTCATTCTCAGCATGTCATCCATAGCCGGGATACCATATGTATGCACAGTCCTTGAAACGAAATCGTTCACAAGACTCTTGGCACCCGGTCGAATTGCCGCAACAAAAGCGGCAAGTTCGACGGTGTTCTTTGGCTTGAACTGCATGGCTTTCTCAGTGGTTTTCTGTTTTTCAAACTGATTAACCGACTGAGTAAATCCATTGGCATATATATCATATACCTCTGGATGCTTATCCACTTCTTCAAGAAGCTGTTGAGGAGAAAGAGTGTTCATGCCAACACGTTTGAATACGTTATTGATAATCTCAACAACATCAACACGGAGCAGGTCACTTTTTACATACAGCTGTGCGTCAGCTGTGGCACCGTCTATATAAACGCAATAGGTTGGTTCCTTGGAACCGGGCTTTGGCTTGAGTCTGATAATGCCAATCTCTGATCTGAGATCCTTATGATACACCAGATGCGCACACGGATGAGGCGCAACACTGGTTACGATATTCTTAAACTGTTTGCTTTCATCTATGAGGCTGAGATATTTCTCGTCCACATAGTTCTCCAGTTGAACATCATCATTTACATCATAATCAGGATCATCAGAGTTATTTTCTATGGCATGTTTCATGTCAAGTTCATATGCACTAAGCTCTTTTGAAATTTCATTTGCAGTTGCAAAGTCTATGTTTTTTACCTTCGCCAGCATCTTAAATGCTGAAAGAGATTTCAAAGTATTCAGTGCTATCATAGGGAGACAGCCATACTCTCCGAAGATTTCCTTACCTGCACTCTCAAATGCCTCAAGGTTACAGATGTTTGAGTCTATATCCGGGAAGGCAACTCTCAGCTTATCCTCTGAAACAAAGCGTTCAGGATACATTTTTACAGGACATCTGAGCCTGTTGATAGCCGTAAACTTCAGGCCATAGGATGTGGCATAGGACGCAGCACTTCCCCTTGAAGTCTGCGTCACGATGCCGCCTTTCTTTTTGCCAAGCTCAAGCATATCGTACAGGCTGATAAAGTAATCAGCACTGTCTGTTTTGAGAACAGTATTCATCTCGCGACGCAGTTCTGCCGCCTCTTCCGGTGTCGGCATTCCTGCTTGCTCGATGTATCCGTCGCATACCATCTTCTGGTATAGGTAATTTCTCTGTTCCTTAGTAAGGTTTTGTCTCGAAATTGGAAACTTTCTGGACTTGTCGAGTGTTATTCCACTGAAAGTACCAAGCACCAAAGTGTTCTCAAAAGCTTCCTGTATCTGTGCCTTGCTGAAGATGTTCTGATCCAGCATCATCTGATAAGCTTCTTCTGAAGTAGGAAGGAACAAATCAAAATCATCATCGGATGTCTCATCCTCGCCCCTGGTCCTTGACCAGAGAAGTTCCTGTCTGAGTATTTTATCTTCCCTGTTTATGTAATGGCTGTCGGTTGCATAGATCAAAGGCCATTTATATTTCTGATATATCTTAAGAATCTTTTCGTTGTGCTGCAGCTGAATTTTTTGCGGATGATGCTGAATTTCCAGATAGAAGTTTTCTTTAAACATCTCATGAAGTGTAAAGCAATACTTCAATCCGTTCTCTTCGTCTCTCAGTGGACCGCCAACACATGCAGTAGTAACGATGAATCTGTTATAATCGAGCTTTGAAAGCAGATCGAAATCTACTCTTGCCTTTCTATAGAAGCCTGAGTAATTCGCCTCTGACAGCATGAAGTTGAGTTGCCTCAAGCCTTCATTATCTTTTGCAATAACTATGAGATGGAAGTTTCGTCCATCCGCTAGTTCTGGATTCCTGTCCGGTACGAAGTAACATTCCGCACCGGCTATTGGTTTCATCTTAAAATCATTATCACTGTATTTTTCACACAGATCAGCCTGCTGATATATATCGCTCCGGTTACCATGCTCTGTAAGACACAGTACTGGTATGTGTCTTTCCTTCATGGCTACAGCATAATCCTTTATGAAGGCAGGTGAATCCTTTTGTGTGAACATATTTGATATAACAGAATGACAATGGTATGGATAATATACTGGAACATACATCTTCATACCTCTTATCTAATTTATCTTCCCTGTCCTTTCGGACAGATCTTTCTGCAATTGCAGAGTTCTGTGCAGTAAAAATTGGATTTACTGTTTATTGTCTGGAAGAAATCAAACAGGTCCGCATTCTCAATCTTCTCGATTGTATCTGCGGCCCATGTATAAACTTCTACAAACCTTTCCTTCTGAAAATCCCTGAATGTTTTGAGTCCGTTTTCCTTAAAGAGATTAAAGCCCAGAAGATCAGGCCACTTACCATATTCATCATGAACATATTGAGAATAAAGGTACTGCTGTTTATACATTTCATCTTCGTTCTTTTTGAATTCTTTCAGACTCTTGCTTTTATGATCAAGTATAATCAGTTGTCCGGTCATCTTATCTTCAAGTATCATATCGACAACACCAACGAAAGGTCTTCCGTTGATGGTTGATCTGTACTTGGTTTCTGTTCCGAGTATTCTGTAATCTTTAAACTGATCAAAGTTTACAAAATAATCAAGGCATGTATTGTATGCTTTCTGTGAATACCCTTTTGACTCAAGCATCCTGGGCCATGCTTCAGGCACAGCTTCCTTATATCTTCTTTCGTATTCCGCAGGAAGATCTTCAGCAGGAATAAGACCTGTAGCCCATTCATCTATGAGCGCATGAACCAGACTTCCGAGAGATGCAAACGCATTGCCTACCGGTTTCTGCTTCTCTATCTTCTGTATATAAAAAGAATAAGGACACTCACAGAATGTAGTCAGCTGGCTATAGCTGTACACATGTCCTTCTTCAACCAATGACATAAACTCACCCCAGTTTTACAGGATAAACAGCATCTACTCCATTTTCTGACACAGCAAGAACAAGCTGATAGGCTGGTCCAAACATACGGTTCTTCAGCGTATATTCGTCACCGCCTGTAACAACTGCACCATTCTGTATCAGAGACATTTTATCGAAGATAATATGAGGTATATGAAGATGACCTGAAACAACATAGTCTATTTTTTTGTTTAAGGCAGACGCTATTTTTGATATGGTTTTCTGATAGTTCTTATCGTAATCTCCATGGATAGCCAAGTATTTTTTATTGTATATATCAAATTCTGCAAACGTATCATCCGGGCTGTCTACAAAATGAACATTCGAAAACTTACTGAGTGTGGCTTTGCAGTACCATTCCACAATCACATCAAGACGTTCTCCTTTCGGAGCATGGTCTTTGTTTGGTTCAATCCTTGAATGGTTCCCGCTCACACTGTTGATGTAAACTTCTTTGAAATTTGAAGCCAGTATTTCTATAAATCTTGCAAGCAATTCTGATATGCCTATGGTTTGATGTACTATATCTTCCTGGTTTTCCAGCTTAATTAATGGATGTATGCCTCCGCTTATAAGGTCACCCAAAAAGGAAACATACAATGCATTTTGGCAACAGTTTGTCTTTTTGCCGATATGTACTATCTCATTTGCGTAATTCAGAATTCTGTCTTCAGCTACATTTTCATTGTACTTGGCAAATACATTATCGAAACTTAATCCATAATGAATATCAGACAGCAAAACATAGAGAGAAGTTTTGCTGTCTGATATCTTGTATTCATGTTTGATCTCTGGAGGCTCTTTAACTTTGATAACTTCTATAAGCCTGTTATAGAATCGTTCCTGACGGGCTTCGCTTCTGATGTACTTTCTGTATTCAGTTTTCTCATCCCGCAGATACACTGTCATCTTCTGTTCAAAGATATCATAATCAATATCATCTTCAGAAAGAACGTCTTGCTTGGCCTGTTTGTAGGCCGAAGCAAGACGTTTATATTTCTTTCGCCAATATGATTCTGAGAAATCCAAATCAAACAATGAGTTGACCTGCATGGCAATTTCATCCCATCTGCAAGTCAACTCATTGTTCATCTTTTTATTTCCGATTCTCCAGAGATATTCCTCGACTGATTCGTCGTTTTCTTTTGCAATAAGGTCTTTCATGTTCGGATAAACTCCTTCCGACTAGAGTTCATCGTTGCATTCTATCTTTCCAGTCACTTAAATAGGTTGGTCATTATTGTGAATAATTGCAAACTCCTTGAGGTTCATAGCCTGATACTTGGGTTCCTTGATGCCAGTATGATCCCAGCCATACACCTTGGTATCGCCCATATTGCTCTGGAAGATACGCTTATTGGTGGGATCGTAATCACAATAGATCAGGTTCAGATCTCCATCGAGTCTGTTCTTCATAACACGGATATTAGGACGTTCAATATTCAGCACGGTGTCAGCCAGATTGGTGATATTGGCAGAGCCTGCCACATCATCATTGGTCATAGCCATACCGGGCTTGGTTTTCCTTGGATGCGCCACAAGCAGAACAATAACGCCATACTTTACGGCGAACTTCTTCAACATCAGAGTGATCTTCGTCTGAGCGGCAAGCTCATCTTCACGTCCGCTGGCAAGGGTCATCAGGTTATCTACGAGGAATACCTTTGCATGATACCGCTTCACAGCAGCCTTGAAGAGTCTGAGCATCTTGTCTTCGACGGGAGTGCTGAAATCATCGTCATCCCAATCTTGATTATCATACAGGATGAACTTATCGCCAAGCCAGTTCTGAATGCGTTCCTGAATTTCATCAGAGACAACAGGATAGTTCTTACCGGTGAGCTTGCTCCTGCGATACTCAACATACTTGCGTTCAGTTGCCTGAAGCACGATGCTGTTAAGGAAGCTGGAAGCACTGAGTTCTGCGCTGTAAGCACATACAGAGATACCTTCATCAACCGCATTGAGCAGGAACTTGCCAGTGATAGTAGACTTACCGGATCCACGCCCACCTGACACCACAACCAGGTCACCATAACCGAAGCCGCCAATGCTCAGATCAAGATCCTGAACACCAGTGCTCAGCACAGGCTTAAGACTTGGATCAACATACTTTACACTGCTGAGCTTAATGAGACCCCTAATAGGAGCAGGCTCGCAACGTTCGGCGATGTTATACAGTTCTTCTTCGCCGTATGCGATAAGGATCTCATTGGCATCCTTGCAAAGTCTGCCATAATCATTGCCATCATAGATCAGTTCAGGGTATTCAGGAGGAAGCATGCACACATCGTCGCCAAGACGCTTCATGACAGAGCGCTGCATCCTGATACCAGGTTCATCGTTATCTCCGAAGATGACGATCTCAGAGAAATTCTCAAGCCAATCCTTGCAAGTTTCAATCCATTCCATATTATCACAGCCGCAAGGAACAGACACAACGTTGGTGATGCCAGCTTCATACAGGCTCAGAGCATCAATCTGTCCTTCTGTGATATAGAGCTTCTTCTGGAAAGATACATTGTCCATACCGAAGAGAATAGGTTCTGTGTTGCTAATCTGCCATTCTTTAGGAGTACGGGATGCTTTATCATGTTTGCACGGTTTGCGGTACTTAACATAGGTAAGCACGTTGTTCCGATAGAACGGGAAAACAATGTTGCCATGTTCATCACAACCGATTCCAAAAGCATCTAATGTTTCTTCACTAATTCTTCTAGAGGCAAAATACTTGTTCACTTCATCTGTACGATCAAGGATATCCACTTCTGGGAGGTCATAATATTCCACTTTAGACATTGTTTTTTTCTCCATTCTATTTATTTTGTATTCACCTTGAGCGAAGTCATTACATAATGCGCGGAAAGTGCCTGTCTTTCCGCACTTCCCGCGCATGCAATTCCATGTACCAGTATCAAGGTTTATTGCAAATGTTTCTTTATCTCTGTACTTGCCGCCATCACAGTACGGGCAGTAAGTTGGTATGAGTTCATCACGTTTAATCCTGTATTCACCCAGATATTTATCAGCAAAGTCTATGATTGCATATTCCAGAGATACTTCCACTTGCAGTCATATCCTTAGAATGGGAGGTCGTTCTTTGACTGAGTTGCCTCTTCGACTTTGCTTTCTGCCTTGGAGCCTGATGCTTCGCCGCCTGCAGACTTCTTCCTTGCGAGGATCTGCACATTATTTGCAGTAATCCTCACAGCCTTGCGAGCAACACCATTCTTATCTGTGTAGTCTTCTACAGTGAGTTCACCGATGACGTTTACATTGGTACCCTTTTCAGCATTGTTCATCACATAGTTACCAGAATTACCCCAGACAGAAACATCAAAGAAGTTGGTGATGTACTTCCCGGCCTGATCCTTTCTTGTGGTATCAGTTGCCACGGAGAAGGTGGTCACAGTACGATCGCTAACTGTCCTCTGCACAGGGTCCTTGGTAAGATTTCCATTAAAGAATACATAAGCTGCCATTGTTTTTTATCTCCTTATTCTGCTGTCTTCTTGGTTTTCTTGGTTTTAGGTGTTGATGCAAGCTTTTCCTTAAGTATGTTATCGAGAGTCTTCAGTTTCTCCACATCTTCGCACAGCATGTGATTCGTCATACCAATGGTGGAACTGAATACATCCTGGAAGAATTCCGCTTTCTCTGCCAAACTCATATCTGCCGTTATTGCCTTGCCGCTGGCTGTAATGGACTTGCGAAGCACGTCAAGCTGTTCAGCAATTGCCGCCTTCTTCTTTTCCTCTTCCAGACGCTTTTCCTTCATCTCGTCTGTCTCCATGGGGATATCTTCACCTGCATAGATGTAGGTTCCAAGTCCATGCCTTGCGATTGCTTTGGTAATAGAGCGCTGAATTGTTGTGTTAACGTCCTTACTAGTAACCCTTTCAAGAGGGATACTGTCATTCTTGTAGTCCATGATATACAGACGTTCGATGAGTTCCTGTTCGAATGGATCGTCAGGGTCATCATCCACCAGTGTGACACCGGTCTTTACCCAGCAGGTTTTTCCATCTGTGTAATAGATGTTTCCTTCTGGATTTTCATATACTGTATAGTAGGACTTGGGGAAGATCTTTTTGAATTCCATCCATGCCCATGCCCATGACAGGTAACTGAGTTCTTTTATAGTACCGTCTTTGTTCTTTTGCTTAATTATTTCAATATGATCTTTGCAGTCAATGGTACTGAGCATCAAAAATCTGTTCTTCGACATTATTTCTTTCCTCCGAGTATTTCTTTGACAAGATCATCAATTTCCTTGGCTATCTCGTCATCAGAACTGCCTTTGCTCTTCATGCTGGACGCGATTGACCCAAGATCTTTCTTTGCCAGATATACATAAGCATCGCCAAGTTCCGAGATTTGTTTTGCCTTCTTCTTAATTCTGCGCATACGCCTCTTCTCAGCGATTCTGGCAGCGCGTTCCTTTGCTTCCTTTTCAAGCTTTGCCTTGCGTTCGAGAACATTCTCCTCGTCACAATAATCTACGATTCTGTGAAGCATGGAGTTTGTTCCGAAGCATTTCTTTGCAAAGGCGATACAGAATGCGGTGTAGATATTGTTTTCTGCATTGGCTTCCTTATCTTCTTTGCACATCTTGACTGTGGTCTTTGTTCCATCAGTCCAGTGGACGATGGTTGCAGGTCCATTCTGACGAATGAGTTCAGGAATTGGAGGAAAGGATTTTTCTTCCTTCATTGGTTCAAACAGACTTGGATTCATAATGATTTTGTATGCCGGTATTGAGATATTCGAATACGGATACATCAGCTTGGAGGAGTCATAGTAATCTCCATCGCCGTCTTTGCCTGTTTTATTGTTCACCCTGGAGAAATCGGACTTGCCTGCTGTGTTATCCAGCGTAAGGAGAGGTCCATCTGTAATTTTATTATTCCAGAGTTCCTCCAGAGCATTGATTCCGTTCAGGTAATTCAACTGATTGCCATCTGTTGTGGTACTATTAATCGTAAAATTATACAACATTTCACCCATAAGTATTTTCCTTTCTAAAAAGCCATGGATTCCATTGCTTCTTTTTCTTTATCTTCTGCGGAATCTGGCATTTGACACCAGATTCCGCAAGCAGAATGCTATCTGTATGATTGAATATCTCTTTTGCGTTTGGAATCTTGTTCTGATGGTTTTCCAGAATCTTCTTACCACAGTCCATGCCTTCACGTTTGAGAGACATATCAGGTACTCTCTTTATAAGAATTACCTGGCCTGTAGATCTTCCATATCTGTCGCATTCAAACCAGCACAGCATACCGGAAGGATAAAACTTCTTAGTATTCTTCTTTCTATACTTCTTACTGTCGTGCCTGTGTTTGCGGGTTCTGAATTTACTCAGAAAATCAATCATATAATCTTTGTCATCTATTGTCTTCACCAGAATCTTTGGATGGTCACGGAACTTACCGTTCGCGTCTATGACTCTCCATCCAGTTCTGTGTTCGGACGTTACCTTCGTCCTACACAGAACGTAGGATGGAACCCAGTTGCCAACCTTGATATCCGGGTCACCTACTATTGCAAGAAAATACATATCGTCAAAACCTTTATTTCTTTTTTCTTGGTATATATCTTTTCTTATGGCTTAATCTGTTCTGCAACGCTCTGTATTCCGCATTGCAGTCTGCACATCGAATCTCTCTTGAGTTGGTTCTCTCACACCATGCTCCGCAGTCACAGCATTCATAGAAGCCTGTTGCATTCTTTGGACAGCTGTGATTGTTTGTCCATGATGGTATTTTCATGCCGCAGTTATCGCATATGGTATATGTTTTCAGGTTCTCTTCGATGTTCCTTTCAGCTATATCACCGAATAATTTCCAAAACATTTGCTTATGCGATACCTTGTTGGCATTCTGACCGGCAAAGAGATACTTCACAATGGATGGATAACACTTCTCAAGTGAACCGAAATTCTTTATAAGCTCACTTTCTATATCCTGCTTAACGAAATCAATAATCGTAGCCAGCTTCTGTTCGCTCTTATCGGTTTCTTCCTGCTTTGTGGATACAATAATGCTCTTTCCTTCATTGTCGAGTTCAACGAATATCTCTACAGCTTTCTGGATGTATTCTGTCTTATCATCCATGATCAACATCTGCCAATTCAGTGGCGGTACATTGGCAAAATTCATATTGATATTGCCTATGCTGTCAAACTTTGCACATATGCGGTTCATAGTGCTGTCGTTTGGTTTAAGATATTCCTTGCGTTCAGACTTCGGAACATTAAGAAACCTTCTTCCATTCTTTGAGAACTGGAAGAAGTATGGCATCTTATTATTCTTACCGCCTATGGCTTTGTTGACCTTCTTCTTGATTGCCGGATACTTTTCGTATGTGTTATAGTCACCTGTTTTGGCGGCATCAATGACCACATTGTTAAAATAAGTTAACAACGCTGCCGAATCTGTATCAGGTTTTGTGCTATTCCATAACTTTGTCAGGGAATTGCTTACCTGACCGATGCCGCTATATTCGTGTGCGCGTCTTACACCTTCAAAGAATTCAAGTCTGGAAAGCTCGTGGTTGCCTGCTTTGCCAAGATCAAAGAACAGAGGAAGTATTTTCATTTTCTCAATATTTCTCTCTGCTATATTGATGATCAGCGGATCAGCAAGCACATGTATTTGGTCTCCGTCGCAATCGAATGCCAGGATTTTTGTGATAGAATCTTTTACACTGGTATAAATACCGTTGGTATAGAACCAGTTGTAGATATTCTGATCCTTCACAACCTTACGGAGAGCATGTTCCATGTAAAGATGAGGTGATCTGAGGCAGTCTACCACATCTCTATTTCTGTAAATCTTACAGGCTACCTCATCCGCTTTCAGAAGTCCTTCAGGTTCCTTTATGCCGAGAAAGTAATATTCACATGCAGCATACCAGTCCGGTATAGCAAACAATCTTTTACCGTCCCGTCTTATTCTTCCTGACTTCGCATCGAGCGTCCATTTCTTCTTGATATCTTTGATTGTCTGTTTTGTATATGCTTCACGCAGTAGTTCCGGATACAAAGAAAGACACCTTTTATAAGCATCTTCGGAGTCCTCATCTGCTTTAAGGCATCTCAGCATTGATTCCTGATTTGTGGCTATACTTTTGATTTTCTCGTAAGTTTCACTGGTAAATTCGTCTATTTCCTCGTCTTTGAAGTCTACCAGAGTCTGTATAAACTGATAGCAGAGATTCTTGTCCGGGAAATAATCTTCTTCCATATTTGTGTAACAAGCCTGGCAATTGTTTTCCTTGAAGCATTTCTTGTAATGATCCCATGAATCGTAATACTTCCACAGTTTGAACTGACTTTTCGTGAAGATAATCTGAATATTCTCTTTAATCAGGTCATGTTCAACGCCGTACAAGTCTTTGATCTTTGCTTCGCATTTATTAACCTCACAGAACTTTATGTAGTCAAAGCTAGCCAAGAGGCCCTTAATAAAAGGCAATCTGACCATCGTATTTTTTCTCATTACGCATGGAAGCATCATTCCGCATCCGTCAATATGATTGATGATTGTCGTGTTAATGCCTTTCTTAATGTTATATTGCTTATCAATATAATAAGATTCAGCAGTAACCGGTGCTTCAAAGTCATCTATTACGATGGATCTGTCAATATCGAAGTCAAGCCATGGTATCGTTGCACTGCTTGCCAGCGCAATATAAGCAAGAAGCTTATTTACGTTTATGCCGCCTCGTCTGTTGATTTCATCAAAGGTGAGGCCGCACATGATTCTTGGACTGATCCTTTTCCATTCATTTTCTTCGAAGCAGGATACTCTGTCAGTCCTCAATTGTCCTGCACTTGCCGTAACAAATATGTAATGCTTGTTTACGACTTCATTCTTGTCGTTTATAACCGGTACATCAAAGCCATCCAGTATAACCTGCTTGAGTATGTCCTCTGACTTCCATTTAAGAACGACTTTATCAAAAGTTACGTCCTTATTCTGGAGGTTCATGGCGCGACTCATCTCAGATGAGAACTCAGCAATTTTTCTGGATGGCTTTAATATTTCCCATGTTATGCCGTTTGGTATTCTTTTGTTGGTCTTTCTGGTGTCTACTATGCTTTCAAGTCTTACTTGTCTTGGTTTTCCCTGATGCGATGCAATAAGTTCGTCAAGCTCTTTCTGAGCGCTTTTCTTCTCTGCGATCTTCTGCAGTCTCAGGGACGGGTCATGGAGTTTGTCGTTCTTCAGTTGTTCATCTTCATAATCGATCTCATTGCTACGTTGACATATTCTTTGGTATACCTCCCATTCCTCATTTGTGAACAAATCACTTGTGGTCAGGGACATTAAGTAGATTTGCTCTGACAAGTAACTTTTCTTCGGCAACAGAACCACCTCCATATTGTCCGTGGTCTGTTTTGCTTCTCCCTCGATGGGCTTCTCTTCTCCCATTATAGCAATTCTCGAATGAGGAGAAATTTTCCGAATTGTTTTTACTTGTCATTCCTATGGTTTTTAATCGTTGATAAATGTTTGTTTTATCAACTAATTTATTTCTTATCATGCGGATCCGTCATCGCGCCGCGTAGACGGATCCGCACCACTTACTTCTTAATCTCTTCCGATAAAACCAGGAAGATAATGACGTAACAACAATACCCTGAAACTTAAATACGGACTTTAGGGATCATTTCCCTTAACTTGCATGTGTCCTTTTTTCAGGTTTCATGATGTCCAATAGTCATTCAATATCTTGATAATCAAACATTTATAAAACCATAGTATTGATAACCTTTATTCTATCAACTAATTTATTTCTTCCCAACGCAGCCCGCCTAACCCTGGGGAGGCGGGCTGCGTAGACCAAACGTTCTCATTCTTTCGATAAAACCAGAAAGATAATGCTGTTGCATTCAATAACTTGATAGAATAATGAATTTGTATTTGCTACATCAACTAATTTATTTCTTCTAGGAAAGCGCGCCCGGCTTCAGGCGGTAGCCTGAAATAGGGCGCGCTTGTCCATATCGGCTTATACTGTATTCCTTCTGATAAAACCAAAAAGGTAATGATCTGTAAGCAGTCATTCAATAACTTGATATCACAAATACATAAATAAATTGATTCAAACTTATTTATATCTTTCAATCCTGGGAGATGAGCAGCTCGCCGCTTGCGGCGAGCTGCGGACGCTCCCAGGAGAATCCTCATAATTTGAAAGTTCTGATAAAACCAAGAACTCTATCTTTCGATAGTATACTTTGAAATCAATTTATTATTCTTTCCAGAATTTTACATCTTTCCACCATTTAGGTACAATTTCCAATATTTTTTCATTCTGATTCAATGGTCTGTTTTCAAAACTGATCCAATAATATCTTGTATCATCTTTCAGTTCTTCATATCTTACATCTTCTTCAAGTTCCATAAGTCTATATGCGTTCTGACACTGTACATCATATATCGTAAGATATTTATCCGGAACAATATCAGTATTAATTCTTGTAATTCTGAATTTTATATTTTCGTTAAGATATTTTCTCATGAGATATGATGCATCTTGATTCAGCATCCTGCTTACATCAGATACTAATTTTTCATTATATTCCATTGCATTCAAACTTGGATAATGCGGAAGAAGACTTTTTAAAGAATTAAGATACGGCTTACCTTTTGCAATTACTTCATCTGTAACATTGATAAATTCATTGTTTTTGAAGAAGATCTTTGTAATTCTTTCCAGTACTTCCTTTTCCATACTTACACCACCCTTAATTTTTCGTGCAAATCCACTTTGAATTTTGAACCAATATGATCAATTATATATTCTGTATAAGGCTTGTCAATCATTTTGTAATACGAAATAAGCCCATTGATTTTATTAATTTCACTGCATGACAATATTTTTTCAAAGCAGACTTTTGTCAGCAAGGCTTTGAATTCTTTCTTCTTTCTCCAGCCAATGGTAATCTGATTATCCTTATTCAGCATAAGCCCGAGATTCCAGTTTCTTCCAGCTCTAGATCCATACCGAATCTTATCCTTATTGATTATATAAGTATAGTTATTCTTCCGGAAAGTCTCTTCAACGATATTTGTGATTTCCCTGAAATCAAACTTATACTTATGGCTGATAATAATATCATCGGCATATCTGGTATAGACGAAACCTTTGCTGTTAAGCTGTTTTGCAAGCTCGTAATCAAACGGAATCATCATCAGGTTAAGAAGCATTGGACTTGTAGGAGCACCCTGAGGCAGGCTGTCACTGAGGAAGCATACCTTTAAAACCTGCTTGAAATGATTCCTTGTGAACGAATAGTAATAAGACTGGTAAGGATTCAGAATATCATTGAACGGATAAATCTTGGATAACTGCTCAACAACCATATTATAATTTGTTGAACCAAAGCAGTCTTTGATATCGAGCTTAAGGAACCAGTTGGATTCATTTGCCTTATGTTTGTTCAGACAATTGACAATGCTTCTGTCTTCAATATACGCATATGCTGCAGCATGATACAGTTTGGTCTCATGATGCCTTGCAATATAATTGAAAAGGTTAATAATTTCATACTGTTTTCTTTTGAGATCTGAATTCGGTTCACTGATAACTCTCTGACCGCCTGACTTCTTTGGAATCAAATAATTATTATAATCTTGAATGCCGATCATACAGTCATCCGTATCAACGTATTTACCGTAGACAGAATAGAATAATCTGTCTATTCTTTCTGCAAACTTCTTTCTGTTATATACCTCGCTCTGTGGTCCATCTATTTTATATTCGGACCATCTGGTATATGTAGTCGGAAGAAATCTATACGTAGTAGGTGTGGTCTTTGAAAGATCAAACTTGCCGTCAATGAGATCGGCATATGACGGCAAGTTCTTACCCTTTCTGTAAAGTTTGATTTTTCGTGTAATGTATGGCATGTCATTACCTCATTAGTATGTATCAATCGTGAAATCAAATGCATTGAGTAGTATAATATTTTTCAATGTACTGTCTTTAATGAAGTTGATCATATTGGCTACGCCAAGAGCGCAGATTGCTCTTACTGTTGGACATACGGAAAGCGTCATATTGCATGCGCTTACAGGTGTATTTGCCATAGCTTCCTCATGTGTAAACTGCATGGAGGCAAGGAAATTTTCTTTGTCACTGTCTTTGGACCAGTCTGCCGCATAATGCTGTGCATCAACAAGGCGCAGTCTGTAGTCAAACATTGCCTTGATATTCAGATTGTTATAGTTTGCTTCAACAATCTGTCTTCTCAGATCAATGTTATCCACGGCAAGGATCACATAACCGCTCAGTCTCTGATTGAAGTAACCCGGCACAAGTTTGATAGTGCCGGGTTGCTTCAGATCATGATTGATACTCATAAGATGGTCGGCAAGAGCGTCAATCTTATTCTTGCCGATGTCATCCATGGTATAAATCTGATTTGCGATATTATGATCATCTACCGTATCAAAGTCATACAGAGAAATTTTCTGTATGCCGAATCTCACAAGATTCTCAGCGACTGTGGAGCCGATAGCACCACAGCCGATGATATGAATGCGTTCATTCAGTGTTTCAGGCTGGAAAAAGCTGTAAGACTTTACGATATTCATGTCATTTCTCCTTAGAAGGGATATGAATAGCCAGTTCCTTTATCATATCCGTATTCATGTTGTGTATATTTGTAGTCAACTTCGTAATCATCATCAGAGTCTTCGTAATAATATCCGTTATAGTAGGATTTCTTTTCACTTTTGTCTTTTTTCTTTTTGCTTTTGCTGTCACCCATGACACGGAGTGCTTCAGGCTTCTTTTCTTCCTTCTTGGTATACTTGAGAGCGTCTTCAAGGAAGAGATGCAGAGAATTGCCATCTTCAAGTTCGACATAATAGAAGATGTCATGCCTGTCATACATCATACCAGTCTTGGAATCATACAGTGTGAAGTTGAAGTCACCACGCTTGTTGAAGATGCCGAAGAGAACAAAGTCTTCATCGTTCATCTGATCGACGATCCTCTGTCTTTCATCCATATCAACAGCGGATGGTTCAGTACCCATATTCACATGGGAATGACCATAGAAACGAAGATCCTGGAAGCTTTCATCATCCAGCTTGTCCATCCAATCGTTGTATTCTTCTTCCTTGGTTGTCACTGTCGTGGCTGTAATATATTGGGGGTACATCAGAATATCATAGATATAATAGTTCTTATCATCGATTTTCTGTACCAGGCCCCTCCAGCCTACTTCTGTTTCGTATACATTGATCAGTGCAGTCATTTTGATATATGCCTGCATAGAGAAGATGATACCAATCGAAGGTCCTTCGGTATCCTTTTTGAGTTTGAGTTCATAAGAGATTCTTCCATCTGCCATCTTCATATTCAGAAGCTTGGAAGAAATCTCAGAAATAACCTGATCATAAAGATCTTTTGTCATTTTAAACGGACACATAATTATTCTCCTTTGAGCAGTCTATTGATGAGTGTAGTAGTGAATTCATCATTCATATCAATTCTGTAGGAAGCTGCTTTAGCATGACCGCCACCGCCTCTTGGCTTTGCAATTTCAAGGCCGAGATTCGGCGATCTGTCACCGCCTCTGAGATGTACTGTCTTGTTGCTCATGTTGATGATTGCGGCGTAGTCGATTGCACCGCAATAGTTTTCAATAATCTTATTGCCGACAAGTGAAAGATTATTTTCAGCAAATACCACGCCGACATTGTAGTCACCGTCTTTCACGATAATGACTTCATTTGCCTTTCTTTCGGCATAAAGATTGTTCTTTGTTTCCTTGTTCTCAATGGCATTGTAAAGTATCTTATTGTCGATAGAGAATTCGTCGCGATCCTGCATGATCAGAATATCATCCACGATATCCATGAACATTTCGTGGTCTACCAGATAGCAGAGATGATTCAGGATCTTTGGCAGACTGAGATAGTCTTTATCATGCTTGTAGTTGTCATACTGAGTTACCGCATGAACGAATGATTCAAGCACCGGAACACCTTCATTGAACAGATATTCCTTAGTGAGCTTGGTTCCGCATGTATCATCACTTACTTCGACTGTGGCCCAGTCATACTTGTTCAGGAATTCCGCAGTCTGATGATGATCAAGCAGGACGATCTTGCGATTTGAGTCTTCTTTGATAATTTGATCCAGTCTTTCAGCGGTTTCTTCATTGATCGAGATGTCTGTGATCAGCAGATTTTCGGATTCATACCGTCTTTCATCAATCCATCTATTTACTTTTTCATTAATGGTAAAATACTCCATATATTCCGCTTCATACTCTGCCTTGGTTACGTCTGTGTAGTCTTCAGGAGAGTATTCCATCATTTTTTCTACTATTACATAGAGTTTTGCGATAGCGGAACAGCTTACACCATCGAGATCAGTATGTGTGAAGTGCCTTAATTTCTTCTGCATTTCATATTCCTCACTCTGTATGCATAAGGACATTGCTTTTGGATATGCAATGTCCTTATGCGGTCTGTTGTTTAATCAATGTTCATATAATTCGTAAGTTCTGCGGGAGAGATAATTTCGCCTTTGTATTCAATGATCTTATTCTCAACAGAATTGTTGAAAATATCTTCAATGAATCTGTTCATTGTTGCATTCTCTGCTACATTGATAGAACTTGCCGACATCTGACAGAGCTGTATTGCATCTATAACCCTGTTCTGGCTGAGGCATTCATTGATCTTATATTCGTATTCCCCAAGACAGTTATAGAATTTGAGATGAGGATTACCAATATATGTTTCAGTGGCTCCGTCACTGCCGCGTACTATATAATCATTGATATACAATGTATACAGTGCGGAAACCCTGATCTTGATTTCATTCCGCAGAAGCATATTGAAGAATTCTCTTCTATACTCTTCTTCAGTATAATTCCTGGCTTCTGGAGTCAAATCATCAGGATCCCATTCAGGCGAATCCCCATTGATGATAGACCACTCATCATTGATCATGGTTTCAAGTACTTCATCATCCCACTGAGACAGAGTAGAAAGCACCTTGAACTGAATAGCACCGGCACTGACATCAATATTATCAAGTTTGAGCGTATTGTCATTACAGAAATACTCAAGCAACGCATTTCCTTCAGGATTGCTGCTGTTGATCGCCGAGTACTTAAAGTTCAGTTCATTCTTGGAATGATACATGGAAACAAGAGCCTGTTTATTCTTTTCAATTTCTTCGTTTAATCTTCTGATCTGTTCGGTAACTTTCTTTTTCTGCAGATCCTTGACTACTTTATTGAAATCCTTAAGTGATGCGTTGAGATACATCTTATAGAAGTAGTTGTCTCTGTTGATTAGTTTTTCAAGTTTCTCAATATAATATGAGACGCTATCACCGCCAAGAGCATTGAGGTATTCTTTCTCAAGGTTATCAAGAGGCTTGTCTTCGAAAAGCCAAGGCAAAAGTCTTGCAATGTATCCGGAGAATATATGCATATTTTCTGCATATATTGTATTCTGAATTACAATTGTGTATCTTTTGCTATTGTTAACGAATATCCTCAACCTGTTTTTCTTTGATGCTATGGACTGAGTATTCAGGTAGAACTCAATATCTTCAAGTTCATCGCATCCTTCAGGCGGCACATATGCCTCTATGGATTCATTTTCAATTTCAAAGAAGATGATTTTCGAGCAGTTCATCATATTAGTGGTAAGCGTTTCAATATGATTGATAAAGCTACCTTCATGTTCATATCCAAAATTGTAGATAGAAAGAACATCTTCATCTTCTTTCATACGGGGTCTTGCAATCAGTTTCGCTGTGATCAGAAACGTTTTATCTGCCATATGATCGTTTCTGTTGATATACTCAATGTTAGGCACTTCTGCCCAGTCTTCGAGTATTTTGCTATATCTTACTTCTTTTGAAAACGGCATAATAACTTCTCCTTTTTATTATTTAAGCAGACATTGCAGAATCGAACTGCATATAACCTTTATGTCCATATCAGAATGGCAACTCATCATCCGCTGCTTTGTTTGTTTTCTTATTGTCATTGATTTCCATATATCCTTCTATGATATCGCAGTAAGGATATTCATGTTTTACCATGAGCTTTGCTTTGCCTTTGGAATATGCGATGTCAACAAGATCTGTACCATCGTAAACAAGCATATATACTTTTCTTATTTTACTCATTTGTATTCTCCTTTCTACGTCATAACTGTAAAAAAGAAAGCCTGCCCTTTTACAGGCAGGCTTTCTTGTGTCAGGCCAATCACTCAAAGGTGATCATAGATTCCAGCTTTGCCTTGTAGTCCTGCATCTTTTCGACGATCTTGCTGTCAGTGAGGAAGGTCTCCAGCTCATTGAGCTTGTAGAGAGCCATTCCATACTGGGCCATGATATACTTGCCTGCATCTTCCTCAGGAAGATCGACAAACAGCTGGGCCATGGCATGACCTTCTGCATCGGTGTACTCACCGAAGTCAACGGACCAGTTGTTGAAGTTGCCACTGCCGGGGACCAGAGAGATGGCGAAGGAGGGTTCTTCCTGCTCATTGTACATGGTCAGGCAATCAGCATCATACTCTTCAATGGCCTTCAGGGTTTCCAGAGTGAAGCTGGATACGACAGTCAGGACATTGCCCTTGACAGTCATATTTGCGGCATTGTCACCCTTCTCAATTGCCGCAATGCGATAGGTTCCGTTGGGATCCAGGTTCAGGGTATCGATGACAGTGCTGGTGTCCTTGATCAGCCTGCCATTGATATTGGGAGTTGCATGGCCGATTTCAATGCCGGCTTCTGCGAACAGTTCAGCGACGGTCTTGGTGCCATCAACCATGATGGTCTTGCGATTAAGAGAATTAGAAACTACGAAACGGTACATATACATCCTTCTTTCTTTTTATCAGGCATTTCTTGATTTTTTTGTTGATTATTGATTTGAAAAAAAAGTTAATACGATAATCTTCACGTCGGACTTCTTGCTGTATTCATGCTAAACTCCTTTTTCATAACACGGTGACATAATTAGACAACACTAATTAGATCATATGAATCATTCCTTTCATAGAAATGAGTAGACCTGGATGGAGTCGGACCATCTACACATGGCTTATAAGGCCACTGCTCTCACCGATGAGCTACAGGTCCAAAGTGTGCGTAAACCTCATTGATGTAAACCGCACTCCCACGATCACGGAAGGTTACGTGCTTCTCAGCTTGAAGGATTGGCTCCACACATAACAAGATCAACATGGTTTTATCTGTTCATTATGAATCTGACAGAAGGTTTCATAAAAATTGGATGGCGCGTAAACTTCATGTCTTTGTAAACCGCGCATCATCTGGAGACCTATGTGATCTCCAGATGTTTCGAGGTACCAGCTATTCTACAAACCATTGAAATTTAGGTTGCTGGAAGTTTCATGAGTTTTTGATTCAAATTTGAATTCTATATTTGAGGTTGAATAAATTATCAACCGATAAATTAGAATCGAAATTTGAATCAAAAAACTTACACAGTGACAGGACTTTTAATTAAAACTACCAGTCATCATCGTCATCTTCATCGTCTTCAAAGTCCTTGTCATCCCAGTATTCACCATCGTACTTGGATGAATCACATGAATACGAATAAACATCGTGCATTACTGAATAAAAATCATCCATATTTAATCCTTCTTTCTCGTAACGCCTATATCTTGGAGTAATTCACAAAAAAATAAGGCTGAGATGTGGTACAAGCCGATGATGATGATCTGATTTCATCATCGGCTCAGTACTCAACATCTCAGCCTTACGCTAAGATCACATAAACTCAGAAGGGCAGGTTGTTGGGATCAACTGCAGGCTTCTTTGCCTTTGCAGGTGCGGCCTTCTTGGGTGAAGCCTTCTTGGGTGCAGGAGCAGGTGCAGGAGCAGGTTCTTCAACTGCTTCTTCCTCAACATCCGGAGGGATCACCATATCGTCTGTCTGCTCAGTGCGCTTGGGAGAAAGGAATTCCACGCGATTCGCGTTCATAACGTTATTCGCATAGTGATTTCCATTCTTATCCTCTCCAAGCTGTGCCTGCATGATTCCTTCCACATAGACTTTGGAACCGGTGTGCAGGTACTGCTTTGCGGCGTTTGCAAGTCCACGCCATGCAGTGATCTGGATGTACATTACATCCTTATCACTTATCTGATCTTTTGCCTTGTTGTAGGGGTTATTCACGGCTACGCGGAAGTTGCAAGCCTTCACGATGTCACCAGACTTGAGCTGGATTTCACGAAGGACGGGTTCAGAGCAGAGATTACCAATAATAGTAGTGCTGATCATGTTACTTCTCCTTTTCTTCACATCTACCTTGCGTAGATGGCTCATAAAATTGGAAATTTCCTACGAGGCGATTTGTATCCTTTCAGGGCCTGACGCCTTCACCATAATGGCTATTCACAGGCTAGGATGACCGGAATTGCGCATATTCCAATCATCCCATTTCATATCTGAAATTGCCTATTTGCACGAAATCTTTGTTCATGCAAAATAGGCATATTCAAATCATATTAGGATATTTAGGTTTCATGATATTTCATTTTTTGTAGAAATATCTTTTCTCCACAACCCCAAGCCCCTCGCCGTGCGAGGGGGCCTCAGGCCATGGAGAATCATGAACGCCAACACTTTCGAACTAACAGGTCTGTGAGATTTGCACTCACGAACAAATTGAAATTTGTTTTCAATTGTTCCCTATTGACCTGATGCGCCATCTGCGGATCGGTGCGCAGATGGCTTCATCATGAAAGGAGGTCATCATGAAAGAAATGGAATGTTCGTCAACACCCCACACCACCAAGCCCCTCGCCATGCGAGGGGATGGCGAAAGCCGAACGTGGATTAGAACAAGCAAGAAGTAATGATTGATGCAATGAACATAGCAAAAGAGGCCAAGAGTGTAATCCTGGCCTCTTTTGCAGATGCTTCATTGTTTTCATTTTCTGCAAAGAAATTCATGATACAAGATACTATGAACATAATAACTGATATGCCGATAAGCATTTATTACGCTCCTTCCATTTAATTTTTGCTTCTTGTCTTACCTGCATAAGGATATTTCCTAATTTGTTTTCACCTTCAAGAGTACGGAGATCTACTCCCCAATATTTATCCTTCCAGGTATTACCTTCATAAAGAAGCTCCTGCTTAGTATCGAGGAGCTTCTCCATAAGGGCAGGATGCTGTTCAAATTTAGTGCGGACAATGTCTAACATGATTTCTTCTTTTACCTGAGGCCAGTCACTTCTGAGAGTGACATGATATTTACCGAACTTTCTTGCTTCTGGTCCACTCAGTTCAGTAAATTGCTCTTGCATTTCAGGCTCTAATACCTTCTGAGCCTGAAATGCACTTTCAGCAGATTTATATACAAGTCCTTTGTACAGAATTTTACAGGGATACATGTTTGATAAGAAGAAATATTCATTCTTAAATTCTTTGATCATGCGGCTGACACCTCCTCTGAAGGTTTCACAACAACACAATTATCTGTGCTGGGCATGTGACATGCACAGCATTTGCCACAATGATTGACATTTGTAATCTCAATCTTGTATTCAGAGATATCATTTCCAATCATGAGTGCATAATCGCAATCAATTGCCATATGCACTTTATTGGCATTGTCATGCATACACATGACTTCGCAAAAGTCTCCAATATTGATCTTTGGACGTTCTTTGCAATATACAAGTACATTCCTGTACTTACAGACTAACAAATAGCTTTGAATAAGTCTGTCAGTCATAGTGCTGTCACCAACTAAGATTTGATAGCCTTTGTGCATCATGCTATCAAGCTTATTCATTGTCCATGTATCAAGTGAGAGAACGCTATCTGAACCACCAATATAAATTTTCATTAACGATACCTCCTTTATTTTCTACATCTCCAAGACAGCCTCTCAGGCGGTTACTCACGCCTGAGAGCTGTCGATAAAAAAAAGAGGAGAAGCTGTCACTTCTCCTCAAAGGATCACTCGATACGATGAGTCAGGCCGATCAGGCCTTCCATGTTGCGTGCGATAGTCTTCATTGCATACATATCTCTGTCATGAAGATTTTCGCATTCAGTGCGGAACATATTTGCCTGTTCTACTGTTGTAAACGTTGCTATCACTACCGCTTTCTGCTGATAAGGACCATGTGCACTCATTGTAACCGTTTTCATGAATGATTCTCCTTTCACAAATAACACAAACTTGTCTTCCTTCGGGGATAATTGCACCACAGCAAATACAGCGATCTTCCATGGCGATACCTCCTTTGTTTCAAAATGGAAAATGCCCTCAATAACGTGAGGGCGAGCGTTTTACACGAGCTGAATTGCAGGAGCTGTCCTGAATCCTTTGAAGACAAACTTGTGGACTACGACTACCTTGCCGTCTTCAATCCTTTCTTCAGCTACGCGTTCACTCTGTCCGAATACACAGGTGAAACCGTAAAGCTGAAGCTCTGCAATGAGCAGAATTGTAGCGGCATACTCGCCAGCAACCATGGCGACTTTTGCATCGCCATATGGTACTGAACCTGCGAGGTCACGAGCTATCTCATGACAGATACCTCTGAGTCTTCCATCTGTCATGTCAGGAGTGATTACCGGGAAAGGCACATCTACCAGCTTGCCGCCCATATGCTGGGCGACGGCTTTCTGCTCTTCAGACCAGGTGCTCTTTTCAGCAAAGATGGGGTGATTGGAAACATTGAAGAACATGGGGATACCTCCTAATATAAAAATAAGTCCGAGTAGCAGGATTCGAACCTGCGGCCTCCTGATCCCAAATCAGGCGTGCTACCACTGCACCATACCCGGATATTTGATGCGCTTACGCCACCTCTCATCTACGCATCTTGCGCCAACCATTTCTTTGACGCATCCCTGACTACATACAACGCCTGTAGTCTGGCTGGGCTTTTCGATTCACCTACGGCTAGTTCACTATCCACGAGAAGTCATACTGGCGAACTAGCAATTCCAGTATGAGTGACCATGCAGGCACCCGATGTTTTTTTGCCCTTATTTCACCTGCAGGGCTTTCTTTGGGACAATGGAATCAACCTCTTTCTATTTAGATTTTGAAACCACCACCTCACCAAGCCCCTCGCCGTGCGAGGGGATGGGGAGAGGACAACACAAATTTTTCAAATTCTCGCGGCTTTATCTCTAAAAACCCTTATGTCACTCTTTTCTTTCGAGCCGTAAGGCGAAGAAAGAAAAGATGTTATACTCCACAGAGTCATATGGGTTTAACAAACAGAGAGATAAAGGAACAACACGAGTAATCCCCATGCGATCGCTGAGACCAACGCAAGCGAGAAGCATGGGGATGATAAGAAGAGAGATGTTTATATTCAATTTTTGTTTCGGAACAAAGAGGTAGTCGCATCGCTGTCGCTCTTTTGGAGACGCGACAAGCGATGCAGATCAGCAGTGGTCTTACACTAGTCAGTATTAAAACTAAAAGTGTGTGAAGACGCTACGCTAAATGCTCGTTCACTTGACGGTATCAAGTTCACTCGCATTTAGCGTCTGCTTAGTGGGTTTGTAGAGATGCTCTCACGAGGTGAGAGGAAGTGGAGGAGGAGAGGAGGAATGGAGAGGAAATGGAACATAGAAAGAACTGTTCCACGCCAGTCTCTCCTGACTCCATGACAGAGTTCCCCTCAAAACCAAACACGAGTATTTTCCCCCATTAATAATATGGAACCCATTTTTCGCTATTTTTAGATATAATTCTATAACTATTTTATATATAGAATTATAACTAAATATTCCGCAGAAATGTGGATTATTAAAAGGGTACAGGACCGAAGTCCATCTGAGCCACTTCAGGGAATTCCCTCTCAAATCCACCCTCATAGAAGAACTCATGAGCATCCTTTGCTTTTTGAGCAAGGAACTCTTTAGACATTCCAAATGTCTCGTCTTCTTCAGGGTAAATGTTATTGAGAGGAATGTTCCAGAATTCACTGGCAAAGAGCATCATCTTGGTCTCATCCGACATATGCTTATTGTTGAAGTAAGCATACTTGGGAGTCCAGTTGTGATCTACCTTTGCCACAATCCTGGTCTTCTTCTTGCCAACTTTGTCTGCAGGAACGCTTGCAAGATCTCTTAACTGTTGCCAGTCAAGATAGATTGTATATACGCCATTCTCATTGCTGTATTCAATGAATCCATCATCTACCAGTTTCTTGCGAACACGACTGACATGTTCTTTGAGAATGCCAGTCTTATTCTCAATATACTGTTTTGATGGAGCAAACCTGTTGCTACAACATCCATACAGCATGAGCAGTTTGGCCTCTTCTTCTTTAAGGCCAAACTTGTCTATTATCTCAGTGACAATAGATTTATGAGATACACCTTTGAAGTTGTTGAAGTGTATAACCTCAGGTGGGTTTACCATATACATCATCCTTTCTTTTCTCCCATTACAGCAATTTTCGAATGAGGAGAAAAAATAATGCTCACCGCCAATCACAGCGGTGAGCATTATGATGATTCAGGAAATCGGCAGTTCAGTAATAGAGACTTCATGGTCTCTATACTTTTCCTTAGGGAAAGATGCCATCTTTTCTTTCTGAAAAGCCTCGGCATCTTTCAGATTGCGAAACACCTTCACAGGAGTTATATCCTCTTCCCATTCATAACTGTTGAACATGAAGAAGTGCACCTGTACAAGATAAACTTTATTTTCCATGATAAACCTCCAAAGTCTTTATATATTTTTGGAGAACGTCTTCTCCACATCACCAAGTAGCGGCCTTGCCGCGTTTGGTGAAGATATCACATGTGTCACGATGACACATGCTGTTTAGGCCAAGTAAGAAAAAAAATACCCACATACAGTGTCTGCACAAACACTGCATGTGGGTAGCAACAATTCACGCCTGTTGCAGGCGGTTCATCAGTCTGGGGTGAACATCCGCTATAATCATCCAACATGTTGTGCAAGACATGCTGGATGAAGTTCACTATATGCATCCCTTTCGGGATGACTGAATTTGACCACAGTCATCTTTCAGACTGCAGTGGCTGGGTTGCTCTGCCAACCACAGGGCAAATGATGGTCATTTGCTTTCCATCCGGTAGGGCCTTGGCCTACACACCAGTCAGTATTTTAACTACAGGACTAGCCTCTGCGCATGGACTTCATTCATCCAGATGCCGCCCATGATAGCGTCTGGATAAAAAGTCAACCTAACTTTAACGTCTGGTTGACGAGACGTTGTCGGGGCTAGGCCGACTGACACTAGCTCAATGGCTTTCGCCGAGCTAATTCATCATGCAAGACCTAGCCTCTTGCATGTGACCCAGTGGGATTTTCGAGCCGAACTGTCTCACGACGTTCTCCACATCACCAAGCAGGCGCCTTGCGCCGGTAACACAAGTCTATTGAATGTGTTACTGTAGCATGGCACCATAAGCAACTGTGTAGGCCGATACCGCATAGAAGCGGTGAGAGGCCGAGCAGTTGCGCAAGGTGAGCAAGACTCAGGAACAGTCGCTGTGTGAACGCCGTGTGCGCCCCACGCACACGCGGTTCACGCCAGCGTGTTGAAGTGAACGACTCACTGCTTAACCCAAGCATGTGGTACAGTTTACCCACAGGTTCAAGCCGCCGCCGTGCGGCGGTGTTACACGCCCAGAATGGGTAAACGCCAACCATACGCCAAGTAATACTATAAGAACAAGTAAGGCTCACGCCAGGAAAATGTCCCGCCCGAACAGGTGCTGTCCTGGATTTTCCCTGGGGGAGGGAAATAGAGGTGAGCTGATGAATAGCGGTTTGCCATCATCAGAACAGGGGTAACCACCACCCTGTTGACCCAGCCTGTCTCACGACAGTCCGGGTTTCGGCATATCAGAAGGGCAGCTCATCAAGCCCTTCAATTATCGTAGGAGTAGTAACGATATTGCACCTCCTTTCGAGCCAGTCGAGGTACTCGTCCTGCTCTTCATCGGAAGCGTTGTTGAAGTCCCAGGGTTCATCATGATACACGGGGAAACGCTCCTCGTATTCATCTACAATCCGATCGTCCGGGCTGTCGATTAGATCAGCCAGACTGTCTTCGGGACCATAATCGGGATCCCAAAAATACAGATTAAAATGCTCATCAAACAATTCGATGTATTCAACCCTACGATCCTCATTAAGAGTTTCTACATACTTAATAAGATCATCGAGCTTCATGGATTCCGGATTCCTGAAGCCCTTTTCATTCCACCAGTCGTTTTCGGCCTGAAAATCTTCTGCCAAAATGTCCAAAGGAGTGCTCATAGTATTGTTCTTCATAATGGTACCTCCAGTATAAAATAATAATTACTGGTTTGACCTCCCACCAGCAAGGCAGTCTTACGTGCAGATTACCGGCTGCACCCAGGTTGCATTCCAGCAGCACCTATGCTAGAATTCATTTCGGACTTTTTGGATTAGTCCTCGCTTTCGGAGTTATAGTACTCGCGGTACTCTTCCTCTGTGGCGAAGGGCATCCAGCTTCCGTCATGGAGACGGCCCATGACGGAGTAGCCAGTGTAATAGAACTTCACTGGTTATCCCCCTTTCCGGCCCTGGTGTTGGTAGCACCGGGGCTTAAGTTGTATTGGTGCGATACTGACTGTCACTCCTACCGGGAGTCTCGTACACCTTGCGGTGGCAATGGCTTTCACATTGCTGCTGGATTACGCACCAGCTTGCGGCATTTGACTTGTCTGGCCTTGCAACCAGCACTCACAAGCCCGTATTATGAGTGGGGCATTACACCCCGAAGGGTGTGCTCTGCGGGTTGACGAAAGGGGCCAAGTCAGAGTAAACTGACAAGGCCCCTTCGTCATTGGGGAATGGGTTATTCGACAGCGCTTGCTGCTGCTACAGCAAGCGTGTCGCACCTTTCGTTGAGGGGGTTACCGGCATGACCGGCAACCTTTTCAACGTGGAGGTGTGTGCACTTTTCTATGGAGAGTGCACAGAACTCCTCCCAGAGGTCACGGTTTTCAACAGGCTTTCTCTGGGCATTAATCCAGCCTGCCGAGCGCCACTTCTTAAGCCATCCCTTTTCGATGGCGTTAGAGAAGTAGGCCGAATCTGAATGGATGGTAACCTCGGCTTTGAATTTCAGAGCTTTCAGCCCTTCAACTACAGCCTGAAGTTCCATCCTGTTGTTGGTGGTGTTTGCGACACCACCGCTTATCTCTTTCTGGTGTTCGCCACACACCAGAACCGCGGCCCAGCCACCGCGGTTTTCTGCTTTGCCATTACCTTTGCAGCTTCCGTCGGTCCAGATGTGGACCTCCATGGGCTGCTTGGGAGCAGCGGGAGCGGTTGCTGCTTTCTGCTCCACGGGAGCAGGAAAGGCAGCGGGAGTAGGCTTTACAGGCTTTACATCTGCAGGCATAAATGCCTTGCCGCCTACTGTATAGTAGGCTTTGAAGCCTTTGCCGATTGCGCGGCGAACCGCGTCTTCTGCCTCACCAATGGTGGGCATTTCGCGGTCGCCATTACTCCCATCAGGTGCCTGCCACAGCACCTTGACGGCGAGATCCGGCTGGTTGTCCAGATCAACCAGCTCGGCTTTGCCGGCATCCTGGTTCCACTTCCAGGTCTTAATTACCTGATTAGAACCAGAGCGGACGGCCTGGCAAAACTGAATTGCTTCGGCCTGCGTAGCAAAGGAGAAATAAACTTCTTTGCCTTCGCTGTTAACAAGAGAAACAGAAAACTTCTTAAAGGTTGCCATCATGGTCAACCTCCTTCCATATATTTGCCCGTTGTAAGAGTTGCACTCACACTGATCGTCATCAGCCAACTCGGACGAACATAAAAAGTTCTCTGTACGGGATGAAGCTTCTGGTTTCCCGCTATGCTTTCGCATTTCGCCAAGTCACCAGCTTGGCACTAACCCTCATCAGGCGGGAGGGGAACGAGAAGAGGGAGGCTGGATGTAGAGTCCAGCACTCCCTCTTCAAAGTCACTCGTCCATGAAGAAGCCATCGCCTTCATCGGCGAAGCACATGTCTTCGTCGAGAACAGCGAAGTCCTCTTCAGATTCATCAGGACAATAGGCATCTTCAGGGTTGTCAATATCTTCATTCTTGATTCCCTGATTAGCCTTGAGATTTGCTACCAGCTCCTCACCGAAGCAAGTCCACAGAATGCGGAACTCCTTCTCGTGAGCAGCAATATCGATGTCCTTATAGCCGTTATAAACGGTCTTGATAAGGGCATCGACAGTTTCTTCCTGTGTCATGCCAGCGTTGAACCCTCTTGCGAGGATCTTCACTCTGAGGTTTTCATAATACCTCTTCGTGAATTCGCTCGTAGCCATGGAGTTGTCCGTGGCTGCGCACAGACGTGCGTACTCGGTACGGAACTCCTTGATGGCCTCACTCAGGAGGTCAGCCAGACCAGCTTTCCCTTTTGTATGCTTGGGATCGCTGGTCAGCTTGAGATACCTGAATTCTTCGCTGCTATGTGCGTCCACATACAGCGTTTCATCCGTAAGGACACCAATCATCTGTGTGGCATAATCGAGAAGATGATGTCCGTAGTAGTTTGATTTCTCAAACTCCCTACATTTCTTCTCGACAGCTTCGTCAGTATTAGGAGCAGGAGAACTCTTCTGATACGCCATGTGGAGAGGGCGCTTGGCATATTTATATGCTTTGCCTTCTGCAATGGCGTACCATGCCTGGACCTTCGCACCAGTACCTTTGGCAGCGTCGATGTCCAAGGTGCACGCTGCTTCGCCTATGGCGTTTTTCTCAAGATCATAGGCGGTACTGGTTTCCCAGTCCTTGTTCTGCTGTGCGTCCACAGCACGAACTTTGACTATACCCGAGCAGATTATGCCAACCTCCGACGTATTGGCTTCAAGAACATGATTCCAGAAAACCTCATCAGAGTAAGGCTGCTTATGTCCATCAGGCTTGGCCCACCTCACGGTGAGATATCCAGTAGCCTTCAGGGCTTTCTCAGCCATGGCATATACCTCTTCGTCTTCGATGATGAACACCTTATCACCATCGAAGTCGGCCTGCATCCGTACCATGCTATCGTCCAGCATGGAAACATAAACAGTGTTAGAGGTGTAGAACCCATAATACTTTTCATCAATCTTCTGCCGGGTTCTGAGACAGAAATTGATCCCGGGGAAGGGATTGCGAGCCATAACGACTCGCTTTCCTTCCTCACAACCAGGCTGAATGATATTACCAGCCTGGATGTAGGGACGATTGTCACCACACCATGCCCTAAAGATACCGACAGTATCAGGAGCAAGGAAGAAGTATTTTCCCATACGGTCAAGCTTCCCGGCCATTGCGGCCCAACGCTTCTTTGTATAAGCAGCCTGAGCGCAAAAGCGGAAGAATTTGTCCTGCCAGAGTTCGGGGTAAACTTTCAAAGCTTCCCTCATCCACTTAGGCAGGAGCTTTGCAGCTTCCTCGGGGATTTTGTATGAATTAAGATTTGACACTTCACGATTAATCATCCAATCCGCATCTTCTTTAGACTGGATGAGTCCCAGTGTCATCTGGTACGGCATATGCCGCCAAACGACATGTGGAACTACGGACACGTCAAAGGTGTGTCCATAAGAGTTAAATCCTTCGATGAACTGGCTCCAGCCCTCAGGGATTTTGAAGTCCTGAGACTTGAACCACTTAAAGGTATCAGGCGTCCCGAACAGTGGTTTTCCAAGAAAGTTGACCTTCTCATGCCACGCGTTCTCTGTATATGCGGCGATGAGATTCCCGGCTTCATCTCTCTTATATTCCTTAATATATCCATCTTTAATTTCCTCTTCAAGGAAGGAAATTAAAGTGGATTTAAGGATAATATTTACACAACCTTTTTCGCCAGCGGCGTTGATTGTGTAGGAGATGAATTTGCCTTGTTTTGCCATGGTCTTGATTTTACGGGAGTTCTCATCCTCTTTGGTGTCATCTAGTACGTACCAGATGCCACCATCAGAGTCTGTTTCTTCCCATGCTTCAGATGAAATACCAACCTGACCAGGCTCTACACCTTCTACAGGTTTGTCTGTCATGTTGAACAGACGTGTTTTTCCTTCAAGTGCCTGGTGGTTTCCCGTGACCACTTTCGGCATTATAACCATGTCGTCGATGATCATTTCGGGAATCAGGCCCTGAAGATACTCAATGGATCCATCTTCCCCAAAGTAATAACAATGTGGAAGACATGTAGTTGTAGCCCTGGCGTCTTTCTCCACCTGAGTATGGAGATCGAGACCCAGAAGCTTCATCCCGCAGTGCCACCAATCAAGGTAGGCATCGCGGTAGCCATCAAGGATAAATTCAGCCTCTGCCACCTTTACGCCATTGCTGCTCTGATCGAGCAAGACGTAATGGCGACCAAAGAGGTCGATGTACCCCTGCTCACGCCAAAGCTGAGCACGGGCTTCGGCCTCTGCCTGACAGAGGTCGAGATCAGGGTTGAAGCCCTTGTCGAGTTCGTCGGGGATAGCGATGCGTCTGAAATTGACGCGGAGAATCCCATACCGAGGCAGAGGAATACGATCCTGCCTCTCAACCTTATTGGACCCGAGCTTCACAACAACGGGATTGTGAAACTCGTTTCCAACAGATTCAAACGGATCAGCAGCACCGGCAGCGAAGCCGAACTTTTGACGGGCATCAAGTTTAAGAATGTACACGTCTGCACACTCCTTTATCTTTATTAGACAGTTTAGAGACATGCCCAGGTCTTTATATAATCAAAGGGCAGTTTAACGTCATGCCCAAGGACGTGTTGACAGATTCCTCTCTCTGCTATAGGATGTGATCTGAGAGAGTGGAATCTCTCAGAAAGAGTTAGTTGTGTTTTGGCATCAACATGAACTCAAGCAAATCGCTTGACCAAACCAGTTCATATTTGCCAGAAGCAACTCTTGCTGCAAAGATGATCAAATCCTTTTTCGTCTGGCGGACGAACCAAAGGATCATCTCAGCAGCCACAGTGAAGCGGTGATCCACGGCATTCTCTCCTTTCACCGCATTTGTCCCCGGAGTGCTTGTACCACTCCGGGACATTTATATTGCTGAGTTACAGCTTTACACTATTGGTTGTGATCCCATTGCCTAACTCTACGCGCAGGCAAGCACGCGAATTCTCCAAACACGACTTTTACCTGGCCTTTGGACCAGCTCCTGTCTCACGACAGTAGGGGTTTTAATGGACAGACAGTCTTTATTGACTGTATGTCCATCCATCAACGTTAGTCAGTCACCTCCTGAATGGTTCTAATCCAGGCGGTAATCCTTTCCCTGGGCCAAGTCCCCGGGAAAACCCGTGGATATTTATGCAGGACCGCGCAGGCTTTACTATGAAGCCTGCCACGGTCACGGTCCATGGCCTGCATCGTCGCCCACATGGAGTCGACAACGATGTCCATGTCCTCGCCTTTAGCGAGGAGGATTGAATTCCGGGACTGAACATCCCGAAATTCCATATCAATCCTTCTCATACCCTGATCATAGGAGATCAGAGTATGAAGAATTTCATTCTGCTCGCTCTCACTGAGTTTGGAAAACTCAGTGTAGTTGCAGAATTCGTCGTGGGAGTGTATAATCTCCCACTGATAGGAATAAATATTATAGTTCATCATATAGATGAACCTCCTTCCATTATCCGCAGTGTGGTTTAGTGTCTGCGGATATTTTATTTTGCTGGTTTTTAGCAACCAGCCAGCCTTATGCTACGTGCGGATTCAGCCGCACCGTCAACCATCAGCACAACGTCTTGCACTGATGACTTTCGAGCGGAGGGGTGGGGATTACCGTTCGAAAGTTTCGGCACCCAAACGGATGCAAGTAACTGATCTTTTCCAACTCATTTTCCGTTTCCAACTCATTCCTTCATCTGAATCCTTTACAACTCCTTGACTCCACTTCCCCACTTCATTACAATACCAATAACAAAAACACAGAAAGGACATATTATGAAAACAGTATTTAATCCTATATATCATCAAGGTGAATTTCACAGTGAGTACTTTGATGAAAAAGACATGATTGACTTTTATGGTTATGCTCAAGAGCATGTTTTCTCTAGTAGCATAGTCATAATCCCAGCACCTAAGTCGAATCCAGAATTAACAAAGAAGTTAAAGGATGCATTTATAAATGCTAACTTGGATTATGATAAGATGGTGTATGACTATGAAACACGAAAAGAAGAAGAACAGTGGTGTGGCGGTCTTACTGATGAAGAAGTTGACCCACTGTTCAAACGTGGCAGTATGTCTTTGCCTATAGTAGTTCTTGGACATAAGTATGCTGTTGACGCTGAAGAAGTTATCACTGCATTAAAATATCAGAAGCATAAGAATATACTCGTCATGTACGATGTTGACTGGACTGAAGTATACGCTATTGAAGACTGGTCTCGTACTTTAATCGAGAAACGTACTAGTGCTGCTAATTTCTTTCACACTGGTCCTTCATTTCCAATGCCTTTTGAATTGGAAGAAGAAGATGATCTTGGTCTTGATCCTGACGAATGGGATAATCCAGATCAGCTTGATGATGATGAGCCTGCTCGTGAAGCACCGTTCTATATCCGTCAGGGTTACAGGGTTATGCGTGATATAACGCCTGTAGAGAATGAAGCACCATGGTGGTCTCATGCACCTGTCATAGTGCATCACTCTGATACCATTCCGTTCTAAAACTACACACATAAAGAAAGCCGGGGCTTCGATCTTAATATCGAGCCTCCGGCTTTCTTTTTATTAACCCTTCTTTCCGTGCTTCCTCCAGCAGTATGTTCACCATAGCCTGATAAGGTGTAGGATCCTTCACCCCACACTTGTCTCTCTTCTCTGGCAGTCCATACTTCTTTACCTCTCTCTGCAATTTACGATCACGCATAAAAGACTCCATACGTCTACATCAGATTTCTCCGGGAAAGACGGCACAAGGTGCCTGCATATTGTAGTGCATCTGAAAACTTTGTCAGCCAAGTCTGGTTAGCAGAATCTCCACGTCTGCCATGTTTACTCCCCGCATCGCCTGCAGCACGTCGCGCACCCAGCGCTTCGTGCTTGGCGATAGCGGGGCTGGGTATAGCCTTGGCGGCATAATATCGCCGAAGGTTATCTTCATAGCATCGCATATGTCGATCACTGTGCTGACCTTCGGTACAGACTTTCCCATCTCGATATCGCTCAGTGCATTCCTTGATATACCGGCTGAGTACGCCAACTCCGATTGAGAGATGCCTTGAATGTTCCTCATTATGGCAATCCTTTGGCAAAGATACAGTACGTCTTCTTTCATCTTCTTCTACTCCTGATTACATAGAAATTTCTCCTCGTTCCTTTTAGTCACGAGTTCAAAATTTTATCATGCTCCTCAAATCTCATGATAAAATTTCTCCTCATTCGAGAATTGCTATAATGGGAGAAGAAGGAAGCTCTCCCAGAAAACTTTCTCCCATTTCCGAACAGGAAATTTTTCTTCATACAAAACCAGAAAAATTTCTCCTCATTCGAGAATTGCTATAATGGGAGAAGAGAAGTAGCGGAGACGATAAAATGAAACTGACACCAGAATACAGAGATCACATTAAAGATGTTATTGCGTTGTTCGTTGGCCCTGTGTCGCTGATTGATCCTGATACCGGAACCGAATACGATTTGCGGGATGACAGGGAATTCAATCGTGCAATGCTTTTTCTGCAGAACAACATCAATTGTCGTTACTATCTTTCAAACGGATTCATGGAGAACGACGAGCTTGTACAGACGCTCGTCGATATTCTCGCCAACATAGAATTCGAAGCCTATAACTCAGACATAGACACTATGTAATTGGGGCATAGTGTTGTCCTATAAAGCATGTATTGCATGTTCCTCCTTTCGCTCGGACAGCCTCCCCGCCAGAAGGCTGTCTCTTTTGCCGTCGTAGCTCAGTTGGCCAGAGCAGTTGATTTGTAATCACCGGGTCGTGGGTTCAAGTCCCACTGACGGCTTTCTATGCGGCTATGCCGTATGTAAACGATATGGAGAAAGAGTGATAAAGATGGACAGACATACGAGGTCAATAATTGACAAGAAGAAGAAATGGAAATGGCACAATGCTTTTGTAGACGGCACACTTCACAGAAAGCCCTACATATTCGCACGCTGCAAGAGCAAGGAACATTTTTGGTGGAAGCCTGACACTATGTTTCTTCCTGACGCGTACCGGAAGGATCAGGGTTCTCTTCGTACTATGTGGCGCAATAAACTCTCTGATCCTACTGAGTATGAAGATCTTTGTGTATGCAATCGTGATTACAAAAAATCATGGTCCTACCTTTACTACATCTAAATCTGAGGCTTTGTGTTTTGTGCCGCAACAAAACACGCATATGCCGTTTTGGTCGAGAGGCTTATGACGTTTGTCTTGAAAACAAAAATCCGAAAGGATCGCAGGTTCGAATCCTGCAGACGGCGCTGCACGAAAGTGCTACGATAAAAAGAAAAGAAGTGATAAACATGAATGAAGCTACTGAAAACTTTGCCAGTCTGAAACATTATTTCGATAAGGAGTATGCTACGCAGATCCGTATGGAAAAGGAATGGCTCGAAGACATCGGCTTTAAGTGTGCCTTTACCAGAGTAAAGATGGTGAACGGCATTAGTATTTATACCTGGAAGTATGCAAAGACTCCCGAACTCTTTGAGGCTCTTGCAAAATTCTATGCACTGAAGCGTGAGTATGACGCTCAGAAGAAGAAGGGTGTTACAGAATTCCAGGGTCCATGTAGTGAACTCAAGAAGTACGATAAGGACTTTAACGAGGCGTACAAGAAGAAGCAGAAAAAAGATGATGCAACGTGACGATCGATACACTCACATCGACACCGCAGAATCAGAAGCCAACACCGGAAGTGAAACGTGCATGTCTTAAGTGCGGACAGCCAAAGCCTTTGAAGGAATTTTTCTCTAATAAGGAATGGACTGATCAACTGCATAGAGATGTGTGGTGCATAAGCTGTTTCGGTAAGTGCCAGACCAAGGAAGATGTCAGGGAATATTTCTGGGAGAATCATAGAGAGTTCTCACAGAAAATGTGGGACGCTGCACAGAAGAGAGCGGAGAGACTCTTGAACGGCAATGAGGTTTATCAGAAAAGTTCTGAGGATCGGAGACAGCTCCTTCTTGAAAAGACAACGATAACCCAAATCCCGGGTATCATCAACATGAAAAATTTCTATAAGTACTACGACTCGGATAAGAGCGGCTTTAATTCCTACGCCGAAGCCAAGGCTTCAGGCGCACTGACGGAAGAGCCTGACGATAAAGAGAAGAAGTACGATGATTTTTTCAGCGGATACTTCACGGCTGCAGAGCTTAAGTACCTTGAAGAGTACTACGTGAATCTTGAGAAGGACTTCTCTTTTGATAATGAGAATCTCAGGGACTATGCCAAGAAGGTTTGCAGAGCAAGCTTACAGCTTAATAAGGCTTGGGAAGATTACAATGCTGGACGCTGTCCTTTCTCGGACGTTAAGGATGCCAGCATTCTTTTCGATACATTTTCCAAGTCAGCCAACTTTGCTGCATGCAAGCGCAAAGTTGGCGATACCAGTGGTCTTACGTGCTGGGCTGAAACAACGCTTAAGCTGGAACAGACCGGGCATACCATGCAGAGAAAAATCCAATGGCCTGAAGACGATGTAGATCGCGTGATAAATAATTATAGGCATATCGTAGCCTCACTCGGCCTTGACAGTATTTAAGGCGGTGGTTCTATGATTGCAAAGCCAGGCGTTATCTCGAACTGGGATCTTATGGAAGAGCAGGTCATGTTCTACAGAGATCACCTTGATATCTTTATCGAGGATCAGTTCGCGCCAATAAAGCTCATGCCTACACAGAAGATCATTGTCAGAGAGTTCGGAAGATGCAGTGATGCAAAGGACGTGTGTTCTCGTGGTTACGGTAAAACGTATGTCATCGCTATCGCATGCTTTGCACTGTGTTCTCTCTATCCGGGTACGATCATCTTTGTGTGTTCCGGTACTGCACAGCAGGCTACTCTTGTTTTCGGTAAGCTCAAGCAGCTTGTGGATATGAATCCCAATATGGCTGCGGAGCTTAAAACAAACGGTTCACGTACATTGGTTCAGCTTTCCAAGGATAAGGGATCGTGCTACTTCAAGAACGGATCCTATATGGAAAGCTCCAGCCTTATAAGCGCCAGAGGACGCAGAGCCAAGGTCATTGTTATTGATGAAGCTCTTATGCTTGAGCAGGATGACATTGATGCTATCGTCAAGCCTCTGTCCAACTACAGGCGTGATATCAGCAGGCAGTACAACTTTAAGGATTATCCTTCAAAGTTCGTTGCCATAACCTCTGCATGTGAAAAGACAAATACCTTTTATGAAGACTTCAAGCGTGTTGCCAGAGACATGGCGGCAGGCAAGCCTGAAGCCTTTGCCTGCGCCTTGTCGTATGAGGCGGCTATAGACGATGGCATAACGGATGCTGAGTTTTTCGAGAAAGAACAGGCACGTATGGCGAAGCAGATCTTTGATATGGAATATGGATCCATCTTTGCCGGTGCAACAGAGAACTCGGCCTTTCCATATTCTTTGACGGAACCGTGCAGAACACTGGAACAGATCGAGCTTGCACAGCCAAAGAACAGCAAGAGCCGTTACGTTATCGCTGTTGACATTGCTACGTCGGATGCCAAAGGCTCGGACAATACAATCGTCTCCGTAATTAAGTTTGCGGAGAGAAACGATGGCAGCTTCATGAAGAAGCTTGTCTATATGCGGTCAATGAATGGTAAGGGCCTGGACGTTCTGTCCAATGAGGTTCGTATCATTTATCATAAACGCTTTCCGAATGCAGAGAGAATCGTCTACGACGCTCGTGGTGTCGGCGATTCTTTTTCTAAATTCTTTATGGATGCATGGATTGATACTGAAACCGGCAAGGAATATCCACCGCTCGTCCATGATGACGAGCCGATGTCTATTCCTAATGCCGAACCGAAGCTGCATCCTATACGCGCTGTACAGACAATCAACCAGCACATGGCTTCAACAATGCGCGTGTTCCTTGAGAAGCAGACTCTGCAGCTGCCAAAGTCAAGCCGTATCATGCAGGCCAAGGCTCAGAATCCTGACGAGAAGTTTACTATGGATGAGGAAACCTACGCAGTGTTCCTTGAAGCCGACGCACTTCAGTACGAGATGGGCAACATTGTCTGCAAGATAAGTTCTTCCGGCAACGCCATCTACGATACGTTCAGAGCTGGTACCCATAAGGACCGCTACAGTTCTGTGGCTATGGGCTGTGACTACATCGGTATTCTGGAAGATGACAATATCAAGAAGCATAAACGTGGACCAGTATGCTGGGGCATTGCCAGTAAGTTTTAAGGAGGTGTGCATATGGCGAGATTCAGCCTGCGCAATTTATTCAGAAGAAATGCACGTCAGACTGCCAGTGCACAGTCTCACAAACCAATCATTGTCTGGGGAGCTATGGATGATACAGGAGAAAAGGAACTGACTGCGTTTGAGAATTCCAATATCACATACAGCAGTGACCTTAATTCTGCAGACTACGACAGTCTCCTTAGAGACAAACAAAGAAACATCAATACTTTTTACCAGCTTGCGGATTACTACACTGATGCTGATCCCATTGTTCATGGTATTATCAAGCACGTCTATGTACCTTTCTCTGTCGGAGACTGGTATCTCACATGCGATACGGAAAAGACCATAGCAATCTTCGAAGAGCATTATGAGAAGATGCGGCTCCGTGAAAAGATTGACGATATCTTTACACAGTTCTATAAGTACGCCAACGTGTTCTGCTATATCTGGAACGGAAACATCATGACCCTGAATCCTGCAAAGTGTAAGATCGGTCAGATTACCGTCAACGGTACTCCCATCGTGGACTACGATGTTCAGAGTCTTAAGATGGAATTCCAGCAGCGCATGTACACGACTACTGATATAGACGGTGTTGAAGACAACAGCCTTGAAGATATCCTTGCTGGTTATCCTCCTGAAGTGGCTGAAGCTCTCAAGCAAGGTACACAGTATGCGAGGCTTAACCCGGATAACACGTATGTGTTTCAGGGTACCAAAGAAGGCTGGATGCGCTATGCGGTTCCGTGGATTGCAAGCGCATTGCCAGCCCTTGCCAAGAAAGAACTTATATCCAAGTATGAGGCTGCACAGCTGAATATCGGAATGAGATCCTTTGTCGAGGTCAGGGTTGGCGACGAGAAGATGCCTTATGAAATGCTGCCAGATGAACAGCAGATCAAGACGATACGCAATGTCTACCAGAAAGGCATGAGGGATAATCCTCTTGTGGTTGTCCCCTACCTTGCCAAGTCCTCTGTTATACAGGCCGATATGAGTGACCTGTATCAGTGGCCTATGTATGAGCAGGTTAATGCTGACATCCTTTCTGCAGGCGGTATTGCTGGCATCATTGTATCCGGTTCTGGCGAGGAAGGTTCCACCTTTGCCTCTGCCCAGGTATCGGTACAGTCTGCGGCTTCCCGCATAGAAGCCGCAAGACGTGAGTTCGAAGATTTCATGTTCAAAGTGAATCTTCGGCTGATAGAAGACATTAAGCTTATTCATACGAATAATCTTAAGAATGTCCCGGTTTTCCACTTCAAACCACTCAGCATGAGCGGTCAGAAAGAACTCCGTGAGGAGTGTGAAAAACTGTGGCTTAACGGCGTTGTCTCTACACAGACGTATCTTGAATCGAAGGGCTATAGCATAGCAAGAGAGAAAGAACGCAGAGAACAGGAAGCCGAGAATGGTACTGACGATGTATTCGTCAGTCGCATAACAGTACAGAATACGGAAGAAAGTAGCAGTGGTGAAGCAGGCCGTCCAACCAAGTCGGATGAAGAACGGCATTCTGATCCAAAGGATTCTCAGACTAGCACCCAGACACGGAAAGCTAAAAAAGAATCCAACACTACATGACGTTTGTCTTTTTGCCTGCAAGACATTAAAGAAACAGACTGGTGCTTATAGGTCGGTATACCGGCCTTCTTTTAAATTAAAAGTACACACTGACTCCTACCAGTGTGTATAAATAAAAGGATGATGGATAATGCATAGAATAATTGCGGATGCTGTCATCTCCGAACTGCAAACCAATGACGCATGTATATATGTCAAGGGCGTACTCTTCAATCTGAAGGTTAACGCCAATAAGGTCAGGGTTACCGAAGCTTTCATGGACGAGATCATTGCCCATAAGAAGAAGTATATCGGTGATCCGCTTTGTGCTGATGTCAATGGTTTGATAAAGGGCAAAGACATTGATCATAAATATAATAAACTTCTGGATGTTTTCACAAGTCAGATCATCGGGTCCATCGTTGATTTCGAGAAAAGGGAAACAGAGGATGGCGCTCAGTGCATCATTACGGCTAAAATTTTAAAGAGATACCGTGAAGTATGTTCCGCTATCAGTAATCTGTTTGCTTCTGGCGGTTTGAAATTCAGTTTTGAACTTCTTGTTGGAGAACATTCAGAAGACGAAGACGGGAATATGATTGTTGACGCAAGCGAGAAGAACTATCTCGAAGGTGCCGCTATCGTAACACATCCCGCTTGTGATGAGGCTGTTGCTATGCAGCTTATCGCCCAGTGTTTAAATCAGGGAGATGAAACCATGAATAAAGATAACATTCAGATTCAGGCTGCAGAAGAAGCAGCTGAAGCCAAGAATGAATCCACAGAAGCTACGACTGAGAACGCCGAACAGACGGAACAGACCGAGCAGACGGGAACGCCAGAAGCAGAGCCTCAGGTAAATGAAACTGCGGCAGAGACCACGGAAAACCCCGTTACCGAGAATGCTAATGTGGAAGAGACCCCAGCCCCTACCGAGCCTGCCGTGCAGGCGGCTGAAACGAATACAGCTTCAGTCGAAGAGGAGCATACGGAAGAAGCCGCTGCACAGGAAGATAACGGCGAGAGAAATCAGGCTGCTATCTATGTGCGGCAGGAGGATACCACAATAAGTGCTACTGACGTTTATGATTCCGATACTGGCAACAGCGCAAGGGCTGAAACCATTGATCGTATTGTGACGGAGAACGTGTATGAAAAAGAAGCACAGGAAACTGCGTCTGCTGAAACTGCTGCGGAAACTGAAGTCAAAACTACAGCTTCGGAAACGGAAGCAGAAACTACAGCTTCGAATGAACAGAGCGAAGTTCAGGCGCTTGCTTCTGCAGTGCAGACACTGATTGCAGAGATCGCCGAGCTTAAGACGAAGATCGACGCAATGTCAGAGACTGAGCCGACAAGGACTGTTGCTTCTGCGGCGCATGTGGATACCACACAGACAAACCCTTTTGTCAGTGACCTTGGATCCGCCAACCGTTTCTCTCTTCTGGAGAAGCGTGACAATAACGAACCAGAACCCAGAACGCATTTCTCGCTTCTGGATAAAGCATAATGAGGTGAAAGACAATGGCGTTCGATTATACGACAAGCTACCCGATGTGCGGGTATATGACCATGCTCACAGATCTGAACTATGAAGGACGTGCCATCAATGGTGATGACGGCCTACTTCAGAATTGTGTGCATGCCAATCTGAAGTTTGACGCTAATGATGATCAGCGGAAGTCACTGTTTATTATCACCCGGAGTACCAATGGCGGTACGCTGACCGGTGTGGTTCACAGTGCCACCACTGTTTACGACGGTATCCCGGCTATCGAGATCCTCGTAAAGAATATTACCCCTGGCGGCGAGTTCTTCCTCGTGGACGATCAGTGGGACTACAATGATGACTGGAAGTATGACATGACAAGGTATGCTGCTGCGAAGGGCGACTATGTGCGTCTGCATCGTCTGCATGCCGGTGAAATGTTTATCATCAGCCTTGATCCCAATATTATAGAAACATATCAGCCTGGAACGATTGTCACAATCACCGGTGACAATACCATGACCGTGGCATCATAAAAGGATGTGAGATTATGGCTTTTAGTAAAACTGTGCAGTACGGTCAGATGACTGTTCTGCGTGACGAAACCTATCTTGGCGCTTATATGAATAACCTCGAAGATGCAGTGCAGAATGGTTCACTCATGACACTGGATGTAGATAATACCAATGAGTACGGTCCTATCGTTCTTGGCGGTCCCAAGCCTACCGGCGACTATAAGTTTATCTGCATTAAGACTGACGCTATCGAAGGCAGTCTTGAGGAAACGCCCGTTGTCAGCGGCGTGAACGTGGACCTTATCGCAAACCATATCTATGTCAAGCAGCTGGGTACAGAGCCTCTGTACTTTGTCGAGAGCCTGCAGGATTATAACGACAGTATGTCTTATGATACCAAGACTTACGGCACTGAACAGAATCACAGGCTTCGTGCGCATAAGCTGCAGACCGGTGAAGTGTTTGTACTCTATAAGCAGGTAGCAATGACTGTTGGCAGTGAGCTTACTCTGGACGATCTGCCGTTTAAAGGAAAGGAATGATAAAAAATGATTGATCATTCTTATGGATATATGACCGTCTGTAATGATAACGTTTTCTATGGCAGTGCAATCAACGATACTGAGAAGAAGGTTTTCAATGGTGAGATTGTCATGTCTGACATTCTTCATGCGGATACCACCGATCTCAGTCTCGTTGCCGTCACTGAGGATGGAGGCAACGAGTTTGAGATCGTGGAAGTAACGGATGTTTATGATGGCCTTCCTGCCGTCCGTATCCGCGTCAATAAGCTTGTTGACCTTCTCTACTTTGTTGAGAATCAGTGGAACTATAATGATTCTTGCGCATATGACCCGAAGACACATTGCGTTGAAGCCGGAGACATGATGCGAGTTCATGCCCTGTCTGAAGGTGAGGAATTCCTTGTCGGACCCTATACTGAAGCAGAGAATCTTCTGAACAAGAAGTTTGATTGTCTGAAACTGAATGAACGCACCTTCTCTTAAGTAAAGAAAGAAGGTGTCGTATATGGTACTTTCATATGGGTACATGACAGTGCTGACGAATAATATATATTATGGGTTTGCATCGAATGAAACTGGTCTGTCAATATGTAACGGTGCCATATTAAAATACGATGCCGAAACATTTGAAACCCAAATACCAACCCCGGAAGATTTTCAGAACTCGTATTTCGAGATTATCGAGGAAACAGCCATATACGGCGGTCTTAAAGCTCTCCGTGTAAAGGTAGATTCCGTGGATCCATTTATATGCTTTGTCGATAACCAGTGGGACTATAATAACGACTACATCTTTGATGTGACGAAGTATTATACCGCACCGGGAGAGCGTATGCGTATTCATCCTCTTGAGGCTGGCGATGAGTTTGTAATTGGTCCGTATGTTCAGAACTCAGATGAAGAACTTGTTGGGAAAATTATAACCGTCAAACAACTTGAAGATCTTCAGCAGGAGATCGCAGACCCGGAAGGAAACCAGGGATGGATGATCGTGGATAATAATGCCGAGGAACAGAAAACCATGGAAGAAATAAACATGCTGAAAACAGAACTCACTCAGCTTAAGAAGACGCTCGACGATGAGTATGCCAGGAGGAGTGAGGTTGTTATGAAGGCACAGGATGAACGCCTTGCCGGTACAACATTGTTTGTCGGTGCCGATGGTAATGTTAAGACAGGCATTATGAACGGTATGCTGCTGAAGAACGATAAGAACGAAATCTACGAAATCAGTTTTGATGAACGTGGAGGTATTGTTGTAAGCAATGTAGATTCTGGAAGTGATCCATAATGACAAAGACTTTTTTATACAATTATCTGCTTGGTGACGAACGTCAGTTAAGCAGAATAGAAAAGCTTGAAAAGCGGGAAATTCCGAATCTGTCTGCAACAGTCAAAAGAATCATGGAAGACTCTTATGAGTTTGTGGAGAATGCACATTATCCCTTAAGTGATTACTTTATGTATGCGGATATAGATCCAGAAAGTGGAACGCTTATTGAAAATTCTTCCAGAACCAGTATTGCAGCAACATCTTATATGGCATGCAAAACAGGCACTCTTTTTTATGTAGCTGAAGGATGTAAGGCTATGCTATATCTCTACGATATAGACGATGAAACTCAGTTTATAAAATCAAAAGAGATCATAGGTGAAGGGTCATATGTTATTGATAATTCGTATAATGTAAGGTACGTGATTCAGAGTGTCCCTCTGGGAGTAATTGATATAGACAGCAATAAAACGTATATGCGTATTACTGGCTACATCAGTAGAATTTTCAATAATAAAAAAGCTATTCAGTTAAATACCGAAGAGATTGAAAAACTCAAGATTGATTTGGATAGCGTCATGAGTGAACTCTACTCAGACGCTTTAAACGATTATGGCGTAGACTCTTTGTGGATGTATGGAGATATCAATATCTATGATGGAAGTTATCTTTATGTCGGTAAGCGACAGACTTCTCTCCGTATGTCCGTCTTGGTCCCCTTCCCTACCGGCACTTTGTTTAAAGTGAAAGAAGGCTATAAGATGAAGGTCTTCTTTTATTCAGCATCAGGCAATGAGTTTGTTCGCTATATAACATTGAATGCCGGTGACTCATATGTGATATCAGAGCCGGGGTATACATTTAATCTTGTATTACAGAAGACAGACTCCTCCAACTTCTCTATTGACGATTTTGATGTCAGTATGTCTTTCTCTGCGAGAAGTAATCGTTTTGATAAAATCGAACAAAAGCTGAGAGATTCTGAAATGCTGGATCTCGAAGCGGACGAAGAGCAGGATGCTATCGTTTTTAAATATGAAGGGTGGTATACCTAATGGCTGATATTTCAAAAGTTGTTCTGCCTTCTGGCAGTTCATATAATATCAAAGACGCTACAGCGAGATCACACCTGACTTATACCAATGTCACATTCGGCACTTGTGAAACAGCAGCAGGCACAGCAGAGAAAGCCGTTACACTTGCAAGTGGCGTTACCGGATGGGAACTTCAGCCGGGTGCTATCATCGCTGTCAAATTCACAAACACAAACACGGCTGCTTCGCCAAAGCTTAATGTCAATGGTACCGGGGCAAAGCCTATCTATTATAAGAGCGGCGTTGTTACTTCAAGTTATATTGGAGCCGGTGGCATTGCCAGTTACGTATATGAATACATATACGACGGCACAAATTTCGTCTTCCTTGGAGAACAGCAGTTTAAAGGTGCCACATCAGAAGCTGGCGGTCAGAAAGGTATTGTGCCTGCACCAGCCGCTGGTGAGCAGGGTAAGTTCCTTCGTGGTGACGGTACATGGGCAAAGCCTACAGACACCGTGTACACACATCCAACTTACACTGCTGTAGATGGCAAGCCAGATGCAGATGCATCTCCTGGCTTTGGCGGTACATTCACTGTTACTGATATTACAACCAATACGCTTGGTCACGTTACATCAGGCACTTCAAGGACGATAACGATACCGGGTACTGTAATGGGTGGTGCTACTGCTGAAGCAGCCGGTACAAAAGGTCTTGTGCCAGCACCCGCTGCAGGAAAGCAGGCAAGCTTCCTGCGCGGTGACGGTGCGTGGGTTGTACCTACAAATACAACCAACACCACTGGTTCTACAAATGACGAAACGAATAAGCTGTTTGTCATTGGTGCTAAGACCCAGGCTGCTTCTCCTCAGACATACAGTAATGATAATGTGTACATTTCGAGTAACCATCTGTATTCAAATGGTAAGCAGGTTGTAAACCTCAGTGATACACAGGCTCTTACGAATAAGACGTATAACGGCTATACACTTGCCGCAGCTTCTGCAAAGGGTGTTGATACAACTCTTTCAGCAAGCAGCAGCAATCTGCCTACGTCTGCAGCTGTTGCAACGTATGTTTCCAGTGTGCTTGAGCCTATCACTACTGCACTGTCAGGTGGTATGCATTACCGTGGCGTAACAACCACAGCACTTACGAATGGTGCGACTACATCCCCTATCGTTATTGATTCCAATAACTATACACCTCAGTCCGGTGATATCGTTATCTACGGTTCTCTTGAATTTATATTCTCAAGCACAGATAACAAATGGCATGAATTTGGCTCTACCGGTTCTCTTAAAGCTCTGGCTTTTAAAGATAGTGCCTCTACTACTTATAAGCCTGCCGGTACAGTTTCAAAGCCAACATTCACCGGTACTGAAAAATCCGTGTCAGTGACTGGCACACCAGCCGGTACAATCAGTATCGGCGAGGGTACTGCAAACTATACGCCTGCTGGTACTGTAAGTACGCCTACAATCACAGTGACAGTGAATACAGCTACGAAGTATGTGGCTGCTTCTGCAAGTGGTGGTGGTGCTGTTACTGCCGGTACGAAGGCATCATGTACACTGCCAGAGCTTACTACGAGTGTATCCAATGAAACGCTGACATTTGGTTGGACCGCTGGCAGCTTCACTGCGAATACGCCCACGGCTGTAACTCTGCCTACATTTTCAAGTCAGACGATCGCTACCGGTATTAAGAGCGCTACTTCAAGCCAGCCTACCTTTACCGGTACTGGCAAGGAGCTTATCTTTACTGGCGCATCTCTTACTTCTACAGGTAAGTATACCCCAGCAGGCACGGTATCACAGCCAACATTCACTGGCACTTCGGCAACAATAACAGTGTCATGATAATAATTTGCAGGAGGAAACTGCAATGGCAGATATATCCAAGATAAAAGCACTGAATAACACAACGTATAATATTAAGGATGCTGTTGCGAGAACGAAGCTTGAACATATATTTTTCGGTACGTGTTCAACTGCGGCGGCAACGGAAACTAAGGATGTCGTTTGTGCAGACTTTGATGCCGCCAATCTCGTTAACGGTGCAATCATTTTCGTAACATTTACAAATACAAACTCTGTTGCTGTTGATAAGGTAAAGATGAATGTCAACGGCACAGGGGCTTTGGCAATAAAACAGTTTCGTAATAATACTGTTGGTAACCTTACAGCTGTCGGCAATCTTGGCGATAAGAGAACATATATGTTCTACCTGTTTGATAACGGTACCAAGTATTGGGCGCTGACAAGCTTGGATAGTGATACAGTAACGCCAGCCATGAAAGGTGCTTCCGCTTCGGCAGCAGGCAGCGGTGGTTACGTGCCTGCGCCTGCAGCGGGAAAGCAAACGAGTTTTCTTAGAGGCGATGGCACATGGGCAGTGCCTACAAACACTCTGAATACCACTGGCTCAACAGACAGTTCCAAGAAACTTTTCATTATCGGTGCTGAGAGCCAAGCCGCTAATCCTCAAACGTATTCGCATGATACAGCATACATTGGTACGGATGGATGCCTGTATTCTGGTGGTGTAAAGGTTCTGACCGCACATCAGACTCTACCGACAATGACTGGTGCTAGTGCATCCGCTGCTGGAACAAAAGGCATGGTACAGGCTCCAGCCGGATCTCAGGCTAAATTCCTGAGAGGTGACGGTCAATGGGTTACACCTACAAACACCCTGAATACAACAGGTTCTACAGATAGCTCAAAGAAGCTGTTCCTTATTGGAGCTGAGTCACAAGCAGCGAATCCTCAGACTTACAGCCAGGATACGGCTTATGTCGGTACGGATGGTTGTCTTTATTCGGGCGGTGTAAAAGTACTCACTGCCCATCAAACGCTTCCAACTATGAGCGCTGCTTCAGCCAGTGCCGCTGGCACCAAAGGTATGGTTCAAGCCCCAGCTGGATCTCAGACCAAGTTCTTGCGAGGCGATGCTACTTGGGCTATACCAACACAGCTTGGCACTGCAGATGTTGGTTCAGCTAAACAAGGTATTTATCTAGATGGTGGTATACCTAAGGCTCTATCGTCGTTTTATTTCAATCATTGCTACATAGACAGCCAAGGCCAAAACAACTATCCATGGCACAGATTTGCAAAAATGACACTTAAAGCAGGTGTGAATGCAGACTATTCTGCTATTGTTATTATTCATGGAAGATTCTCAGCTGGCAGATATGGTGTTGTAAAAATAGCAGCAAGAGCAAATTCAAATAAAACTACAGATACTACAGTAGAATGGATTATCCGTTATGGCTTTGGAGAAAATGATGTAGTTGTTACAAAGGTTAATAGTATAACTGCTGATACAGAAGTAAGTGCATATATTCATTGCAGCGGATGGATGCGCTGTAAAGCTTATATACTTGAAGGATCAAATAACGGATGGACTCTTGTGAATTCAAGCGAGGTTAGTGGAACCACCGAAACAGATCCGAAAACCAGTGTTGAAGTTTATAAAACCGTAACAGGCAATGTATCTGTAGATGCAGGCAATGTAGCTCATGCTAAAACTGCAGACAGCGCAACCAGTGCTACTTCAGCTACATCTGCATCTTCAGCCACCAAAGCTACACAAGACGGAGATGGTAAAGTCATCTCCTCAACCTATAAGAAAGTTCAGACCGCAGTAAGTGATCCTTCTGCCAGTGGCACCAGTACTACCTTTATAGCCACAGTCTCACAAAACGCCCAGGGTGTTATTTCAGCCACAAAGAAAACTGTAAGTACTATGACAGGTGCATCTTCTAGTGCTGATGGCACAGCTGGCTTGGTACCCAAACCAGTAAAAGCAGACAGAACCTTATTCCTTCGTGGAGACGGAGACTGGGCTGCACCTGCAACTATGACTAGTGCGTCAGATACCGCTGCTGGTACAGCGGGCATCGTGCCGCAGCCAGGAGTTGGCGCACATGTCAAATTCCTTCGTGGCAATGCTACATGGTCTACAGCTTCAGACATAATTAACTGCCTAACAGAAGGTTCTTCACCTGCAACTCTGGATGACTATCTTGTAGCGCAGTATGCCGGTGGTGGGACATCTACTATAACATACCATAGAAGAAAAGTATCAAATGTAGTAAACGCCACTGTAGTTAAAGCCGCATTGGGTACATCCAGTGGTGGCACAAAGTTCCTCCGTCAAGACGGTACATGGCAGACAGCACTGACTGCACATCAAACATTGCCAACGATGAGTGCAGCATCAGCATCAGCAGCTGGTACTAAAGGAATGGTGCAGGCTCCTGCAGGATCTCAAACTAAATTCCTCCGTGGTGATGCACAATGGGTAGTTCCTACAGATACTAAGAATACTGCTGGTGCTACAAATAGCACGTCGAAGTTATATTTAGTTGGCGCAACTTCTCAGGACGCTAATCCTCAAACATACAGTAATGTGAAAGCCTATGTTGGTACGGATAACTGTCTGTACTCCAACGGTGCTAAAGTTCTTACCGCTCATCAGACGTTACCTACAATGACTGGTGCTAGTGCTAGCGCTGCTGGTACGAAGGGTATGGTGCAAGCTCCCGCTGGTTCACAATCAAAATTTCTTCGTGGCGATGCTACGTGGCAAACAGTCGTGACTGCCCACCAGGATATAAGCGGTAAAGCAGATAAGTCTGCTACTGTAAGCACAATAGCGTATGATGCTACGAATAAAAAGATAACAAAGACTATCAATGGTACAACCAGTGACGTTGTTACAGCCGCCAAGCTGAAGACCGACATGGGATTAGATAATGTTGGCAAGGAAGCATATCTTGAGTGGGGTGGTAAAAACATTGCTGGCAACGCAAGTCCTGTAGATGCTGGTATTATTTCAGAATTAAGTGCAAACAGATTTGAATTATTAATAGCAGCTGGTCTTCAAGTAGAGTATTCTAGAGATGCTGGAGCAACATGGACAGACTTTGGTTTGACAGATGAAGAAAAAATGAAAATATTTTCTTCTATCGGTGGTTCTGCCAATGTTGGTAAAAGCAATGCTGATAATAGACCTGACGCTAATTGCCTTGTACGATTTACAGTTACAACAAATACAGCAGGTTTATATGCCAATCTCAGGAAATTCGCCATTTTTGTTTCAACAAATGGTTCTAGTGGTAGTTATGTAACAATAGAAAAAGCATTAAAACAAAGTGAAACAACATGGGTTAATATTGCTGACCATGTTAGCTTAGCGGGTTGGAGTGGCTGGAACATAATTAATGTCGAGCCATTTAGTACATATTATAATTCTTATCCTGAATCAAATTACAGTAAAATCAGATTTACATTTGGCATAACAAAGCATACATATTCCGGCAATGTTGGTCTTTCTATTCTGAAAATACAAGCCTTCGGCACTGCATGTTGGACAACACCAAACAATATAGCAAAAACCGGTCATGTTTATGGATACGATTATCAACGCAATGTTACATTTCCTAAGAAAGTAACAGCCACCGAATTTGTCGGTAATGCCACCTCTGCCACAAAAGCCACACAAGATGGAGACGGTAATACAATTTCTTCCACATATAAAAAGACACAGACAGCAGTATCAGATCCATCAGCATCAGGCTCTGGTGTAACTTATATTGCCACTATTTCTCAGAATGCTCAAGGTGTAATATCTGCTACCAAAAGTACAGTGCGTACCATGGGTGGTGCAACATCAAGTGCTGATGGTCATACCGGTCTTGTACCTAAACCAGTAAAAGCAGATAGAACGCTGTTCCTTCGTGGCGATGGCGATTGGGCATCACCTCCAAACATGGGTGCTGCAAATGCTTCAACTGCCGGTACTGCTGGCTTAGTACCTGCTCCTGGAGCTGGTGCACAAACAAAATTCCTTAGAGGCGATGGTACATGGCAGACTGTAATTACTGCTCATCAAGATATCAGTGGCAAAAAGAATACACAAACTGCTGTCTCTGATCCATCCGCTTCTGGTACGAGTTCTACTTTTATAGCTACGATATCTCAGAACGCACAGGGTGTAATAACAGCAACCAAGAAGACTGTAGCTACAATGACCGGTGCATCATCATCTGCAGACGGTGCTGCTGGTCTTGTTCCAAAACCAACAAAGGCTGACGTAGGAGCTTTTCTTAAAGCTGATGGTACTTGGGGTGATCCTCCAGCATATTCACATCCGAGTTATACTGCGAGAACTGGCAAACCAACAGCGAACCAGACTCCAGGCTTTGGCAGTACATTTACAATTTCACAGATAACATCTGATTCTACTGGTCATGTTACTGGTGCTACAGACCGTACTGTCAAAATACCTAATACTGCCGCTACAACAAGTGCAGCTGGCCTTATGAGTGCATCCGATAAAACAAAACTTAATAATGTAAGCCCTCCATATTTCGGTAGTGGTTATGGGCTATGTAGCACAGAGGCAAGTACTGCTGCAAAAGTAGCTACCCTATCAGGTTTTGTTTTAAACACAAATGGTTTTGTAAGTATAAAGTTTACTTATGATGTTCCAGCAAATGCTACATTAAACATAAACAGCACTGGAGCAAAACCTATTTATAGCGGTGAGTTTAAGCTTAGAGCTAATGTGATTCGCGCTAATGATATTGTGCAGTTCCGTTATGATGGTACGAATTATCATGTTATCAGCATAGATCGTACAGCAACACAATCACAAGCTTTGTATCTTAATTCCAGCACAAGATCCACATCTTCTCACAGATTCGAACTCAGAGTGGATGATTCAAGAAATTTCAGAGTTATTGATACAAGCCTGATGAACTGGTCTTCTGTGATAACTGCATGTTCGAATGGTACATATAAAAAACTATATCACGTTGGTGATGAGATTGAACTTGAACTTACAAGCAACTCAGGCGGCGCAGCAACAATTGACACAATAACAATGGTGCTTGTTGGGTTTGATATCGATCCACTTCCAGGTGGTACATCCTATGCACATATGACATGGCTTTCCAAAGAAATTCTTACAACAAAATACAAGTGGAATCTTTCCGCTGCAAGCGGAACAACAAGTGGTACCGGTGTATACGGTGGTTATTCTGGTTCTGCTATAAAAACGTATGTTGACTCTTTAAAAGATTATTTACCAAGCAATCTTCAAAATGCGGTTCTTCAAGTTGCAAAGAGACATAGATGCAAACTTAATTCAAATACAGTTACACATGAATGGGTTAACTGCTATATGTGGATTCCTTCTCTGAAAGAACTCGGTATTGCTTATGGTTCTGAAGAAGGTCATGATTATGGCCATTTCACCAACGACGAAATGCGAAAAGCATATTTCCCAGAAACGAGTACCACAACAGCAGCACAAATCTACTGGACAAGAACCGTAGCAGATACAACCATGAATGTTATTGCTGCTGATGGCACAAGAAACACCAAGGCAGTTACTGAGCAACACGGTATCCGTCTTGGATTCTGCACTTAATAAATATACATGAAGGAGGTGATAGCAATGGCGATGGTGGATAATGAACTGAAATGCGGTTACATCACAATATACAAGAACCACGTATACGATGGATCGTATTCAAACGGTACGCAAGAACTTGTATACAACGGAATGATAATGTTTCCAGAAAACAACAAGCTGATATTTAAAGAATCAGATAATGAATTCATGATTCGTGAGTCAGCAGAAATCTACGACAATCTGCCTGCCTATCGCGTCCTTGTTAGAAAACTGAATGAACTTTGCTATTTCATTGAAAACACTTGGGATTTCAATGATAGTGATGTTTATGATACAAGACGTTATGCTGTCGAAGCGGATGCGTTGCTGAATGCGCATCCGCTCGAAGAGGGAGAAGAGTTTCTTATCTCCGCATCTCTCGTAGAGGCTAACAATATACAACCCGGAAAGGTACTGACTGTTTCAGCCGGTGGAAACCTTAAGGGTTAACCTATGAAAACGAGCGGCAATAACGCCGCTCTTTTCAAATACATATTTACAAGCACCTTGTGTGCTATACATTATTGAGGTGATATATATGGATCCTATTCGTATTACAGCCGACAGTAAGCTTATTAAGGTGCTTGCTGATCAGGTTCAGAACAAGCGCGTTGATTCTGCCGCTGCAGATGAAGCACAGGAAATTTTCCATACACTGGCACAGCAGGAAAATACTAAGGAAGTCATTCATACCATCGGTCAGACCGTGGCCTACACAATGAATGATATCCATCAGAATTCTCTGGGATTCCTGGAAAGCATCGCTGATACCAAGCGCTGCAACTTCGGTGAGAAGATTGCTTTCAATATGCAGACCGGTGGTATCAATGCTGTGATTCAGGCCAAGGGTTCTACCACACCGAGAAGCTACGTTGCCAGCAGGCAGCTCTTCATCGATACGATCGAAGTGTCCAGCCGTCCTGCTATCAACATCATGGAGCTTCGCTGCAATCGTGTGAACATGCCTGATCTGGTTCGTCAGGCCAATGAACAGATGGTTCTGAAGGAAACCGGCTACATTGAAGACGTTCTTCATAAGGCCGTTGCTGAATTCCATTCTCCGTTCTATGGCTCTGCCAATGGTATCGACACCACAATCCTTGACAAGCAGCTGGAATACTTCCGTCGCCTGGGTCCTGTGACCATCGTTGGCGATATCGCTGCTGTGTCTCAGCTGATCGGTGTTCAGGGTATGGTTGGTGCTAACGGTAATGGCACTGTGGCCTATTCTGATGATCAGATGAACGAGTATGCCTCTACCGGTATGCTGGGCAAGTATAAGGGCAGCACGGTTATCTCCATGCCTAACGCTTATGAGACTGGCAAGACCACGCCTATCATGAAGACAAACTGGCTGTATCTCGTACCCGGCAATATCTCTGTCGATCTGCACAACCTGAAGATTCTGTACGAAGGTGGCGTAAACTCCTTCGAAGCTCAGAACATCAATGACCTTGTGTACGAAATTAGACTTGACCAATGGTTTGGGGCTGCGTTCGTTACTAACAAGATCCCGAACATCGGCGCTTATAAGATTAACTAAGAGTAATGATTTGAGCCGCTGCTTGCTATCGCAGCGGCTCAAATCTGATAAGGAAGAAGGAAAAGGATATGGAAGAAGTAAGATATCGTGTGATGAATAAGTGTAACTATACTATCGGTGTGCTTCTGCCTAATGGGCATCGTACACAGATTCAGCCTGGCTCTTTCAAGCTGCTTACACTGGATGACATTCTCTTTATTGAGAGTATCTGTACTGAAGATAAGTACTTTGGCAAGCGTATGCTTGTGCCTGTCGATGCCAACGGAAAGGAAATTCCTTTCGATCAGATTACCGCTTATATAGATTATGATCCGAATCCTCACATGAGTGATGACGAGATTGAGAATATTCTCAAAGGAACACCCAAGAAACTCAAGGCATTCCTTGATGGTATAGAAGATCCCGCTGAGCTTCATGCCATCTTTGAGATTGCAAAGAAGATGGACCTTTCTTCTACAAGGCTGAAGGTTCTGAAAGAGAAGATGCCTGATAAAGACTTTCTCGAAACCGACGAAGAAGAATAAGAAAAGAAGGAGGCGATTTAGTTGGCTACTTCGATTACAAAGCTTAAGGAGAAACTAAAGTTTGAAACAAGACTTCAGCAGGTTCCGGTTCCGTTCACAGAAGAAGAGTATGAACAGATGATTGTTCATGGACTTGAACAGCTTTATATTGATACAGCTAGAGCCTCCGCATACGAAGATACAGAAATCTATACCGACGAAGAAACTCAGGAAGTTATGTTCTCTGAAGATCTGCCTATAGATGAACAGGCGTATGTCTTACTGCTTGCAAAGATCATGTTCTATAATACGGTCAAGACAGGCTATAACAATATGGTGAGCTATACGACTGATGCTATCTCTGTATCAAATATGGATAAGCCTTATGCAAATATGCAGGCTACAGTATCAGCATTAGAAAACGAAAGGCGTATCAAGTACTTCAAGATGTTCCGTTTTGTAGTACCTGATTAAAGGTGTGGTAGTATGACTGATAATAGATATTCAGTCTCTATTCTCACGAAGAACAGAGACACACATAAACTTGAAAAAAGCTCTCTTGGCTTTACAGAGTTTTGTTATAATGTCGGTTATTCTCTCAAGTGTGTCTTGAATGAAGTTGAAAAAGAATTCATTAAGACATACGGAACGAATAGAACGAACTGGTCCGAACAGACCATTCTTGATTTCAGCCGTATTCGCAGCAGACTTCTCGATGCTGCGAATAACGTTGAACGACTTCCAACAACACTCTGCTATAACGGCAAGAGTATCAATACACTGTCAGGCGGCGAATACGTAGCTAAGATGACAGGACAATGAGGTGGTTCTCATGGGCTATAACTATAGCGACCAGGAATCAACATTGAAATTCTTTGTACCTCCAACTCTCCCTGGCGACTTTGATAACTTCCTTGCTATGGATATTCCGGGTGCAGTAATGAACTTTGAACTTATACATAACTGGTATAAGAGAGAGGAACCGGATTATGAAAAAATTGTAATCCGTGGAGAAATATACCCGGATAAATCAAAGAGCCGCTATGCCAATACAGATAATAATATTAACTTCAGAACATCAGTTAAGAATGATATCCGTAAGGGAGATATTATTATCGATGATAATGAAACTGTCTACGTGCTTGACTGGGATATCCCGCCGCAGCCCAATAACAAAATGAGCCGTGCACTCAGATGTAATGTTATGCTTACGTTCACACGATTCTCTGAAACGGAATATGATGAGAATGGTTTCCGTATCGAGAGCGAAGAAGACAGGCATATTGTCATTGCTCCTAATATACCAGTGAACGCATATAGATATGACGGCAGACCAGAGTTCTCTGCCATATCAGCAACACCCGGTGTTACGCCAAACGCACTGTCTATCATAACGGTACAGTACAATGAACTGACAAATAAGATTCGTCCAGCAGATAACTTTATCTGGGCAAACGATATCTACTCAGTGGTTGACATCAGTTATGAAGGCATGCATATTTCCGGTAAGCATGGTGTTCTGAGAATACAGGCTAAGAAGGAACCCGGTGGTGATCTGTAATGAGTGGATCAACGGATTTCGTAAGCGCATTCAAAGAAGCGTTTAAGAAAAGTGAAAGAGAAATCCTTAAAGAAAAAGCTGCAGAGCTTGTAACTTACATACAGCTCGAAGCACAGGCCATGAATGAAGAGCTTGTATCTATGACAACCAAGCATGGCTATGATTTTAAATCCATTCCTGATGAAGTAATCAATGGCATTATAGTTAATCCAGTATCAGATAACGGAGAGAACATGTCTATCCATATACAGTTCGATCCTTATCTTTTAAATAAGTGTTCCGATCAGATGGTAGACTTTATGAAAGAGTACATCATCGAGAACGCTACATTAAGATTCAATAGAGGGTGATGTTATGGCACAGTTAATGCAGCAAGATGCATGGATATCTGACTGGAACGATATCGTCAGAAACATCATCTTCAAAGACGATGCTCTCAGAGAACTGATGATGCTGCCAAAGACAGCAACCATCATAGATTTCTATGAGAAGTATTTCATACGTACAGGCACTGTATCTACGGTGCTTAAAGATGAGACAGTCCGTATAAACTATACGATGGCTTCCATCTCTACATTAGGTGAACGGGTTGGCAGAAACATATTGAGTTTTGATATTTATGTTAAAGATAAGTATCAACATAACTACTCAAATGATGCGCTGACGTGCCGCACAGAGTTGATCGCTTTGCGGCTACGTCAGCTTCTTTTAGGTAACCGTTACAATGGCGTGTACCGTTTCTACGATCCGAATGAAGGAGATATGAATACAAGTACCATTGGCTATTCAAGGTATAACCTTACTCTCTCCTTCACAAAAGTATTCTGATTTCACATCTCGTATTAGAGTAGGAGCTGATACTGAGATTTGAAATATATATCAATGAAATAAAGGATGTGGTATTTATGGCAATGCAGTATCTGCCTAAGTATCAGGGTTATGTTACCGACGTTCCTAAGGTATGGTTCAAGCGTAAGATTGACTCCAAGCTGTTCTACTTTGACCAGCTGAGTGACTTCAGTGCTACCCCTAACGTTCAGTTCAACGAAGTTAACGCTAAGTAAAACTGGCGCCTTGTGTCGCGAGGCACATTGCAAAACTGTCTAAACGGAGAAACTCCTATGTGATTGAGGGTAACATAGGACAACTTACCGTGCTAAATGGAGAGATAATATGGATAAAAAATATACAGTTTATATGCATAAAAATAAGATTAATGGCAAGGTTTATATCGGAGCTACAAGTCTTAAACCAGAAATCCGCTACGGAAGAGATGGAAAGAATTACAAAGTAACACCGAGATTTTGGGAAGCCATCCAGGAATATGGATGGGCTTCTTTTGATCATATAATATTAAAGGCAGGACTCAATAAAGAAGATGCATATAAGTATGAAACTGATATGATTAAAGAATATAAATCACAGAACCCAGAGTTTGGATATAACGTGCAACGTGGTGGTTTATCTCAACCCGGCAAAGATAATCCATTCTTTGGACATACGCATTCCGAAAAGACAAGAGATATTATTTCTGAAGCAAATAGAAAACGTGTATGGAAAGATGAATCCAAAAAGAAAATAACTGAAAAGCTTTCTGGTTCCAAGAGTCCATGCGCTAAAAAGATAATATGTAAAGAAACAAACAAAGTATATGGTTCATTAACTGAAGCGGCACAAGATATAAAAGGACGAGTTAATAAGATAAGCAGTGCTTTAAGAAGTGAAAGCCATATGTATCATGGAATGCATTGGTATTATTTCTCCTAAAAGCCTAACGACTAAATACCCAAGTGGGTTGAATGGCAGTGATCTCTCTGAGATCGTGATATAGTCTGAACTTCTATAGTAATATAGAGCTGCATTAAGTTGCGGGTACAGCCTAACGAACTGTACTGAACATATTGGGTTGGTCCCTCTTCCCCGTAGCCTATCTTCCCGGTCAGTCTTCCTATGAAGTCAGCATGACTTCTCAGCAGTTCGATACTTCTCTGTTCGAGCTGGCTAATGGTATGACATTCACGGAAGATACTCTGACTCTGCCTACGACCGGCAACTATGATGTTACCGATCACAAGGTTACTCTGAAGACCGATACTTCCGTTATCGACACCATCGTGATCGACGGTCTGACCAAGGCTGAAGGCACCACTGCCGAAGCCGGTAGTTTCGTTGCAGAGGAAACTGCTCCGACTGATGGCGAAACAAAGTATACAACCGTTATCACCATCGCTGATAACATCAGCTCTCTCAATGTGACCTACTTCCGTCCTGTTACCGTTTCCGGTGGTGGCGTTGATAACCGCACCACGGCTATCGGTGAAATGACCATGGTCTGGCCGGTTTACGGCTCCGGTGACGAAGAGAACGCCGTCCGTGGCGCTGACATCAAGGGCTACATTGTTGAGATCATCTATCGCGCTCGTATCACCCAGGCTGCTGGTTTCAGTAACAGCTACAAGAACGTTGCTGGCAACCAGATCACTGTTGGTGCTATGGACCCGCATCGTGCTGACGAACGCGTTTACTATGTTGGCTATTACGCCGCCTAATAAAGGTTATATAAAGGTTAATTAAGGTTGTATAATCTCAAGGGATAGTTGCAACCGAATTGCAACTATCCCTTTTTTTATTTGTAAAACTCTACATAATTACAGAGGTTTTTAAAGGAAATAAGGTGATGAAGATGGCTATGAGGAAAGATGTACCAGAATACACAGAACCGTCAAATCCAACTCTGGAACCTACAGATACACAGAAGCCTGTGCCAGAGTATACTCCATCTGATAAACCAGTTCCTGAGATAGGTCATCCGGAGAACGTGGTTATTATTGGAGGCAAGAAAATCGAAATCAAATCCACAAAGGTTAAGTATCAGAGAGACAGGACAGCATCATTCTATATGCTGCTTAAGAAGGCACCGCTTGTTGAGATTCTTTCTCTGCAGGATGGTGTTCTCGATAAGGAGCGCAGCAGTGATAAGATGTTGTTCGACTGGCTTATTGCTGTGACAGATGATCCAAGGCTAATCAAAAATAACTTTGACGATATGGACAGCGAGACAATTTATAAGATGCTTGAGATCTTTTGTCGGCTTAATCATATAGACGAATATGAAAAAAAAGTGGAAGCTCAGATGAAGACGGACTAAGCATGGATGATGCCGTAGCAGTTATCGCAGCACATCTGGGCGTTGTTGACGAAGAAGCGATAAACAACATGAGCATAGAGTTCTTTACAAATGTGCTTAAGGCTCTTGGTAAGAAACTCAATTATGAAAGTATTTCAAATCTCTACGGTAATAGCTTTGCCCTTAAGGATGCTCAGAAATATATTACGAAGGCATTCCCGCTTGCCGGTGAACCTAAGAAGCTTGCTGGTGCCATGAAGATCTTTGATGAAGCGAAGGTTTATAAAATCAAAGGTGCTGATGCAAAAGATATCGCTCAGATATTTAATGCAACAGCTGGCGGCTCCGGTGATGACTTCTCTTATCTTGGTGATATGTTTAAGCAAATGGCAAAGACAACTGCAAAAACAGAGATAAAGGTGAGTGATTAACATGACATATAATGACTATATGAATATTATCCTTCCGGGCTGTGTGGATTACGATCAGGAGTCCTACACATTCTACGTTAACCCGGACTATGCGTATGTGCTGAAGAAGTCAGATCTTGATCCATCTATTGTAGATGACTACGAACTGACATGGGATGAACTCCACAGAGTTATAGAACTTGAGAAAGACAGGATGAATGCTGGTAGAAATATGCTGAACCGTCTTGCCAATGATGTCATTAACATCATCGGCAAGAGTGTAGATCCGGTTATGGCACAACAGCAGAACGAACTGTTCAAGAATCTGGTGGAGTATATGAAAGCAAACAATGCCGGTGAAGCAGAATCCAAGGAGGGATCTGCTTCTACCGGCATAACAAGGGAAGACAATGCAGATAAGATAAGCAATCTGTTTCCCGGTATGACATTTGAAAAGAAGAAACCTTGAATGAACTCGCAGTCAGCTTATGAGAGCTGACTGCTTTTATATGCAGAAAATGGTACAGCTGCTGAGTTCGATTCTTGGCTTCTGCATTAAGAATATGAGGTGAATATATATGTCTGATAACAAGAAGAACATAGACTTAGAACTTACTTTGCACAGTAATGCAAGTCAAACGCTTGAAGAGATGAAAGAGGTTGAGGCTGAAAAGCAGAAGCTGGAACAATCTTCTGAGCAAGGTAGCATAACATCACCAAGTGATGCCGAGAGACTTGAAGCTCTTAACGGATTGCTCGCTACTATGCAGGCCCAGGTGGCGAATACACAGAAACAGTTTGAAGGTCTTACTGCTTCAATGGAAGGACTTCCTGTATTTGGATCCATGCTTGAAAGAAGTCTTGTAAGAGCTGGCACTACTGCGGAAGGTCTTACACGGAGAATTGATGGTCTGATTAAGAATACCAATATGTCATTGGAAAATAAGCAGAATGCTTATAACGATCTGCTTATCAGCCAAAGGGAATATAATCAACTTGCAACAATGGTTACTGGTGATACTCCTTTTGGTATAAATCATTCCAAACAATATATGCAAGGTATTATAGGTGCACTTGGTCAAGAACGTGCCGCAGGGCTTAACGCTATAACATCAGATATAGTAAATGTTATAAAGAGAAGAACTGCTCCTAATTACAATGGATCTGATGCTATTGCGAGAAGTAGTTTGAATGAAATCTCTGATGCTATTATGGCAGATAAGAGAATTCAAAAAATACTTGAACCATTCTTTGGTCAGGCAAAAGGTCCTCAAGGTGGTATGTGGGGCGATGAAGATGAATTTGGAAATGCCGCATACAGAAACATGCAGCAATATATACAGCATCTTGTTGCACATACTATGGCTCCTGAAAGATTAAGTGAATTCACTAAACCTGTTTATGGAATAAACTTAAACAGAGCACAAAAACATTCATACACAGACCCGGCGTTGTTGATACCTGAAAGTTTCAAAAGCGCATGGGATAAAGAAGCATATCAAAGACGTGATACACAACAAAGTTCCGGTAAATATCTTTCTCAGCAAGTAATGAATATGCTTCAAGCACAAATGCGGGATAACCCGGTTTTTGCAAAAGCAATGCTTACAATGAAGCGTTCACGCGATAATCAAACGCTTGCTTATTATAATCCGCATGGATATGTAGAAATGAGAGAAGGTTTAACAGCCGACGATCTTGAAGATATCCGTAGTTACATGTGGAATCAATTCGAAAACAGAACGAGTTCTACTGGTCTCAATTCCTGGCTTAACAATATGTATCTTGCAAAAGGAACTGAAGAGGGAGATTCTTCGAACGAAGTCAAGAAGTTTATCTTTAACCGTATGCAAGGTGGATCCTCACGACAAAGTCTTGATGCTCTTCGTATGCTTGACAGCATAGAAAGCATGAGCGACGATCAAAGATGGACATCATCTAGAAGAGATAGCCGTACTGAAAGAAAAGAAATAACACCAATGAAAGTTGGGTACGATAGATATGTTATCGGCAAACACCAGCTGTTCGGAGGTATGTCAGGTACAACAAATTACGAAACAATACCTGAGTCTGAAATGACTCGAATGCTTGGTCTTGAGGAACGTGGACATAATTCAAAAGCGCATGACAGAATAGCTCTTATATCGATGGATGGCTATGACAAAAACAATGCTGAACATGTACAGCGTGTAAGAGATATTTTTAAAAATGGTGCATGGGTAAATCCTGAGACAGGTGAAATGTCTTTTGAAAAAGTAGACGGATATAATCATATGATAGCGCATGCTTCCCATCAGGAAGCAGGCGGTGCTGTTATCAGAATGATATCTGAAGATGCTATGAATGATTATATCAAAAAAAATGAAGCATGGGCTAAAGGACTTGGTTTTAAAGGAAATGCCTTTAGTCTGTACAGAGATCCTAATGCTCCATTTATGTCGGAGGAAGAAGCTGGCAGATATTTCGATGCTTTAAATAAACTCTGGACTCCAACAACAAAAACAGGTATTACTCTTGATCGTACTATTTATGATGAAAAAGGCAAAATGCATACAGTTCCTGGAAACATTGCTATTATCGATACCAGAGATGAGACAGGAAAAATAAAATATCTTGACGGTATTGGTTTTGTATCTGAAGATATGCTTCCTGCAAATATGCAGTTTAGAGGCGGCACTGCTTTCAAAGGGTCATTGCGTAGGCTTCCTGGTGAAACAAACAGAGACTTTGCCATACGTTCAGGTCTTGCGGTTAAAGAAGATATTAATGGTAACCCTACTGAAGATTATCATTGGTGGGTAAACAGTCCAATAAAATACGAAACAAAAGATGAAAATGGCAAAACCATTATGAAACCCGTTAGGTTTGACGCTATAAACTATAATGGGTTTATGGATGCATCATTGATAAAAAACCTTGATGTTGTAATGGATGCCGCACAAAAGCAGTACGGCATGTATGATCAAAACGCAACTAATGATCCAACTATGTTGGCTGTTGGTGTTAATAATATAGCTGGTGAACTTCTTAGGCATCATCCAATTGGTCAGATGGTTGACTACGATTCTCGCAGTACTAAGTCTGATTATCTCGGAACACAAATGACTGAATATATGCGCATAAGTCCTGAGATGCAGGAAAGACAACGTGCTGACTTTGAACAGAGAATGAAAGAATTGGATACATTGGAAGGTATTAAAAAATATGTTTTTCAAGATCCCAATGATCCACTTTCGAGAGAGATAAATAGTGCAACAGAGAACAGAGCAAGAATGCTAATAGGTTCAGATGAAGCACAGACAAAGATTAAAGAATATAGAGATTCATTAATACAGAGAATGTCACGTCATGAATGGATTGATTTCAGTGGCAAAGAATTTGGAATAATAGAAAACTCTATGAATCCACTTACTGCTTTATATCAGGCTTATGGTGTTCCAGACGGTATTGTAAAAATCGCACAGGAAGCATTGTCTAATGCGACTGATAAAGATGGGAATAAACTGTTTGGAACAACATATGATATTGCAGAAGATGCAACAGAAGATAGAAGAAAAGCTGTCGAAGAACGTGTTAAAGATATTTTGCTGTTGCGAAGAAGTAGAGATATAGATGGCAGAGAGATAAGTAATGTTGCTGACTTCTCAGTTCCGAATGAAGAATATATTGCATTTGGCAGAAGTCCTACGGCTATTGGCAGTTTTGTTTATGGTAAAAACAGAGCCAGAGAACTTGGTGTAATTTTTGATGCTCTTGCAAATAATTACGATTCATCGAAAATTGGTAACCTTGCTCCTCGTTTTGTTGAGACTGGTGGCGTAATGCTTGGTCAAGAAGACTGGAATGCACTTCAAGGTGCTGACCTTGACGGTGACCTTATTAAAAGAATTATTGGTACGTATGTACCGATGTTTAAGGAGACACAGGAATTTCACTGGGATCGTGTTAAGAAAGCCGGAAGACCAACAAAAGGTATGTTCACATGGACACCTAAAACAGGTGATGGAACTGCTATTCCAAATGATGAAAATATCAAGAGTTCTTATGCTGAAAATTTAATCGAACAACAGATTCGAATGGGTCTTGCTGATGCAATGGCTCGTAGAGTTAATCAGGCAGATTTATCAGATGATGCAAATCTTGAATTGATTTTATCAAGTCTCGAAGGTACTGAAGCTTATAACTACTGGTCTACTCTTGCAAAGAGACCAGGTGAAGGTAAAGTTTCTGACTATGCATGGAATTCATTAAACCTTGGCAAAGAATATTCTAAATTTAATTTATTGGATATTACTCCTGGTATAGACCTGCCTCTCGGAAGATATTTTAAAAATGATATAAAGCCGGAACATATTAGTGACAGAGATGCAGGGAATTTAGACTTTAAAGGTTTTAATAGAAAAGATAGAACTTATATAAAAAGGCATTACAATGTAGACAATTTGGAAGATCTTACATTGGCAGATAGAAAGAAAATAATAGCACAAAGGATGCGTTTAGCTAATCTGCCAGAAGGTGCGTTGAATGATAAGTCTTCTTTGCAACAAGCAGATGAATGGGATAGACGGTACTTTAAAGCATCAAACGGTGTGATTGTAGATATGGATGCTTTAAAGAAGATAAACTTAATGCATACAAATCTTCCATCTTTTTACAGTGCTGCTGCACAATCAGGCGCTCTGTTTAGAAAATGGGCTTCTCCTTATATGGATAAAAGTATGACCGATGCTGCATCTGAAGGTATAACTCATCTTATATATGATTCAGAAGAGTATGCTGATCTTGGCGAACGAACTAAAAATTTCATGAATATGTATATGCAACTGTTTCCAGCCAACGAATCAGGTGAGAAGATATTAACATCAGATGTAGATATGCAAAGGCTTCAAATTGCGGCAAATTTAGCAAAAGAAGAAATCTCAGAAAATCTCAGTAAAAAAAGTATTGATGGCAATCTTTATGATTTTGAAAATCAAACTTATTTAAGAGATGAAAATGGCAAGATAAAAACTGCGCAAGCTGAATCGCAACGTTTATTTAAAGAACTTGGTATAGCCGATATTAGAGACGGCGGCATAAACGTTGTTGAAAATCTGAAGAACTTCGGCATGACTTATGAGAAGGTTTTGACAGATCAAAATATGCCGACAGCAACTAGAAATATGTTTCTTGCTGGCGAAGACCGGCAATTGTCTCGCCCATATGAAACAGCCGTTATGCAGAGAGCGCGGTATGAAAAAGCACAGAAGGAACAAGAAAAACGCAGAGAAGAAGAGCTTCAGCAACAAGCACGGGAAGCAGCTGAATATGATCAAGCGCGGCAGACAGCAGAACAGCAAGCAGCGCAACAGGCGGCACAACAAGCATCGCAAGCTCAAGCAGCTCAAGAGCAACAAGCTGCTCAAGCGCAGCAAGCGGCCCAGCAGAATGCCGCTGCTGCGCAACAACAGACAGTATTATCAGCCAGTGAAGCAGAAAGAAAAGCTTATGCTGATTCAAGACTTTTAGGTTGGAATCTTTCCAATATAGAAAAAGATCCTATTGATACTAAAGTTAAAGATGCTAATGGCAAATTGTTAAGCGCAAGAGATTATACTGAATATACAGTAACACGAAGTATGCCATTTATCGCAGGCAATGGATTAACTGAAACTACTTTTCAATTGCCAGCAGATAGACTGACTTTTTTTGATAACAATAATAATATTGTAACAGATAAAGAATATAAAAAAGCTGTTAACATCGGAGTAGGAAATACAAATGCTCATAGAGCAGAGCAGTTAAAAGCTGAAATTCGTGCAGCACAGCATGCCGGTGAAAAAGGTTGGGTCGATACAGAAAACACTAATGCTGATGCATTGATTGGATCTGCCATAAGTTATGTAATGGATGAACTGGCACAACTTCCTACTGATGAATTGACATCTGAAAAAACTGCAGGTTTGTGGAATGATTTTTTTAATTCACAGCCAAAAGAATTGCTTGATGCTGCTGAACTTAAAATCGATGAAAAAACTGGCAGAGTTAGATCAGCATTGGATGGAAGAAAAAGTGAAGCAAAAAGAATTAATAAAAAGCTTAATACGATCTATTCTGGCAAAGATGGCAAGCAACAACCAGGTCAGTTTTTATTCAATTACATGAGTGATACATTCCATCCGTTTGATTCAGAACAATGGGATGGAGAACATGTAATAAGTACCGAAGGCAAGATAAACGTAGATGAAGCTACAGCAAAAAGACTTGGACTAACAAAGACAAGTAATGCTGACGATCTTGTAAAAGGAGAAATACCTTTTGAATTAAATGGTATTTTTGACAGCAAAGGGAATCCAGTTATGTCTCGTTTTGCTCCTGACTATATATTACAGGGAGCGAACGGTAAGTTTATAGTTGGTGACCATAAATCATCTTGGCACGGTGCAGAAAAAGGATTGCTGCAAGCTATGGCATATGCACATAAGCTTGAAGAATTTGCAAGAAAAGCTTGGGAAGGCGATCATTACTACGACCCCTATAAAATGTTTTTGACGCAAGTAAAAGATGAACAAGGCAACATATCATATCAGTCAAATATAGAGGCGGTAGAAACAAATGATGCTTTTGCACAAGATGATAATCTTAGAAAAATCAGATTTGCTTACACACAAGATTATGGAAAGAAAGCATGGGACACAATAGATAAGGCTGAGTATGCGAAATATCAAAACGCAGTTCGCACTGATATAGAAAATGGTTTAATTAAAATACCTATACCACCACAAACTTCTACACCTACTATCACTAATACTTCTTCACAAGCAAATACTACGAGCGATCAATCAAGTTCTTCTAACAATCAACAACAGCCTGAACAGCCTCCAGAAGATCCAATGGTAGCTTTGCTTCAGAAAGCAGCGGACATACAGGAAACAGCAAGACAAAGAAGAGAGCGTTTTGAAAAAGCTCAGACTATGTATTCCGAGGTCGCTAATAACGGTAATGAACTTTCAAACTTTTTAAAGAAAGATCTCCGTTTTAATGATGAGTTAACAAGTGATGAACAGCATTTCAATGCAATGTTTGGTTGGTTGGATGCATTCAAGCGTCAGTCTGATATTTTTGTTAAAGGTGTTCAAGGGGCAGATGATTACAAGGATAATCTAGAGCTTCAAGCTTTTGTCGGAAACATTAACAAAGCTGTTATAGATAAAGAAGAAGAAACAAAAAAGGCTTTTACAAACTATACAAAGCATCAAGCCAAGATGCTTCCTGAATATTTTAGAAGAAAAGTAAATGGTGTATCTGAATCGTTTGTTAAAGATCAAGATCTTATAGATTCATACGACAGAGATATAGAAAGAGTCAGCAAACTTCGTGACGCTTTTGTAGCAAAACGTAAAGAGCAAAAATTATACACAGAAGATAAAGATGGAAACTGGTCTCTTACCGAAGCAGAAGATCAACAGATATATGATGATCTTACAGCAGCCATTGAATCGATGACAAAAGACAAGGATCGTGGTGTGAAAGGAATTCAGCTTAGAGCAAATAGAAGACTTCAAAGTGAAAGAAAAGCTGAAAGAAGAATTCTTAAGAGCCTTGACTTTACAAAATCTGGAGCAGATCCTTTTGATAAAGTAGATTCATATTTTGATGGTATAGCAGATAGTCTTGAAGATTATATTTCATCACGGACAGACACTATTAAGAGAATTGCAAGCGATCTTGAAGCAACTGATGATCAAGGCAATAAGATAATAAAAGATGAAGAAACGATAAAAGCACAACAAGCCAGAAGTAAAGAATTACAACAGGATGTAAAAGATGCAGAAGCTCTTAAAGGTAAGCTTGATGAGTATCGCACAAAGCGCACAAAGGAAACAGAAGCATCCTGGCGTAGAGGTCTTTGGGGTGTCAGAGAAGAAACACTTTCTTCAATGACGGAAGGTCTTAGCGAGATTATGGAACATGGAAGCCCTTACGATAAAACAGTAAGGTACAATGAACTGCATGCTGCCATGGAACATAATATGAAACTGCAGGATGAATCAAGAAGACAGCGTCTTAACAGCTTTAATTTATCAAGAAGTCTTACACCTGAAGAACAGGTTCGTGAATCCTATCAGGCAAGACGCATGCAACTTGAACAAGAAAAGATTAATACTTCGCATGCTATCTCTGATATTGAATTACGTTTAAGTTCTAAGGAGTTTCAAGGAGAGCTTAGTGCTAACAGACAACATGTTAAAGACAATCTTGAAAAAGAACGTGAACGTCTTATTGAACATCAAAAGCAGATTGATGCACTGAGAGAACCCGATAGGTTAAAGAGAGAAGAGCAAGAAGAAATAGCTGAAGTCAGAGATAGAGCTAATAGGAATTTGAATTATTCCTTAAACAGCATGCGCTATCAGAGGTACAGACTTTCTGATCAAACTGATTTAAATAGATTGACGAATACTGCTTTTGGTACATATCAAAGATTTGGTGAAAGCAATCCTATTCTTAATGCTATTGCATCTAAGCAAGCAAATCTTAACAACTTGTATAGTCAAAGAGATAGTCAGGATCTGGATATTGAAAGATTAAATAATCAAATCACAGAAAAACAAAATGAATTAGACAAGCTGAATAAAGAACCTTATCAAGCGCCAGGAAGTTCGTTAATTTTAGGAGCAGATGGAAAGCCGATTTCTTCAGGAACAAATACGGATACGGAAAATGAAAGAGCCAGAATACAAGCTCAGATAGAAGAACTTGAAAAACAAAGAGATGCTGCCACTGAAGCGCGTAACGCAACGGAAGAAAGAATAGCCACATCCAGTGACAGAAGAGATATAGCGGCTCTGCGTCGTGATCTCTATATGAACTTTGTTGGCAACGCTTATGGTACTGGTGAGTCAAGGATTGCATCTCTTGTACATAGCGGTCTTATAAATATTGATAATATCCGTAATAGCAAAGATAGTACTCTTACTGACGAGCAGAGAAGCAAAGAAGAAGAGAATTATATGAAAGCTCTTCGTGAAGGTACAAGTGCTAATATCTCAGTAAGAACTACTTCTCTTTCTCAGAAGCTTGCCCAGATGACTCGCGGCAAGAATATGTCTTTGAGTGAGCGTATTGCTCAGCAGTATCAGAATCAGATTCTTGATGCACAGCAAACTGTAAATCAAATTAACAGTGAAGTTCTTCAGGTTCAGAATCAAATAGATCAACTGGAAACTGAGCAGAAAGCAACTGGACTGTCAACGGAAAAGTCTTCTCTTCTTGAAGATCTGAAAAAGTATGTACAGACAATGAATGGTCTTAAAGAATCTTTCAATAAGGCCATGACTGATACATTGCCTCAACAGGAAGAAAGAAATAAACGGTACGCAAGAGAAGATGAAGCCGCACGCAATAGTAACTTCAGAACTAATACATTAAACGAAGCACAGGCTATCAACTTTGCTACGGCTTCTCAAGCCAGGCGTTGGGATATGTCAAAGAACGGTGAGTTTGAGAGTCATTATAGTCGAGCTTATGCTGAGAATGAACGTAGAATTAATCAGCGTAATGATGCCTTCAATAAAAAAAACAAAACTCTTGCGGAAATACAGAATTATAATCAACAGATTAAAGATATCGATAGGCAAATAGAAGAATTAAAACCTAATGATGGTGTTACACTTTCTGCTGAAGAGCAAAAAAGATTAACTGATCTTCAGACAAATCGTTCCTACATGGAAAGAAAGCGTACTGCTCTTAGAGGTGAATACACCGAAGCCAATAGACAGTACAATGAATCTGAAGGTATTATCAATGATATATATTCTCTTGCACGTCTTGATAGATTTGATAGTACATTACAGATGAATGAACTTCTCAACTCTCGCGGTACAACTGAAGCTAATATGCTTCAAAGGAATCATGCTATTGAGAGACAGAAACTTGAAAGTGCTATTACGCAAAAACAAAAAGATTTTGATATGTGGAGTGAGAAGACCGACTCCATTAAAGATAAAAAGTCTCCAGAATTTGAAGCAGCACTTGCAAGACAACAAGAAGTTTTTGATGAATTGGATGCGCTTGAAAAAAGAAAAGATGAGCTTACTGCCTTACAAGATAATGATTATTACAGATCTACACATGAAATTGAACGTAGAACAAATACACTGTTTTATGGCAGTGATAGTCTCACCGATAAACTCATGAGCGGTGTAGAGATGGTGCGTAAGAGTGCAGCTTCTGATGAAGAAAAACAGAAGATGAACATGAGGCTCGCACAAGACTACAGTACTGCATCTGATATTGACATCTCTACGAATGATATAAATATTGATCAACTGACGAGGGGTAGAAATCTTTCACCAGTAGAAGCTGTCCAGGAGTATTATAAAAAGCAGCAGAATCAGGTTAAGCAACTCATTGCAAAGCTGTCAAGTGAAGCTGCTGATATAGAAAGCCATCTTACAAGCAAGACTGATATGAATGGCAATGCGATAGATGAAAATTCTGAAGATGGCAAGAAACTTATTGAAGCAATGCAGAAGAGAGAAAAAGATATAAAAGGACAAGTTGAAAAACTTTCTGATTATGAAAAGAATCTTCTTGCTCAATATCAGAGTCGTGATATGGCACACGCTGGCAGATTAAATACTCTTCAGACTGATATGGATGTGCATCAATATAACGTTGCAGGCAATCAGGCTGCTCGTCAGATAGAACAGTTTGAAAGAAATATTGCCATGCGTAGATATACTCGCTCGTATGGTATAGCTTCAAGATTTGCTCAAGAGTATAACTGGCGTGAAAGCATGAAGGATCAGGCTGCTAACATAATCGAAAGCAATGAAGGAAAAATGAAGCGCTTAGATTATGCTAGAGAACAGCTTCAACATAAAGTTGATCAAGGTGAAAATGTAGAATCTAATAAAGCAAAGATTGCGGCATTGGATGCGGAATATAAAAAGCTTCAGGATTCAATAGCAAGAGCAAGAAAAGAACAGGAACAGTTCAATCATTCCTTTAATCTTCTTAAGTCTATTGGTTCTGTTATCAGCCAGACTGTTGGTATGATAGCAAAGCGTCTGGGTACTCGTATTTGGCGTAAAGCTATGCAAGAAGCTATTCAATTTACCAAACAGTTTAATCAGGCTATGACTGAGATTCAAATGGTTACTCTGAAAACAGATGAACAGATTGGTGGTCTTGGAGATAAGCTGATTGATACTGCTGTTAAACTCAAAGCTCCTATTAAAGATGTTACATCAGCAGCCACTGCTCTGTATCGTCAAGGTCTTGATGATACTCAGGTAGAAGAACGTCTTAATGAGGTTATCAAATTCAGTACAACAGCTGGCGTTAAAGCAGCAGATGCAGTTAAGCTCATTACAGTTGCAATGAATTCTGGCATGGTTGATTCTGCCAAGCAGGCTATGGATGTTATTTCAGCCCTTGGTGACTCAGCCGCCACCACTGCGGCTGAGATCACCAAAGGTCTGCAGAAATCTATCTATGCGGCAAGTGAAGTTGGTGTTTCTTTCAATGAGCTTGTGTCTATGCTTACAGCAATGACTGCTAATACCCAGCTTGGCGGTAACGTAGCCGGTACTGCAATGCAGACATTCATGGGACGTTACGCAAAGGTTGGTTCTAAGGAACTCATGTATGATGAGAACGGTAATGAGATCTCCGGCTCTGATCTTACAAATATCTTCAAGCAGCTTGGTGTAGATATATATAAAGGTGGAGAACGCCTGCCATTTATGAAAGCTTTATCAGCTGTTGCTGAACAGTGGGATGATCTTTCTCCCGCTCGTAAGGGACAGTTTGCTTATGCTTTTGGCGGTCAGAGACAGTATTCTAATATCAATGCTCTTATGTCTGCTATGGCAGAACGTGATGAAAATGGTGTTACTGCTATTGATAAATATCTGAAGCTTAGTGAAAATTCTGAAGGCATGACAGATGAGAAGTACAGCTACTATCTCGATAGTCTCAATGCTTCTCTTACCAATCTTAAGAATACATTTGATTCTCTTGTTGAAAGTCTCACAGACAGCGGTGCACTTACTGGATTTATAGACTTCCTTACTAATGCTATTGCTGGTGTAGAAAAACTTACAAGCGGTATGGGTAGTCTTGAGGGTATTCTTACTACATTTGCTGCATTACTTCCAACGCTTTTGCTGTTTATGACCGGGCATCCAATACTTGGTCTTGCTGCTGGTGCTGCAACAGTTGCCGGTTTAAGTATATTTAATTCTTCACAGCCAAAATACGATAATCAATATGAACAAGTACAAGATAATATAGAATCAGAAAATGCTGCGAATACGAAAAGAATAAAAGCTTTAAAACAACGTGCATCGGAAATAAACGAAAGACGTGACGAGAAAGGTTTTCTTTCTGCAAAAGATAGTGTATCTCTGAAAAATGCATTAACCGAATTGCAGAATCTTGGCGCAATATCAGATACTGCGTCTAGCAGTATAGAAGAAATGGCTGCAAGCGCAAATAAAACAAAGGAAGCTCTTGATAATGCAGCCGATTCAACTGATAAATTTAATAAACGTCAGCTTGAACAATTGTGGAATGCAATGTGGGCAGACTTTTTCAACAATAATAATGAGTTTGAAACAACAAGAGAACAAAAAGAAATCACGGATATTGAGGCAAGATCATTCGGATCATATTTAGGAGTTAAACTTCTTGGAGCAGCAATGGATCCGTTTGTCCTTAATAACGGAAAAACTGGGTCTGATAGAATAGCAGATATATTATATGGATTAGATTTAAGAGGTATGCCTAGTTATGTAGATGCTAATGGAAAAAGCACAGAATTATCTAGCATGCCCATAGAAGGCAGAAATAGTTTAGCTAATATTATCAATGATTATTTAAATGCAATGCAAAATGCTGGTGTCACATTTACAAATTACGATAACTTCATAGTTAATGGTAATAAAAAAGTAGATGCAAAGCATGGAAATGTTCGTGAGATATTAGCTGCAATAATACGAGCTATTTTTAAAGATGATCCAGATGGTAGAATACTTGGAGACTACACATTAGCTGGACAGTTCGAAGCACAAGATGAATCAAAAGCAAGACAAATTTTAACTGATGCTGGATATGAAAATACTGTTGTATCCGGTGTTATAGAAAAAATCAAAACAGATTTAAACAATAATAAAATAACACCTACTAAACAAATCAATCTTTTTGATTATGCAGATGCTTATATGGCAGAACATTCTTCACCTGAAGATTCAAATGGCGAAGATAGTAATGATAAAACACCTAAACGCCGTGGTATTAGTTCTGTTTATTCAATAACACCTAAGAATGGATTTACATCTCTTGCTGATTCTTTATATAGATTTATGGCAACAGGTCAAAACCTTCTTTATAAACCAGATCAAGCTGTTAAATATTTAGATGAGGCACTTAGTTCTGGTGCATTTGGAAATATTGAAAACTTCCTTGCTGACACCAAGAGTGCAGATTTAAATGCAGCATGGAAGACTATGACAGAGCATTATGAAGCTGGAACTATTACACAAGATGATATAAATGCAGTTATGTATCAGCTTTCTCTTCTTGGATCTGATTACAAAACAGTAGGACAATATAGAAGTAAGAATTCTATTCTGAATTCAGCACGTACAAATGCAGAAAGTATTATCTCAGGTAATAAGACATGGACTACGCTTGCTGAAGACGAACAATTACGCCAGCGTATGCAACAAGATATTATAAGTGTTTATGGTGAAGATGTTGCGGCAAGACTTTCGCGTGGAGAAAAAATCAGTGACAATGAATTAAGATCTCTTTCAAATCAATATGCTTATGGAGTAAGCACTTTTTCTGATTCTGAAATTGCTAATTATGCACGACAGTTAATGGCCTTCAAAAATGAACATGATGGTGCTAAGTTTTCTGCAAAAGATATTGCAAACTATTTTGATATTTCCGAAGCTGATGCAGAGCGCATATTAAGTATTGGAAATATGCGTGAGCTTATGGGGTTATCCCAAACAGAACTTGAATCTGGAAATTACGATGTTGACGCTATGAGGCGTAACACAAACGCCGCAATAGCGTCTGGTTTAATAAAAGAATCAAACTACTCTGATATATCTAAAGGCATCGTTGAAGCTTTTACGCCTGGTCAATTGTACAGCACACAGCTTTCAGAGTATTCAAAGCTTATAGCAAGGAATGATGAAATAGATAAAGCATCAGCTGCTATGCGTAGACTTAATGCTGGTGTAGGTTCGTATACAGCATCTGATCTTGAAATACTTAAAAACTTTACTGGTGTTGATATAGATATAACGAATGCAGAACAGATGAAAGCCACAGTACAATCAACATATAACGAGCTTGTTAAGAATTTCGAAGATGGTATTAACGAAGGTTTTTCGTCATTGCTTTCTGGCAAAGTTGATTTAAATACAGATATGAGTACAACTGAACTTCTCGCCACATTGGATTCATTGGGCGACGCAGTTGGAGATTGGCTTAAGACTGCTATTGAAGATTTAAAACTCACAATTGAAAACGGAAAAGTCAAATGGGATGAAGGCGAAATTCAAAAGATTTCCCAGGATACTATAGCTTCATTACTTGCCGGTATAAATCAAGCTGGCAATATAGATGACATTATGTATTCTGGTATGATAGAGAAGTTAAATAACACAGGCACAAAGTTTGGCTTGAATCATTTTACTGGTATTGATAATGAAAGAACACAGACATGGATGGAAGGCAACGCCAATGCAACCAACATCTATGCTGCCGGTATAAACGGAACACTCGATAGATCTTTTGCTGCCATGTTATTAGGTGGAATGAGGAATCCTACACTTAATAAAAACAATGAATATTACAATAGACTGCTTGGATATTATGAAGATAAAAAAGGCGTCCTTAATCCAAATGATTTAATTGAGGGGTATATACTCTCAGAACTTAGTTCTCTATCCGGTTTTACTGAACTGTATAAAGATGGAACTCTTGATACTGATAAGCTTAATGAACTGAAAACTGGTATCAAGAAATATAGAACTAATGATGAAAAGCTTGCTAATGTTAAAGACTACGTATCCCAGATCATAACTGGAACCAAAGATCGTGGAACACTTTCAAAATCAGATAACCTTAAAGATATACAGGCTATCGCTGATATGCAGGAAGTGCTTGGCAGTGAGTATTATGACCGTCTGATGAATGGTGAAAATATAAGTAAATTCACTGATTATCTTTACAATAAATATCAATTCGGAACAGATACTGCCAACAGTTTACAGTATGCTAGATGGGCTTCTGATATTCTTGCTCAAGTTGATAGCGGCACATTCAACGCTAAATCATGGCAAGATACAAACGGTGTTACTGGAGAACAGTATAATAATATTCTCAGCCGCTTTGCTGGATTGGATAGAGTTATCAGTGGCAGCACTGATGTAAACGACAGATATAATGTTGAAAAAGCAATAGAGACTGTTAAGCATTTAGATAATATAGCCGAATCAGATTATGCAGATACAACAAGATCTTTTGTCTCAAGCTTTGGCTTGGGTACATATGATCAGCAGGCTTCCGCATTGGCTGGTTTAATGTCTAATCTAAGGACATATAGCAAGGTTAGCCTGGCTGCTGGTACTGCTCAAGGTAAGAGTTATGATTACATGAAGAAAAACGAAGCTGCTGCTTTGTCAGAACTTCAAAGTTTTGCAAATCGGGAAATTGATGCAGGAAACTTTGAAGAAGTATTGCAAACAGTAACTGAACGGATTAACACGACTCTTAAGAATTATGTTCAAGGTATTGCTAACGGTTTCGAACATGTTTTTGAAATCAATAAAATAGATTTAGAACATGACATGAACACTGATGAAATCATTGAAACACTCGGAACTGGCGTAAGTGATATGTTGAAGAGTGCGATAAGAGAACTTAATGTGCGTATAGAAAATGGAGAGGTATTGTTTGATGAAAATCAATTCAATGAAATGACCTCTGAAATCTATTCTAGTATTTTGTATGGATTATCTTCTGGTGATTCTATGCAAAAGACTATCCTTACAGCTATGCGCAATAAGAGAAACGGAGCTGAAGGTAGTCTCTCAACTCTTACTGGTTTCAGTGATGCAACCATTAAACAGTTTATGGAAGGTAATGACCTTGCCAACATATTGTTTAATGCATCAGAAGAAACACTTCCTGCTAATATCCGTAACCTGATGTTTGATGCTATGCTTAATCCGGTAACTGGTAAAGGTTCTTCTTATCAGTTGGAACTTCTCAAATACTTTAGAGATAATCAGGATTCAATTCTTTCTAATCAGGATAATGCATTCAATGCACAGATACTTTCAGATCTTAATGGTGTCGCTGGCTTCTCAGATTATATTACTAATGGAGTAGGATCCATTGATCAGATTATAGCTGATCTTGTTAATCAGATACTTACTGGCAGTGTCGGTAAGACTGACTGGGCTGAAACACAAGCCTCTATTATTAAAGGCTTTGGTGGCACGTATAGCGAACGTACGTCCACCATGTCTTCAGTGCTCTCACAACGGAAGACGTATGGTGACGCACTGAGAGCTATTGAAAGAATAAGAGCTGGTGAACTGACTGATCAGAATCTTCAGGCTGTTCAGGCTGCTACCAACAGAAAAGATTTAACGCTGGAAAACATAGAACAAAATCTTACTGATGTTGAATCAGATGTATATTCCAACATCAGCAACTGGACTACAGGTGTTGGCAAAGGTATCTTTGATACGCTGCAATTAGGATCATCTCCATTCTTAGAAATGGACAGTGAATCATTATACAATTATGCCTTAAAGAATAATCCTCAGATAGCACAGCTTGTAAAATCCATCGGAGCCAGATACGAAAATGGTGAAGTTGTATTCGATACACCGGCTACCAATGATCAGCTTGGTTCCTTCTATTCCAATCTTGATTATGCAAGCAGAAACTTTGCTAATCAACAAGAACGTAGTGTACTTACTGGTCTTCAGACTATCTTTGGCAATAATCAATATGCCGGACAAAAGACAATGGATGCTCTCGCAGGTATGCAAGGTCTTGAGAATGTTGACTGGAGTACCTATATAAAAGATCATGCTGATATTAATACGTTAATCCAAGCAAGAGATGAAGGTTCCATTACTGATGAACAGGCATTGGCTATGCTTGAACCGTATGCAAATCCTTATCAAAGCAGATCAAGTAATTACTATGCGGCGTATCTTGATTGGTGGAAGACACATGAAGATGAACGAGACAATGTGTTTGGTCAGCATGCACAATCTGTCCTGGGCCAACTCAGTTCCTGGAGTAATTATGTAAACTACGGTAATGAAGAAGATCTTCTTGCTGAGATTGAACAGCTTGATCTTGATAAGTCTAAAGATAATTACAGTCAGCTTGTATCTTACCTCGGCGCATGGAGCGGTAGTCAAAGCAGCAGAGATAGTCTGCAAAGCCAGTTCATGGCACAGAGTCGTACTAACGCTAACAACAGATATCTTCTTGATGCAATGGAACAAGGCAGAGCTTCTACCAGTACATATGAACAGATAGCTTCTGCTCTTGGTAATGGTTGGACGGCTGATATGGTTAAGGGCAATCAGGCGCTTGCAAGAAAAATGCTTGAACAACAGATGCAAGAGTCTGATGATACTGTAAGAGATTTCTTTAACGCAGAGTTGAAACAGTATGCTGATGTACTTGATAATCAAAATCTTTCAACACCAGATGTAGATATTTCTTCTATAGTAGAAGCACTGAAAAGCACTGGCGATACTGCAGCTCAACAGCTTGCAGAAATGATTGAAAGCTGGTCTGAAAGTCTTGGTGCTTCAGAATCAGATAATCCATTTAAAGATAAGTATGATGAAGTTGCTTCTAATATAAAGAGTAATGCCGCGTATAATCTGTATGGTATGGCAAGAGAATTTGCTAAGAGCGGTATTGATCTCAATAATAAAGATGATGTTACTGGCTGGCTTGAGGATAATCAGTATACAGATGAACAGTTCAATAATATTATCAGTGATTCCGAATATGTAGCTTTTACTGAAGCACGCAACAGTGGCATTATTACAGATCCAATGTACGATGAATATCTCCGTGGAAAACAGTACGGTATTAGCGGACGTACAACTGAGTACGGCGAATCTTTGATGTCTAAGCTTTTTGGTGGAGCAGATTGGACTGGCGATGCGTCATCACTTGATCTCAACAGTGCAAGAAGCGTATATCAAAACATGCTTGCTCAAGGCTTTGATGTTGATAGTGAGCTTCAAGCTACCGGAGTTGAAGGTATGGAAGATTTAATCTCTGCCTTCAAGGATGGTACTACAACTGGTGAAGAATTTGCTGATGTCATGTCTAAAGTAAATAATGGCTTTGATAAAAAACATAGTTCAGATGTTCATAGGTATGCAGACAATGCTGAAGAAGTTGCTTCTAATTTCAATACGTTGAAAGGCAGAGCAAAAGATGTAACTAGCTTCATGTCCAACATGAACAAGACAATGGCGCAGGCAAATGATAATCAGTATTGGAGATCACAGTATCGCAAAGGAAATCGGAACAACGATGTTCTTGATAAGATTTCCGAAATGACTGGTTTCGATAAAAAAGATTTAACGGATAAGAGCAAGGCAGATGTAATCGAAGAAGCTTTACAGAGAGCCGAAGAAGGCGATCTCGATATGATCAACGATTACATTGATACATTTACTAGTGACATTCAAGATGCAGTTAATGCTCAAGGTGCTATTGAAATAATCGGGCCTGAAGTCTATGTTTCTGGTGGCACAGTTACTATGAGTTCTGAAGAGGTTCTTTCTCAACTCGGAGCTTTCATTAACGAAGACGTTGCTGCTATGATTCAAATGATGCAGGCTGCTGGCGTTGAAGCATACTGGGATATAAGCGAAGTAAACGGAAAGCTTACAGCAAAACTTAATACTTCAAAGACAGGTTTTGCTGGTGGCGGTACTGGCAGAAAAGCATCTGGTGGCGGTGGTGGAGGAGGTAACTCCGAAACTGACGCACAGAAACTTCTTAAGCGTATCAAACACGGTAAGAGTTTGTATGAGCATCAGATTAAGATGGTTCAGTACGAAGAAACAAAATATCAGAACAAAGGTGAACTTTCCAACTACGGGAAGATGCTTGAAGAAGAGATTAAACTTGAACAAGCATATCAGCCTGTTCTTGAAACAAACATACAAAAGATTAAAGATCAGATGGCGGCTACAAAGTCTGGTTCAGATGACTGGTACGATCTTCGTGATGCACTCCTTGCTGCGGAAGAAGAGATGTCTGAACTCAACAATACGATTGAAGAAAACCAGAAGAAGCTTGAAGAGAATCAGGAAGCCATCAGGCAGACAAGGATTACTCTTGAAGATATGCTTGCACAGGAAATTCAGAATCGTATTCAGAAACAGAGAGATATGCTGGCTGGTACAGTATCTATGCAGGATACCATTCTTCAAGCTATACGTGATAGATATACGAAGGAATGGGAGCTTGTAAAGAAAGATATAGATAAGAAGAAACAGGCTCTTGAAGAAGAGAAGTCTCTGATTGATGAACGTCTTCAGATGCGCAAAGATGCTGAAGATGAAGCTGAGAAATATGAAGAGCTTGCTGAACTCAAGAAGCAGCTTGCGCTTATCGAAATGGACAGCACTCGTACCAAGGATGCTGCTGAGATGCGCAAGAAGATCTCTGATATTGAAAAAGATATTGGCTGGGACATTGCTGAGAAACAGGCAGATGCGCAGAAGGCTTCAATCGATGATCAGACAAAAGCCTATGATGATTACGTGACTGCTGGTGATGAACAGCTTGCTACGTTCCTTGAGGATGCCAATAACTTCACATCTGAGATGACTGAGATTATGGGTATGAACCACGATCAGCTTTTCGCATGGCTTCAGAATAACGTCGATGAATTTAAGAATAGCTTGGCAAAAGCACAAGAACAGATGGTTCAGTCTTGGAATGATACATGGAAACAAATGACTGGTCAGACTGATACGTATTGGGACTGGATCAATCAAATACTTGCAACAAAAGAATCTTTCCTTGATTTTATGAAACAGTCTGATGATTATATTAATAAATCAGCTACTGAACAACAATCATTACTGTACACGTGGGGTCAGCAGTATGATGCTATGATAGATGCAAATATCTTAAATGCATCTTGGTATCATGATGATCCAAATACTGGTGATTGGTATGGCACTGAATATGTCGGAGGCAAAGGTGGTTCTGGATCTGGAAGTGGATCTGGTGGAAGTTCTAACAACTCAGGTTCTAACAAGAATAAAAATAATAAGAACGGTCCTAGCATTACTCCTGTTGTTGATGAAGCAAAAGATGATGTTGTAGATATCACAGATTTGGTGTATGGAAATAAGAACAAAACACCAACTATAACCCCGACATCAAATGTGGCAAACATAGTTATGAATGAAGTTAAAAACAGAATACTTAAGACAGCTGTTAAAGCTGACACTGGTACATATACTGGTGATCAGGAAGGTCTTCTGTATGTTCACGAGAAAGAACGTGTTCTCAATGCGCAACAGACTGCTGCATTTGAAGAACTCGTTGATACGGCTGAACAGATGTATCACAGCAATATGTTTGATAACATTATTGAAGCCATGCATACGTACTCTGATTTTGTTCGGGTGCCTTCCATGCTTTCTGACTTCTCTCCGTCTGACTTTAAGAACTCTACTACTTCAACTATCGGTGACGTTATCATTACTCTTAACGAAGCTAAATTTGAAGATGAAGCAGATTATGAAGCTGTTGCCCGTCATGTTGGTGAACAGTTTGTTAAAGAGCTTACAAGACAGGGACTTGGTGTTCCTGTATTCGGATTTTAATAACGGTCGTTCAGAGCCGCTCGTTGGTGCGGCGGCTCTGAACTCCTTTTATTTTTATTAAACGAGGTGATTCTATGCAAGGTGGCTTTAGTTTCTGCGGAGCAGAGATTACAGACTTCGGTCTTGAGTATGTTCCGCAGAACAATGAAACATGGGTATATGGTCACAGTAATTATCAGACTAATGAACAGTCTTACGAAGGTCATCATGGCGGCTACTATTATGGAACCACCATACAACCAAAAGAATTTCATCTGAGATGTTTATATGAAGAGTCTGAGATTATTGCTGGTATACTTTCCCGTGTAGAATCTTTCTTTTACCCAGGCCGCACAGGTAAACTTATATTTAATAACCGCAACTGGCTTTACTATATTGCCACGGTTGTAAACATCGATACAACAAATATCGTAAACAAACAGAATGGTTTTATCACCATTCATCTTAAAGCATATTATCCATTCGGCAGATGTGATAAAGACTATCTTACATACGATGGTCTCTACGATGATTATCTTGCCGGTAACAGTGGTCTTCTTGAAGAAGAATATACACCGACAAAAGAACACACGCTGAATCAGGCTGGGGAATATATAAAGAATTTCCTTCTGTATAACGGCGGTTCCAGTGCGGCACATGTAGCTGTAGCCATAGCCGGTAAGGCAGGTTATGGCGTAACGATAAAGAACAACACAAACAATACAGAGATGAAGCTCGTTGTGTTCGACACAACAACTGAAGATATGAAGGATAAGTATGTGATGTGTGACAGTATTAACTTCAAGACTGTTCTTACAGACGGCACAACAAGTAAGCTGGCCTTCACATATCATGATCATGGCTTCATAAAGCTGGAACCTTCCTTCCCTATTCACCGCGATGTATATGTAGATACAAGAGCTGGCTCTGATGAAATCTATTCCTTCCATCTGTTCAGTGACTTCATGCTTGGGCATTACGCCTACATCGAAGACAAGTGGGTAAAGATCGTAGAGATTATTGACGACAACAGAGCAAGGCTTGAGACTCCATGCACATATACAAACTATGCTCTTACAAACATAGTCAAAATGAATGAGATGTCCATCATCACTACACCGGACAGTGATATCAAATGGGTGAAGTTTATTTATAAGCCTACGTTTATGTAAAGGTGGAAACATTATGGCAGATAAAAAACGAGTATTACATTTGGACATATATGATTATTCCGGTAACAAGCTATGTCCAATCTATGATAATTATGTAGACATTCCCGGTCAGGCCACTAATGTTTTTATTGCAACTGAACGTAACGGCTGGAGAGAATTGTCTTTTGACTTGCCGACTATCGTACAGTACGATGAAGGCACTAAAGAAAATATAATCGTGAGTTATCTTAAGGCTGACTTCCTTATTAGAAGCATTGAAGATGATACTGAATATGATAATAAGGAAGATGCCATCGACTGGTTCCTTATCTCGGAGCCAAAGATATCTCACAACGCATATACAAAAACAATATCAGTAATAGCTGGCAATGCTTCTCAGCTTCTTAAGAATAAGAACCTCGGCCTTGAGTTTTCAGATAATGATGGTAATAACATCGGTACATGTGAACAGCTTCTTGATACTATCCTTGAAGGTACTGAATGGAAGCGAGGCTATGTATATCCTTTTGCGGATAAAGATGGTTCAAAAAAATACAGAACGCTTAAAGCATCCTCCAAGACGGGATGCTTTAAGCTTATCACCATGATGTGTGAACTGTTTGATGCAAAGCCTGTCTTCAGAACCAACAGACATGTTGTTGATATATATCCGATCAATCCATTCTACGGCGTTAAGGAAGGTGAGATACCAGACTATGCCAAAGAGAATGGAACTATCGAACTTTATTACGGAACCAATGTAAAAGCCATAACCCGTACACAGAATACTGAGAACATCAGAACAAAGTTATATGCTTATGGGTCGTTCGGTGACAAGACACTGGGTTACTGTGACATCTCTGAAAGTGTACATACTGAGTACACTTTTAAAGTCAATTTCGAGCTTGTCGCTGGGGAGCAGTATTACTTCAGGGTAGAAGATTTGGACGGCATAATGGTTTATTTTGTCTTCACACCAACAGAGAATATAGCAGCTGGAAGGAAGATGATTTACTCTCTCCTGGATCCGGCATCCATGAGCTATGTTTGGGTGGAGAAAGGTGAAGGATACGAAATCGAAGGCGATAATGGATACAATACTGAACATATAGAAGAACCATCAGTAGCATTCTTTGTAAAGCAAGGTATGTCCGGTACTCTTCTCTTTGATATGAATTACAGAGATAATGATGAGAGCAAAAGCTATATTGATCTGTATAGGGAATATAAAAATCTCATAGCAGAACGTGCCAAGTATGAAGACGAAGATGTTATTGCTACTATTGACAGCCGATTAGCGGAAGTCACAGCAATGCTTCCGCTATCGGCTGATGGTAGTTATCTTACTGTGGATAATGCGACAGTTGAAGTAGATTATGAGGTTGAGAATATGTTCAGCTACATAATGGACTTCGATTACTATATCAGTGTCGGCTTGTTCGATAATGATATGCTTCAGAAGGTAGCTTCATTTCAGCGGAATGCAAAGCAGTACTATGAAAAAGTAAAGAAAGCTTCTGCTGAAATGAGTGAAGGAAGATCCAAGCTCAGTGATCTTATCGGCACAGTTCCATTCTGTAAACTGAAGATCAAACGTGCTGACTGGACCATCAGTGATTATCTTACGCTGTTCCTTGATTATGGAGAGATCACACATCCAGATGATGGCATTAACACTGATAAAGCAACTGCTATACAGTATCAATATCCTCGTGGTGTTATCTACAGAACAGACTACGATGTTACAAATGATTCATATTTTAAATGGGTTACTACATACAGTCTGAATAACGATGGTGATCCAACAAACGCTGGCTGTTCCGTGTTGTATATCTTTCATAAAGCCACAGATAAGAAGCCGGTATCTTGGGATAAGTATTATCTAAAAGCTGTATTCGATGATCAGGTTAATCCGAAAGCTATACAGTTATGGGTAAGTTACGAAGAAGCAATGAAGACTATTGATATCGAGAACGATGAGTTCTATCTCTTCCAGTCGAATAGTCTTTCTGGCTACATCGGTTCAAACGAAGCGTTGGATGAAGCTGCTATTGAATCTCTTGAGAATGCTACAACTATAGCTACTGTTCCGCATGTAACAGTTTTCACTGACAATCCACCATCTACTGTCGTTATACCAAGTGGACAAGGTGGCAATCTTGTAAACTCAAAAACAAAGGTATCTTTCCCAATGTATCATTGGCTTTGGTGTTATAATCCATTGACCAATAAAAAAAGTATTCCTTCTTCTGATGTACCGGTCACACCTATCAATCCAGATGAAGATACTACATATGAAATGACTTCTGATGAAATATCCTTAAGGCTCAGTTCGTCTTCGGATGAATGGATTAATAAAGTTGCATCGCCTGCATGGCAGACGTTATGCCTTGTTGATGGATATACTTTAGAGCAACTCATTACATATTCTAGTCAATGGAGCCGTGTTGATCTTGGATCAAGACAAAAGATACCAGCTCCAGCAATGCAATTAGCTGGATGGACTGATTTTAACGACGATAGTTATGCAACGCTTTATTCATCTGCTCGTGGAATAGGAACTGAATTGCATCCTTTTACAGTAGTTGCTACACCTATTCTTCCAGACGGAACCGTATTAAGTCCTGAATCTTTTTATGAATATCTCGATACGAAGTTTCAAGATTGTACTACATCAGACAGAGTAGAAACTAGTGATAATAAAAAAATTATAATACAAGCGCTTGATGGATGGGATGATGCAACAGTTCTTCAATCAGAGGTTATATCTCAAACCGTACACTCACTTAGTGAAGCAATTGAATATATGAAAGATAATAATCTTATCGTGTTTAATCATATGGTTCTTTCGAGTGAGTATATTGAATATGCAAAATCATCTAATGATTCTGGCGGTCTTGTTGAAGAAGAAGCTCCTACATATTCTGGATCAGATCTTATACAGGAAGACATGCCTTCATCGGATGCGGCAGAGTATCTGGAAACAGATGGCTACGGTTTCTATTATTACAATTATGTTTATGATACAGACAACATCTGGAAGTTTGTATTGTATTCAGACGAAAAGCCAACTGTAAAAATACCGAATGCATACTGGTACAACTGGAGAGCAAACACATTATGTAAATACAATTCTTCTAATAATCAATGGGTTGATTGTGACGAAGAGTCAGATAAGAATGGTGCGTCATTATTCGGTACAGTGTATCATATATGTAAACAGAGAGATATGTATTGGCAAGGAACATACCTTAAACGGACATTCTCTCTTAAGAAGTTTGCAAAAGCTATCAATAACGATGAAGACACCAACCTTGTTATACCAGCCGGTAACTATTATTTCGATGATGGTTATGATGGATTTTGTCTTTTTACAACAGACGTAAATCTTGAAAGTCAATACGATGATTCGATTACATACAATAGTCAGAAGAGATGGATAACCGTTAAACATAAAGCTACTGAAACAGCAATCAAAACAAAGTCTTATTCATTTGATAATGTCTATTATCATCCATCTAATATCATTACACAAAAACTGTCAGCTGAAGGTTGGATTGACTTTGCAACTGGTGAAGCAAGTGACACATGGAAAAATGATGAAGGTGTTTCTCCTGATGGCAATACATATTTCAAATGTGTTTACAACAGAACATATTTCCCAGTTGTTCCTGGCTGTATATATGACATTACGTCTTCTATAGGTTATTCTATGTGTATAGAAAATCTTGTTGTTCATTTCTATAATGCAAAACAGCAATGGATTTCATGCGGTAGAATTCAGCCAAAAGAAGTAAATCAGAAAACATTAAGTCAGTTCGTAACACCTGGCAACTGCTATTACGTAAGGATTGCAGAACTTGGCAGGTATCAGTGGAGAATACTGGAAAGCGGAATAGATGGTCTTGTCATATCTGTATACGGAACATTAAATAATCGTTATAAATATGATTATAAAAATACTATTGTTGTAGAAGATATGACGTATCTCAGACTTCCGATTAACGAATATCCAGAAGATAATCAATACATTGGATTGCTTGAGAATATGCAAAACTTCCTTGATCTTTCAGATGATACATATATTACAAAGTATAACGCGAAGAATAAAGCACAGAAAGCTGCCGATGATTATGAAAGGCAAATGACATCTGCTCTCAATCATATGCATAGAGAAGGTTGGTGGCAGGATGCAAGCTATGTAGACGGAGATGAATCACGTCTATACACTGACGCTCTTGATAATCTCCGTGAGATAGCCAAGCCTGAAGTAACCTACAACATAGAGTTCCTTGACCTTTACTCTTCCAACATGGGCAGTAAAGATTTCGGAGCATCTGAGATTACATCTGATATAGACTTTCCTGATCTTAACATCACGTCTGCTATCCATCTTGTAGATGATGATCTTAATCTGAACTGCTGGGCATACGTTGATAAGATAAAGAAATGCTACGACAAGCCTTGGCTTACCACTATCACTGTTAACACAAAGCTGTCTACTCTGGAACAGCATTCGTTTACGGATGTCATGACTCACATAGCTGATGTTGCCAGTGAAGTGAAAGGCAAGATGTCAAGATATGACAACGCTACCAATAAGCTGTTGGCTAACTTCAATGTTAACTATCTACAGGGTTTGATCTCTGAAACAGATCAGACACTTAAGTCATCCTTCAAAAAGATTGAGACTATCGACGGTAAGCTTTTGACATATGAGACTATGATCAGGCAGAATGCTGAGAGTATATCGCTCGAAGCTGCGCGTTCCTATGAGGAGGAGCGCAGCATGCGAGCGTTGCTTAACATTACAGCAGAAGAAATCAAAAGCAGAGTCGAAAATGTAGAAGGTATAACAGAAAAATACACCGAGGTTAAACAGACAGCAGAAGGTATTTATGGTACATATGTAGATGAAAATAATGAACAGCATACTATATCAACAGCAGCTGAATTTATACAAGTATTTGAAGATCCAAATACTTCATCAAAAACTAAGCATATGCTTTCAGAAACATTGTATGGCAGCTTAAATGTTATAACAGACGGAAATGATTATTCTCTTGTTTCACAAGATAAGAATCGTATTCTTGCTTTGGTTTCGGATCCAAACATTGATAAGCCATTTAAAACACAAAAGATTGATATCAATAAAGATGGTATTGATATTACATCCAATGGATACTTAAACATTTCTTCCGAGGGTAAATTTATAGTTAATACGCCATATTTTGATGTTGATGAAAATGGACGAATGACAACAACAGAATCATATATAAACAACGCTGTAATGTACAACTGTTATATATGGGGACAATTATACAATGAAGGTTATCCTGTATTATCAACAAAGAGTGTAGTGTATCAAAGTGATCAACCACAAAATCCTACTACTGGAATGATATGGCTTAAGCCAACTGGTTCTGGTGGTGGAGGAGAAGAACCTGTTGTTGATCCTACTGGTATTGGAACAAGAGTTTCTTATACCAAATTCTTCCATTATGAATACAGACAAACACTTGAAGTCAATGATTCTTTGGATTCTTTGACTGGAGCTGGTGCATCTGTAACGCTTGTACCTGGACAAACCAGAGCAAAATATACAATTACAATAAGTGAACCAGGCTTTATTTTATTAAATAGTCCGGCGGGTACTTCAGATCCAGGTGGCGTAATAAGATGCACTATAGCCGGTGCTATTTATGGTGATTCTAATCTGATTGATGACATTGGTGTTTACAATAACTATAGTTTTTCTTTTACCAGCACACAATGGCTTGCGACTGACGCTACATTAAACGTATTGATCAATTGTCAGAAAAGCGGAAATCTTAATCAGACTTATATTAACAGACAAAATACTTTTAGAATAACTGTAACTGCGGAAGTAGTTGCAGATACATAAAGAATGAGGTGTTATTATGGAATTTATTAGAGAGTTTCCTTGGACAGCTATACTCAGCGTACTCGTTACAATCATCAGCATTATTTTCAAACGTGTATTCGATCACAACGTTAAGCCGTTCCTTGAACGGAAAGGTCTGTCTGAAGCAGCGGCTGTTGCAGTGAATGCAGCAGAAGCTGTCTTCGGTCGTTTCCGTGGAGAAGATAAGATGAAGTATGCTCTTGAATCTCTGAAGCTTGACGGCTGGAATATCGAAAGTACGGTTGTCATTGATGCTATCAAGGCAGCATGGCAGAGTCTTGATCTGACTCAGATTGCTGTCGGCATCAAGGACAAAGAAGAAGAACCGGCTCGTGCGATGGAAACGCCTGTTGAAGAGCCAGCTCCCATGATTGAACCGGCATGTTTCCCGGAACCACCTGTTGATGACGTAGCTCCAATGATTGACCCGGCATGTGATCCTGAAGAACCGGTTGAAGATGTAGCACCTATGCCTGATCCTGCATCCGGATATTTTGTAGAAGAGTAAAAAAATGGGGAGAAGATTGTGAGTCTTCTCCCCATTTTTATTCCATCACAAATCGCAGTAATTAACAGGTACTTAAGCAAACCCGCATATCATGTAGACTTGCGTAAATATCTGCCGACGCGTTGACATCGTAAAGGTCGGAGGTTCGAGTCCTCTAAACCCCACTTGCTGAAAAC